CTAATGTTGCTTTACCAGTTAAGTCTTTCTCATAACCCATAAATGCTTTAGGTACTTTTAAAGCAGCAAACAATTTATCTCTTAAATAAGCTACATCTTCAATACCATTATATTCTAAACCTTTAGTGGTATCAATTTTAGTTGTTTGATCATTACCGCGAACAGGAATATAAAAATCTTCCAACATGTTTTGCATGTTATATTTTAAATTATATTCACCTGTTTTTTCGTCTATATATGGTGTTTTTTTCATTGTGGTAATAGTCTTCTTCATGAAGTTTTCTACTTCATTAGGAGGAATAGCACCAACATTGATATAAAAAATACGTTTTTCTGGGGCACGAGAGATTCTATGAATCAACATAGCATCTTCCATTAACACATATTGTTTAAATAATTTACGAGCTGGTTCAATATATGAACGACCATAAGGAAGATAGTTAACATCAGTTAATAATCTAAAATGAGCCATTTCATAATTATCAAAATAAATCCCATTTGCTTCATCTTGCCTCTGGTTAGGGACAGGATATTGACCTGCAGTTCCACCAACATATCCATCAGGAGAAAATGCGAACCTTACTGCTGAAGGGTTTTCTTTATCATAATTCTCCTGGCGCATGATATGATATGCGGTATAAGGAATAACATTGTATACTCCAAATTTTTCAGCGATTTCTAATTTTAAAAAGAAATCACCATATTTATTCATTTGACGAATCCACGACCACATATTAAATTCTATGTTCAAAACATCGTAGAATAAGTTATAAAGAATTTTTTGTACATCTTCATCTGAACTACGAATTTGAAGTACCTCACCCATCTCATTTTTTAATGTACATTCATCTGAGATTATATCTAGAGCAGAAGCAACAATTGCATCATTATCCATTACATCGTAATCTGAGTATAATTGGGCTCTTAAATATTGATAGTTAACATTTAATTGTTGACCATAAAGTGAGGTAGCATTCGCGGAATATATCCTACTATATCTATCAATTAATGAATTGTTTTTATATTGTCCACTTTGTTGAATTGAATCAACATCCATTACTTTAATTTGATTCCCACCCTCATTACGGATGATGACATCAGTTGAAAATAATCTTTTTAATCTAGTAAAAATACTTGTATCTGCCATTATTTATTTATTTAAAGTCATAAAAGCCAACTAATATCCTCATTTCCTTCTCCATTTACCTTCATAGAATATGGATTGTCCATTCCCGTTGCAAAATAAGCACCTTGTTGTGGAGATATTCTTGATATATTATTTAATGTTGCTCTTGTTAATTCTAATCCTTGCTGTTTGTTTTTTAATGCTGTATCTCTTAAGTACATTCCTATACTATAAGCCATAACTAAGTCATCATTATATCCAGATTGGGCTTCTGCTCGACCATTTTTCCAAATGAATACTTTCATTTCTTCAATCAAACGTTTTGATCGAATAATTACACTATGATCTCCAAAATATTCACGACCTTTGTTAATTACTAAAGGACGTGTTTTTAATGATGTAGTAAAACCTGGGGTCATTTTGGATGTATCTTCGTATCTGTTAATATACGAATCAGAAGTTGCAACATCACTTTTAGGTGAATAATATAGATTTCTATATCCTCTTTCTATTACTGAATCTATAGCTGACCAGCCAATATTTGCGTTTTCAATTACTAATAGTGCTTCATTATATTCTGTAGCAATGGCTACTAATAGATATCCAAATTCTTTAGGTGGAAGTTGACTTCTAAATTCTGCTACTTGGGCATTTGTTTCTATATCAAATACGTGAAATGCAGAAAAATCTTTTCCATCTCCTCTAGCAACATCTGCTATTACTATATAACTTCTAGTATAATCTGGTGATTCCCAAACCCATAAATTTCCATCTACCCCACGACGCTCTAATGGTTCTACTACGTGAGTAGACATCATATATTCAATGTGTTCTGGATAATAAACTACATCCCCAGATGTAGTAAAATCGCAATCACATTCCTGTGCTGCTAATCTAGGATCACCTAATTCTACATCTTGTTTATCTCTCCAAGCTTGATCACGTTCAGGATGAACATACCAAGGTAATTTAATAGGTAAGAAGTTATTATCTTGTGCTTCTGCTTTAACCCATGTTTTATGGAACCAGTTACCTGTACCAAAAGGTGTTGATAATACAATTGCACCACCACCTGTTGCTAGGGTTTGTTGAGCTGAAGCCCAAATTGGCTCAATACCTTCAATAAATGCAGCCTCATCTATAATTAGAAGCGAAACGGCTTCTGATCGACCAGCATCACTTGCTGCTGAGGTTGCTTTGATTTGAGAACCATTAATTAATCGTAATGTTAATTTATTATTTTCTTCAGATTCTACTTTAAGCCATGATGGTAAATTATCATACATAAACTTGGTTTTAGTAACCATATTTTTAGCAGTATCCTGCTTAGTAGCTATACAAAGAATATTTTTATCCTTATGGAATGTCATTAACCATAAAGAATATCCTGCTGCTAATGTTGATATACCTAACTGTCTAGATTTAAGTACCATTGAATATGGATTGTCTTTCCATAAATTTAGTACTTTACCTTGAAACGGATATAAATTAAATATAACTCGCCCACGTTGTGGATGTTGTATATAACAGTATTTACGCATAAAGTGTGCTGGATCTTTTGCACACTTAATATATTCATCCCTTATAATTTGTTTAAGATCTGGTTGACTCATTTTTTGCCTATTTTCCAATATGTTCTTAGACTTAGGTTAGGTTTTAGATTTCCATCCATTCCTATTCCTATTCCATAAACATCTTTTTTCTTAGTTTTCAATAAAAATTCAGGACCAAAATAATTAATTCCTTTTTGATTTCCAATTAATCCTAAACCAACATAATATTCGTTTTTATTTTGAATTACTATATCGTGTATTTTTATAGTTGGAAATGACATTATATATTTTAAATCTCTTGATTTGATTTTGTTTTCTGAGATTGAATCATTAATGTAAAAACATAATGTATCATTAATTAATGAATCTTGATAAAAATAAGTAGAGTAGTAGTCCCCAATAACATATGTAGTATCCACGGTTTCAATTGTATCATGAACGTATTTAGTAATTGTTTTCCATTTTGGGACATAAGTAGGAATCTCCTTTGTAGTTACTGTATAAACAGTATCTACTATTCTAATGGTTACAGGAGGTGGAAGAACGGGAATAAAATTACATCCCCCTCCACATTTTTGCATTAACAGAATTATAGTTAGTATTCCTATGATAATTAAATAAAATCGGTTTTGATTTATCATGATATGATATCTGCTACTAAGTCAGTTATACTAACACCTTTAGCTTTAAATAGTTTTTTAACATCATCTCGATTAATTAAAGCTTTAAGTACCTGCATATCATTTGATGATGCTCTTTTGGGTTTTTGAAGAGCCTTAATTTTGGAGATTTTAGTTTCAATTCCCTTTTTCAATCGTTCATATTTTTCTTCATCTTCAGGAGGTAATTGTTTAGCGTATCCTTTACCACCTGCTACTTTCTTAACTGATTTTTCAGCTGCTTTGATATCTGCGGCTGATGGACCTTTATCCATTATATCTTCATCTTCATCTTCAACTTTTTCCCAATCATCTTGTACATCAGCGTCCGCCATCCATTCTTCTTCTTCAGATGAAGGAGCAATAGTTGGTTCTGCGGCTGCACCTGCAATTTTAGATAATGCAAACGCACCTACTTTAAGAAATTCGTTTACGGCAGGATTAATTTCGGGTTGACTTTTTTTACCAACTGCTAAAGCTAATTCAAGTTGAGAAATACCTGCTTCACCTGCTTTTTCTACTGCATCTAACATATTTCCTTTCCATGTTCCACCATATAATTTTCTAAGTAGAGTTACTTTAGCTGGGTCTCCAATTTTAATATTATTTGCAGTACGAGCCATCTCAGCTATATTTACATCTTGACCGGATGATTTGGCTTTCTTAATAGCATTAGAAACGGTAGTTGTAGGTACATTTTCTGCTTTAGAAATTGTTGAAACTTCACTTTGATCAGTATTTTTAGTAACAGTAGTTAACTCATTTACAATTTCTTCACGAATATAGTTATATAGTTCTTTGCGTTTCATTTAGTAAGATTTTGTTATAAATATTATAAATTCAAGTAAGATTTTATTTGAGTAATTCTGTCTTCATTAGTACCAGCGATGATACCAAAGTTTTTAATTTTCCATAAATATTCTGAGCATAGATGTTTGATTGTTTGATCAATCTGTTTTCTATATTCTCCATCTGTAGTACGCACATTATTATCTTCAATAGATACTCCAGCTGGTGATACATAAAATATCCAATCATATTCCTCTATAAATTTAGAAGCATATTTTTCAAACGCATCTTTATTTAAATAATCAATCGAATCGGCATTTAATGTAAATGCTATAACATCTATAACTGTTCGATCAGTTATAATATTATGTCTAATTAACTCAGAACATCTCTCTGATAGAAAAATTGTTTGTCCTTTTAATGTACTATCTGTATTTAGGGGAATACCTAAATCACGTAAATATTTTGAACGTTCAGTTGCAAAATCATAGTGTTTAAATTCTGGTAATTCTTTTAGTGAATTAACTAATGTAGTTTTTCCCACACTTACTGTACCTGTGAATCCAATCTTCATCTTAATGGCGCATTTTAGTTCCTGATTGTTTATAGAATGGTAATCCATTACTATCTTTTTTAATTGTTTTAAATTCATCCTTTGAATATTGAAAACCATTTAAATGATATTCTTCTCTACCATCAGGATGAATTACCGCAGGACCTTCTGCATTATGTAATTTTCCATCTTTAATATAACGAACAATCCCATCTGGGGATTTAATACGTCTAATGTCTGTTTTTTTATTACTCATAGAACTTTAATTTTTTACTTGAATATAAAAAAGAGGACTTGGTAATCCAAGTCCTCAATTTAAAATTTGTTTAATATAATTTATTTAATAATTCCTGCTAATTTCTGCATACGAGTAAACGATTCATTAATTGAAGTTGATTCAGCAATATCTTCCAAATCCTCATCATCAATATCCCCATCCATGTCTATATCTTCATCTCCTATTTTTTTCATAGCTGCTATCATGCCATCTTTTGCTTTAGAAGGAAGTGCAGGACGACCACGTCTTAAAGTACCTTTAACACGTGCTCTAAGTTTTTCAATAAACTCAGCCCCCAATATTGCTAATTCATCTTCTGATGGTTTATAGTTAGCATCTGCTTCCATTTTAGAATTAACATCTTTAGCCATTAATGTTTTTTCTGAGGTTGGGCGACCTTTAATACCACTAGCTTCTGGTTTTTCTTTTTTAGCTACTGATAACTCACCTTTAGTGAAGATGTTTGATTCAAGGAAATCTCTAACTTTGGGATTGATTGCTTGTTGGCCTGATTTACCTAACATTCTTGCTAGTTCAGGTTGAGGAATACCAACGTCTCCTGCTTCCTCTACATAATCAATCATATCACCATACCAAGTTCCAGCATATAGCTCTTTTGCAATGGATGCTTTTTCAGGATCACCAATTTTGATGTTAGTAGAGATACGAGCCATTTCATCAAGCTCAGTCTCAACCATTTCGCGGATGTATTTTCTTAATTCCATTTTGTTTTAAATATGTTTTTATTATACATATAATGAATTATAGTAAAGTTTAATAATGTTCTACAAAATCTGGATATTCATCAAGTTTATGTTGTAGTAAATTTTCTGCAACATAAATTCCATGTGCTCCACTTACTGTAATACCACGAGCAGATAAAGCATCACCTACAAAGTGTACATTTGGATAGTCTACTAATGCTAAATTCTTGTAATCAACTAATGGTTCAGGAGATAAATATTTTACCTCAGGAATATACATTCCCCAATCATCACCAAATTCAAATACTTCATTCATATTTTGTATAAAATCCCATACATATTTGAAATAACCATTAAATGAAGGTTCAATTAAATGAGTTAACCCATCTAAACTTATTGGAGTAGCTGTTACTATATTTCCTTCTGATGTTTGTCCTGGTTTACGGGAAGGAGAATAATATAGTCCTTTACTATCAATTTGGATTTTAGAAACTAATTCTCTACTCCATTCAAATGGATTTTCAATACCTTTAATTTCCATTAGGATACCAAAGTTAGTCATATCGTTACGATATTCTTCGCCTTTCTTAGCATGTCCATTATAACTTACATCCCCATAAGTGTTCTCAACAGCCACATAAGCTGCATTATTATTTGTACAAAATGAACGTAGAGATACGTTATCGAATTTTTGATATAATTTAAAATCGTATGATACATCAATTAATTTTTGAAAATATTTTTGTGGTGCTTCAAAACGTACACCTATTTGCACTGATTTAGGTTCAGTTGGTAATTTGTATTCATCTGCTAGTGCTTTACCAAAGTCGATACCACTCTTCCCCACTGCGAATATTAATTTATCTCCAGTAGTCATGTAATGTGTTTTTTCTCCTCCACCTTGGTTTTTAAATCCTTCTATTAACACATATCCATGAGGATTATCAAAATCAATATATGTAACTTCCGTTTCCCACATAAAGTTAATACCTTTATCAGCTAAGTAAGCATACCAATTAATAGCAATTTCATGTAGATAATTTGAACCAATATGCCACACTGGAAATAGTCTTAGTCCAAAATGTGGTTTAATAAAATCTGGTTCCTCTTGAGGATCAGACATAAATATTTCTTCTGGTTTAGGGTGGAAACGAGTAAAGTTTTTAATTACTTGATCCATTAATTCCATAGCTTTTTCTTCACCACAGTATTTTGATAATACTCCTCCAATTGCAGTATGGTATGTTAATTTACCATCACTCCAACCTCCAGCTCCTAACATGCCTTCCATTACCTGTTCAGGTAAGCGATTATATGGATCGCTACCTTTATCTATAACTGTAATTAGATGTCCTGGATATCCATTGTCTACTAATTTGGTAGCAGCGTTAATACCTGCTACACCTGCTCCTACGATTACGATTTTTTTCATGTGCTAAATATAAAATTTTTTATTTTGAAATCCCAATTAGAGTGGCCCACCTTTCTTTCGAAAAATGGGCCACAGATCCAGGATGTTTTGTCTCTTTCGAGCGACCGGCTATGAATCAGTCTATATGTTATTTTTTAGATGCTTTTTCTACTTCTTTTACTTTAGCAACATATTCAGATTCTGAAATAATACCTGCTAGTTTTTGCATATGGAGCATTTCGTATATTTGATTAGCTGCTATTTCCTCTTCTGATGGTGCAGGGGGTAAATCCTCATTATTATCTTCTTCTAGTTGAGCACCAGATTCAGGAAATGTTTCATCAATATTTACTTCATCAACAATTTCTTTTTCTTCAGATTCAGGTTTTTCAGTTTTAGTACCTTTTGAATTAAGTTTATCTAATTGTTTTTTCAATTTATCTAAACTTTTTTTTAATGCCTTAACTTCATTACCAATTTCTTTCATTTTGCCTTTATCAAGCATTTCATGATAAGCTTCATCAATGCCTTCCATATTAGCCATTTTTTCACGTTTGCTAATAGCACCTTCAGTTGCTTCTATTTTAGCTTGTAATCCAGCTTTTGTTCCTGCTTCATCGATTTCACGAATATATTCATTGATTGATTCGCGGATAAGTTGTCTTAATTCAGTTGATTTCATTTGTATATTTTTAATTTTAATGTTCCTGTTCCTTTAATAACACGATGCCATGCGTGTCTTGGTATAAATATATGACTTTCTAGTAAGATTGGTAATTTATTATCTAATTGTATTTTCCAATCTGTTTCACCAACTATTTCTAATGTGCGATCTTCATTATCGCGATGCCAAAGAAGCTCAATTGGATCTATATTTTCGTTAAATTCACGAATAACATATTTGTCTGTAACTTCTATGTCTGTGTATGGCTTCATTCTCCTTTAGGTAAAAACCAATTTGAACACCATTTTGAAGGATCTTTAATTTGATTTCCTTCATCATCAACCAATTCAGCAGTACCTTTATACTCTTGGTATTGTTTATTTTTACACATATGTTTATCATCTTTTATATAATGATATTTACATACTGCGCAGCTAAAACCTACAGGTGAATACATGTAAGGAGGATATTCTTCACCTTCATGTTCTTTTAGTCTATTTTTGAGTGCCCACTCAGTTATATTAAATTCTTTTTTCATTTTGTTTTCCCCCATTTTTTACCTTTACCAGGTGTTTTACATTGAGCTGGTGTAGGACGACATGAAGGATATTTAGAACGTTTTTCACCTTCTTTTCTACCACATGATTTACATTTTCCGTCTCTACAAGTATTACAATCAACCCATCCGCCTTCTTTACCTGGTGCACCTTTACGTTTAAACCAAGTACGAAGTGTTTCTTTTACTTTTTCATTTAATTCTTCTTCTTTTAAATCCTTCCAAATATTACCTTTACGACATCTAACGATAGCACCTGATTTGTAAGCAGATGGTTTATCGTACTTACGATCAGCAATACGCTTACAGCGATCAGCTTTCTCTTGAAGAATTTGTTCTAGAAGATTAATTAACTTAATCATATCCCAATATTAATTAATTGGGGGTTATCAACTCTAAATTTAACTATTCCTTTAATCCCACCAATACTTGCGATTACTTGATTAATCGTTTCTATATCAAATTTACCGTCTTTTTTAATGTATGGGTATGGATCAACCTTGATGGTTAATCTATCGTATGTGTATCCTTTTTTAGGTAAACGAGGAGTATATTCTTGAGCATCTACTGTTGTGATACCTGGGATTGATCTAATATCTGAAAGTATTTGGGATTGTGTTTTTTTATCAGTATTTGTTACTAATAGTCCTTCTACTTTATAAAGTTTTGAAGCAGAACTTTCACGTATTATACGTAGTTCTTCTTGAATAAGTTTTTTAAGTTCTAATAGTTTCATATTACCACATTTCTATCATACATATTGCGCTTTATATTGCTTATTTTTAATAGTTTGAGATTTTCCAATAAGTTGACATCTTACTGTTTCTGGATTTATTTGGAGATCAATAGCTAGGTCATAGTAACTAGAATAAGTTCTGATATATTCTTCAGATATTGTATATAAAGCTACTTGATTTCCTTTTCCTTTATTAGGACTAATTCTACCTTTATGAGCTTCTGATACTCCTGGTTTGGGGCCATCAGGTTTGCCTTTTTTAGAGGTTGTGGATCCTTTCTTAGCTTTAGATATTTTGTCACATCTCTCTTTCGTAAATTTTCTCCCAATTAGTTTTTCACTAACAGTGAGTTTTGTTTCTTCTTTATGAAGATCATTTCCTCTAGCATCATTAGTCATATTATAAAACATTGGATTCTTAGAAGCATTAAATTTTATTAAATAACATGTTTCTATATCGCGAGCATTTCCTTCACCCTCCCACAGTATTTCTCTTATAAAATTTTCTTTACCATATTTCTTTAGAGCATCTTTTACTGCTTTGCCGCTACCATAATAATTTTCATCTATTTGGGATTTTCGAGAGGAACCAATATATTTTTTCCCATTAACTTTATTGATTACAATATAAACATACGCCATATTTTATTTTATTATAAATATTGGTAAGGCCGATTTCCTACCAATATCCGCTAAAGTTTTTTGCTCCTCCTAATTGCTTCCAATAACGACCGATTCTACATGACCAATAACTAGGTTTTGTCCTATCTGTTTTTTGAGCACATCTATGGCGAGCGGCAAAAGCTTGTCTTGCTTTAGGATCATTTATTTTAACAGACAATCCGGTAGTTCCCCCGAATGATACTTTTTTAATTTTACCTTTGTCTCTAACATATACATAAAACTTTTTAGAACCACCACGTTTTGGTTTTCCAATTGGTGGGTTTTTCTTTTTATCAGTTTCAGATATAGGTTCGTCAGCTATTTCCTCTTCATCAGCCGCTAATGAATCATCTTCTAACATAGGTAAATCTAAAGGCACTTTTTTACCTTCATACATTCCGTATTCACCTAAATTAGTTTCAAGTAAAATTTCTTTATCGTCATCATTTACATGAATAGCATTACGAGAATATAGATAACGAGCTTCAGCCCATAAATCTAAGAATGCTTGTGAGCCATAACGAAATGTGTTTTCTGTAAGTGGTAATCTGTTGTCAACATGATATTTCATGTTTTCAGTCATTACGATTTTAGCATTTAAGCTTTCGTTTAGAACTGGACCTTTATTTCCTACGTTTTCACAAGAATGGCAACCACAGTTACATGATTCTTTCTTGGGTGGAGTAGAAAGTACTTCTCGAATAAGTTGTTTAATACGTTCCATACCTATAAATATTATGACATTATTTCGTTATATGAAAGTTCAACATTGTTGCCTTTTAAAGATTCATCTTTATATAAAGATTTTTCAGTTTGTAATAAAGCTCTTAATCCTTTTGATGATCTTCTTGTTTTATCATGTCTAACATTCAATATGGGGAGTGATTTATCCTTTTCAATATCTTTTAATGTAGTATATAATTTTTTAGCTTTAGCTATAATTGTATCTCCATCAATAGTAAAATCACTTGATCTCCAAGTAGCAACAGCCACTGGTACATTGTCATTACCAAAAATAACTTGTTGTATATCTTGTTGAGGTAGATCTTTTATTATAATACCAGCAATCGGTTTATTTTCTTTCTTATTATACATTTTAATAATGCCGGGATCTGTATTTCCTCGAGCATCAGTATATGGAACATATGATATTTCATCACCTAATTTACCACTAGTAATAGCTTTAACTAAGTTGTTTACTTCATTTTTAAATCTAACATCGGAAGATTCCCAATATATTGCATTTTCTTTTTTCAAAGATAAGCCACCTTTATTTGTTCCATTACTATAAAAATCAATATCTGATTTAGAGTATCCTGATGTTTTTCTACCTGTTTCTTCAATTTCAGTAATATCTTTAAATACTACTTCTTTTTCACCATCTGTAATTTTTATATCTTTGGGACCATTTTTTAATAATGAAGTAACAGTATTATAAAAGATATTTTCATTATCTAAACCTGCAGATTTTCCACCTTGTTTTTCACTAGGTTTAATTCCAAATTTTACACCACCATACATAAAATAACCTAAAGATGAGAATGCAGATGGAGTGGAATTGTAGTTAAACTTTTTATCTGTTCCTGTATCTATGTTTTCAATTTTGTCTATAAATGATAGTCTTTGATTTCCAGGTACTAAAACATAAAATTGCAATCCACTATCTTTAAAATCTTGATCAGTTAAATCCAATTCTCTTTTTAAAATTTCTTTAGCTTCTTGTCTATCTGAGGATTTGTCTTCACTTAAGTCAATTCCTAATCCTTCTAACAAATTAGCTAAAATATTGATATCCTGCTCATTATTCATGTCAGGATATCCTTTAGGAAATTTGTAAGAGTATTTTTTAAAAAATAAATCTAATGCGTCCATTATACTGTTGGTGGTGTTTCTTCAACAGGAGTTTCTGCTGGTGTTTCTACTGGTGCTTCAGGTGCTACTTCTTCTTTTTTAACTTCAGTTTTAGCACCATAAGATAAAATTCTAGCTATTGATTCAACACAATTTTGTTCTTCACTTATGTTCAATAGGTAATATTTTTTACCTTCTACTTTACCAATCCATGTTCTATCAGTAAATATCAAATAAAATATTTGATCATTTGCTAATACAATACGAAATGTAGTAGGACGGGGTGCTACCCATTCAATGTCTTTTAAAAACAAATCATATTGATCTGTTAGCAATTTAATAATGGTATCTCTAAGTGTTGGGAATTTAGCTAGAACTGGAAAACGAGTTGTATCTAAAGATACAGCTGATACTGTATCTAAATCTACTTCTGTGGATTTAGTTGCACCTGAGTATACTTGTTTAACTAAAGATTTAATTCTATCTCTAAACTCGCTTTTAGTCATTTTAATCAATTTTTACGTATGGAGAAACAATACTTTCATAATCCCCCATATTGAGAATTCTGTTTGGTTTTGATAACTGAATCATGTTTTCTGCTGCAAAATGTAAATCCATGTCTGTTTTAGCATCTTCTCTAGCATATTCCATTATACGAATTAGTAGTGGAACATCCAACTTAACTACATCTTCAGGATTACTTTCAACTGGTCTACGATTTTGTACGTATTCAATTGAATTGATTTCTTCAGTTTCAGAAATAGGCCCTTGAAGGGCCTTTTTAATCATTTCCTTAATTTTTTGCTTGTCGTCTTTTGCAGCCATTGATTTTGCTAATTTAATTGCTCTCCCCAACATAACTCGCTCAGCATCAGATCCATAATCTTTTATAAACTCATCTTTATTTTGTTTATATTGATTGTAGAGTTGATTTTTGATTGCTATTTCTCTTGGGGTAAGCTGTGCCATTTTACTTTGCTTTTACTTCAGCAACAGAAGCTTTGTTGTAGGCTGCAATGAGTTTTTTTATTTCAGAAAGTGCTTTGCGTGCTCTACCTTTAGCGGCTTTAGTTGTTTCAGCGTGATTTTCTTTTGCTGTTTCGAATAACCCACTAATTTGTTCAAATAGTTCTTGTGAATTCATAAATTGTTTGTTTTTATTTGTTTTTATTAAAATTTTTCTTTTTCTTCTCCTTCTACACCATCTCTATATCCGTTATTGTATCCATGTCTGTATCCTTCTTGATAATCTGTTTCTTCTTCATTTAATGATTCAGCTACTTGTTGCCCACCTAATACTTGTGTTCTAACAAGCATAGTAATTGTATTACCAATTTGAGCGATAAGTTTTTCATCACCCAATGTTTTAGCTTGAGCAAATGCTTTTTGTAATGAATCCTGGATTGATTTAACTGTTGGATCAATATCTGCTCCATCTACTGATTCAGGTGCCATAGTATCTCCAGGTATTTCTTCAGTAGCATCCATTTCTATATTTACATCTTCTTGGGGAGCTACATCTTCTTCTTTTTTCTTTTTCTTAGCTTCACCTAAAGATGAATGTACTAGTTCTTTAATTTTAGCTTTAAGTGCATTTTCAGTTAAAGAAACTGGTTGATTTTCAATATGTTTTAATGCTGGAATTGTGTTGCCAAAAGCTAACTTCTGCATTCTTTCAAATTCTTTCATCTTTGTATTTTATTATAAATATTGTGTTTATCTTTTTCCGTGCAAGTAGTCAGTTAAAATTGCTCCTATTACACCTATTTTTTGTCTTATTAATATCCATTCCTCTTGAGTAAAAGAATGTTTTCTAGTATAATATGAAATAGTTAAAGAACCTATAAAATTATTATTTATATCTTTTATTGAAAAAACATAGAATGATTTAGTTTTATAATTTTTTCCTTGAATTTGAAATAAACCACAATCCAAATAATTTTCTTTAGTATCAGGAATTATTATTTCTCCATCTTTATATATTAAAGAAAATGCTTTAGGAAATAAAGATACAGGAATATTTTGGAAAGTATCTTTTATAGAAGATGTTTTGTCTGTAGTTCGTTCATAAAAAATACTAAACTTCTTAATTGATTTTCCTGTAGGGTAGAAATGTCCTCCATTATGGAATTGAGCAATACATATTCTATCACTTTTTAGTTCTTTTATTAATATTTCTAGTTGATGATCAACTTTTTCATCTGTATTAATAGATTCTCCTAATGCGTCTTTATGGGGAAAAATAAATTTAGATTTTACCCATTCTACAATAATAGGACCAAAAATCGCTGTTATTAGTGCTGTTACAACTGTTATGTAAATTGGAATTGGAGGCATGACTTCATCGTTTTAAGGTTTGCAAATATTTAATTGTTTCTTCTTTACTTTCTAACAACTTTTTCTTTGCTGAGCCATCCCATTTTTCAATATCTCCGGCTTCAGTAATAAAACTTTCATTTGAACCATTGATAACTTCATCCATCCATGTATTATAATCTTTAATAAGATGATCTACATCTGAATTGATGATATTTTTTTCATATTCTTCCCATAATCCCATTTTGCGAATATCTGTTTCAAAGTCAATTTGACAATTAAAGCATCTATTATATTGAATGTAAAATAATTTATCGAATTTATTTTTCATTAAATTAGAGCAACAAGGGCAGAAAAGTGGCAAAGTCACTGAGTGCTTTGCTTTGTCTAATTTAGTAAGATTTTGTTTAATGCCATTTTTGATAGTCCATTGCCTACCATCTTCTTCCCACACATCTCCCTCATCATGAAAACTTTTTTTCTTTTCATAACCAATCCCCACAGTAGTCCTTTCTCCGTACTTGCCTTGAACAAGATTACGAAGACGTTGAACATCCTTTTGTTTGAAATCTTTTTTTAAAACGTTTTCTGACATAAATTATTTTTTATAAAACTTTAATATTTCTTTTTTAACTAAAGTACGTAAATTTTCTTGTATTGCTTCTTGTTTACTTAATTTATAATCTTTACCTGATTCTAAATTTGCATTATCTAATATTTTTCTAAGAGTTGGACCATCACTTAATGGAAATCTTAATGTAAGTTCATCTATTTCTTTAGGTCGTAAATCTGCTTTTCTAGATTTTTCACCACTATCCATACTGTTAAAATATTTTTCTACTAAATCTACATTATATTTACTATTTTTAGGAAAAATAAACCGAATGTTACCGGCTTTGTCTTTGTTAATTTCGGCTCCTTTTCTATCAAATTTTGCACCAACTGCATTTTCTATTTTAGAATAAAGAGAAGTACCATTTTCCTTATATATAGCAATGTTATCACTTAATTTATAACGAGCATTAGGCATATCACCAAATACTTTAATTTTGATATCTTTTAGTCCAGAAGCTTCTTTAGCATATACTTTATCCAGGTTAGCAGGATCATTGATAATATCAAGAAGTTCTTTAGCAGTACGTCCTTCTAAGGCTGTTAATACTAATTCATTTTGAGATTGTATACCTTTTAACCCACTAACTTCTTCTTCACCTTCATTTTCTTTTACCAATTTGTACTGATATTTCATAATCCTAGTTGCTTTAATTCGTTAATTGTATTTGATGTTGAAGTATGTAAAATACCTATACCTCCTGTGGCCTTCCATTCATTAATATTATCAGGGCGATCGTCGATAAGTATTCGATTTTTTCCAGAATAATTTTTTTTCTTTTCTCTATTTGCTAAAATTAATTTAGTCCCAGGTATATTTTCTTTTACCCACAAATGTTTTCCATAGCGAGAAGATGCTTCTCTAGAAGGAGCTGAGAGTAAAGATGGGTTATATTTTTTAATATAGTCCCAAAGTTGTTTACCATCAGACATCCATGGCATTTTAGACCAAAATTGAACACCTATTTTTTTATCTATAAGTTCCCAAAATTCTTTAATGCCATATTTTGATTCGTATTCTTTAGGAGACATTCCTCCAAATTGTTCAAATCGTCTATCAAAATCACATAACACGCCATCCATATCACAAAATATTTTATATTGTGCTACTTGGGCAGCTGTTTCCTCTTCCCTAATTTGCTTATATATGTCTGTTAATTTATATTTCATTTAATTTGGTAAATTTCTTGTAAAACTTCTCTTTTCACTTTACGTTTAGTGGCATTCCAACGTTCTATTTTACTTTTAGAATTTATATCTAAATTTTGCCAATAATATAAAACATCTTCATATTTTTCTCCACCATACTTAACACTTTCATTTATGGCATACTTATATGCTTCTTCTATTGATTTCATTAAAACCATAGATTCATCATCATTTTTAATTAAATATTGATTATTAAATATATTTTCAAGTTTTTCTAAAAATGATTTAGATTTATATATGTTTAGTTTAGCATTTTTACCACTTTTATTTTCATTCCCTGAGAGAGAAATGTAGTTTGGTTTTTTATTATTTATAAAATCTTTTAATATTTTAAATGAGGTAGTAGTTATTTGTTTCCAAGCCTCAGGAGATGTATTTTTGTTATTATTTGTAAAATTCCAATGTATTGACCATTTATTTAAATCAGGTTCATCTAATCTAAAATAATATTTTGCTTCAATATCATCTCCATTGCTTACTAAATACTCTACACTATTTAATTTTTCTATATTAGGTAAGTCTTTTTCAAATAGTTCATTTAAAGCATACTCTTTATATTCTCTAATATATTTTTGATTTTTAATTGAATCTTCCCAATTTCTAAATGTCATGTTTCCTTTTAAATATGCTTCTCTTTCTAATTCAGGTAAATCTCCATCTTCATTAGTATCATTAGTAGTTACATTATTTAATCTACCTTCATTATCTTGAATACGATGAATCATTTCATGAGAAAATGAACGTAATATATCTTTTGGATGTCTATTCAGCGTATAAAGCGTTATAGAACAATTATTTGGATCGTAGTACGCTGTTTTACCTAAAACGTTATTAGCGTTTTCTACATCGTTGTCTATGATTTTTAATGTAGGTAATGGTTGAATATCCATACCTTGATCAACCATATATCTGATTAATGAATTTAAAGAATCATCAAATGAATCGTTTACACTTTCATTTAAACTCTCACTAAATTCAATTTTAGGATCAGGTGTTTTGAAATCTTTTTTACGCATTATAGTTTTAGCAATAGCAGTATTTGCTTGCTTAACCAGTGGTATATTAATATCTGTACGATTATCTGTGGCTACTATTTCTTTATATTTAGAAAGAAAATCAAATAATTGTTTTTTCTTTTTAGCTAAGCGTTTAAAAAACCCAATAAGTTCAGCTGATGAAATAGGCTTAATGTTTCTAGGATCTACTAATCTATCAAAGAAATGACTGGTAAATTCTATGTCTAGTGGGTTTAATTCTTTATCCGCAAAATCTTCAACTGATTGGATAGCCATTTGAGACATTTCCTCTATTTTTTCTTTACCTAAAATGCTCCATACTTGTTGTTGGGTATCAGAATCTAATTCACTAGGTAAATATTTTATAAATTCCTCAAAATTATTATCAGATAGTGCCTTACGTGCTTTAGTTCCACTAATGCTGTTTTCGGCTTCTGATTTTAAAACAGTAACTTTATTTCCGTATTTTTTATATAGAGTTTTACGTTGTTCAAAATCTTTAGCATCTTGTTCATCTCCCTCTCTAGCACCCACCACAGCATATATTTCTGTATCTGAGTTTTCCTTGATATAGTCTTTAATATATGTAAGTGGAGATGAAGTTGAAATTAACTTTACTTTATCTGAAAGTAATGGTTTGTATATTTCCCAGATTTTCATAGACATTTCAGGAGTGATACCGTCTCGAGTACCTCCTCCTATTGCTATTTGAAATTCAGTTATATTTGGGTGGTTTTCAAGTGTTTGTTTAACAACATCAAAATGTCCTTTTGTGGGTGGTTTAAATCCACCACCAAACAAAGCTACTACCTCATTAGATTGGGGCATTTCAATTTGAAAGTCCTCTAATATAGGTTGTATAAGTTCTCTAACTAAAAAATTCATTTAACAAAGTTTTTAACAATATTAGGCAACTCTTTACTATCAATTGGGTCTAATTTAGATTGAATATCTCCATATGTGGTAGAAATTTTTTCAATATTTTTTTCTAATGTTTTACGAGTATTTTCTCTTTGTTTTTCTCTTTTTTCTTTTTCTTCAGGAGATAGAGTTGTATCATCTTTTTTAAAAGTAGAAGCGAATTCTCCTGTAGATAATAAACTATTAAAGTATTCTGATAGTTTGCCATCTTGGTATGCTTTTTCAAAATTGGCTATTTCTTTTTGTTCTTCAGGTCCAGATGGAGAATTTACCAATATAAATTTATCACCAAATATATTTTTATATTCGTCTAATAAGTTATACACATTAGCCCATGTTCCTAAAACACCTACAGCTGGTACTTTACGTTCACGTTTAAAATTTCTTAGAAATGAAACAACAGGATGGGCATAAACCATAATCATCATGGTTTCATACCCATTACTATTTAATTCATCTAGAATTGGTTGTAAAGTAGATAAATTAGAGGCCGTAGTGTCGTAAATAAGATTTTTTTGATTTTTTATAGCGTTTGGTAAATCTTTTTTTCTAATTTGAGTAGATGCAGCAGATAAATTTCTATACATTGGAGAATCTTTATCTTCAACATATTTATCTGCGTTTAGATTGTCAAAATCTTTAACTATAGGATCAATAGATTTAAGTACCGTGGATTTACCTACTGAAGCACCTCCCGCCATGATTATGGCTTTGGGTTTAGAAAGTGCTTCTTGTAATAGTTGAGTAAGTTTTATCATAATATTAATATACAAAAAAGAATTTAGGAATCCCAATTCTCTCTCATTATAAATATTATAGATCTTTTCGTTTTACAGTAGTTCTAAATGACTCGAATGATGGAGAGGCTGTAGGATTTTCTAAATCAAATAGTTTTTTAATAGTTTTGAAGATATCAATGTTTTCTTCAAATGTTCTTTCTGATTCTAAAATTTCCCATCCTTTGCCTTGCATTTTACCTTTTGATGATTTACGTTTGGATGATTTCAACCATAATATTCCATAATGATCTACCTTTTTATTATAGCATTCTTGATAACATTGACCATAAACCGCGGTTTGAAGTTCATAAGTTGAATGCATTTGGTTAGATGTTTTAATGTCTAACAACCATAATTTATCGTTTATTTCAACAATTAAATCGCAGGTTCCTGCTACTTTAAGTTCATCTGAAAATAAATGTACTTCGGTTTCAATTAATTTTGGAGTGAATTCTTCCCAAAAATCTACAAAACGTAAAAACATTTGCCATACATCTGGATGATGTTGGGGTTTTCCTGAGTGAGATAGAAAATATAATTCTTCACCATTTAAATATGCTTCACATAATTCATGTACTTGAGTACCTTCTTCAGATGCTTTTTTAACGATATATTCAGAAGCATAACCTACTTTTTTTAACCAGTCTTCAAAAAATTTCCCTTTAGGATATAAGTTTAATACATATGTTACTGAAGGGTAATATTCACCATTTCGTCTGTAATACCTGGAATCAGGCAATGTAATTTGTTTATGGTCGTCAGATATTTCTAAAATTCGATCATATGAATGCTTAATTTTGCTCATATAATTTGTAATTTTTTCTCAAGTAAGTTTGAGAAGGTTAAAGGAAACGTGTTTTGAATTAGGTTAGTAAACTTAACAAATCCCATATCACTTGGATCCTTATCGTCAATATTAACTAAATAAACTTCTTTACCTTCATTCATTAATGTTTCACAAAAATTTAACGCTTGTTTAATGGCGTCTTTATCTAATGCAATATATATTTTTTGTACTGAGGAATTGATTAGTTTTTTCATTAAACTATTTTGAATAGTTTTTCCAAGTAATGGAATAACATTCCGTTTAATAGCAATAGCATCAAACATTCCCTCACACAATGTAATAGGTGTATTCCAATTTATAAAAAGTTCTAACCCAATTATATCTCTTGATATATCTGGGTTTTTGTATTTAATTGAGGAATTTTTATTAAAATTTCTGGAAGTGAAATAATTTAAATTTCCTTCCGAATCATATGATGGGATAATGATCATGTTTGAATAATTCCCAAACTCACAATACCCTATATTATACTTAATAATATCTTCTTGAGTTATATTTCGAGTTTTTAAATAATGTAAAGCATGTTTAGCTGTTAAACTACTTGGAGGATTAATCAATGAAATAAATTCTTTAGGTAGTGTTATTTTTTTAGTTTCAATTATTTTTCCTTCAAAATCTTTTGGAATGGATTTAACTAATAATTTTAATTGATTTACTTTATCGAAATCCGCCTCTATTTTTTTAAACAGGGTTGTTAATTTTTTACCTTTAAAACCACACGTCCAACAATTGTATGATTGAAAGTGTGGGGAGGTTTCATCTAAATTAATTTCAAGTTTTAACTTATGATGTTTACATTCAGGGCAATGATATGCTCTATTACCTTTAGATGTGGATTTACTTTTACCTAAAATTGAATCAATCAAATATGTTAACGCATTATTTCCCATAACTTATTTAATATATGAAAGACATCTTGGATATCCTAGTTTAAAAAGTCTTTTGTGAAAAATTTTCCTAAAATGTTGTCATTAAAATATTTATTGGAATGTTCTAACACGCTATATTTAAATAAATACTTGCACTCATAATATGTTAATAACTTTTTATTAGGAACAAACTGTAGTATTTCGCGTGTAAATTCTGAGTGCTTTCCTGCTTTTAACAGCTCGAGTATTGGTTTTGCGGAACCATAATATGTTTTCCAATCTGATTCCTTTTGGACAACTTTACTAGTTGGTTTACGACCAGGACCTGTTTGTTCGATTAATTCTTTTTTAGTAAGTTTTTTCTTTACATTGTGAATTAAAGATTTCTTACCTATATAAGATATACCTGTTGGTATATGGGTTGTTACATATATAAAACCAAATGTGTTTTCAGGAATGTCTTCTGTATTTTCTATAACTTTGTCTTTATATAACCACATTTATCTATCTATATTAATCAATATTGTTGTATCTGTTGTTGGTGAAGAAGGTAATGGTTGAGCCAATTTACCTATTGCTAATAGGTTTTGTGCTTCATCATATAATCCAACTGTGGTGATATAAGGAGAAAAATATGATTCAGTTATAAATCCATATGGGATACCTAAACTAGCTGAATTACTACCTGATATTAAACTTGGGTTTAAGGATAAATTATATTCATTTTCTCTAATTGTACATTTATATTGTGTTTCATATATTTTATATGAACTACTAAATGAACAAGTTATATCAGTATTTGATACAAATGAATTTATAGTACCAAAAGAAGCAGAAGTTATAGTAATAATCCCATGAGGATAAAATATATTTCCTATTATTTCTCCTCCATTGGTTAATACATTTCCTTCTCCATCATCTATTAAATAATTTGCTCCTGCATTAAATCTAAATGTATTTGGTTTAATGTAATCTCCAAACAAACGAGCAGGAATAGAAATAACTCCTATATAATTACCTGATGAGGTAGGAAAGAATTTTGGATAAGTAAGAGTGGTTTGTAAGTAGTTATCGAATTGTGGGTTCATTGTAGAACCCACAAATCGATTTCCTTCCTCATCTCTACCAGGAATCAAAACTGGTTGATTGACTGCATCTCCATAACTAGAACTCAAATAATTTGAATAATAGAGCTCTTTAATTGAATTGTAAACTAATCTTTGATATTGGGTTCCTAAATTTCCTGTAGTAGGATCTGATAATGGATTAAATAAAGTTCCAACTATGTTTTGACCTAATAATCTATCTATTCCTACGTTTGGATTAATTAGAGAATTACCCCCATAAAAGGTAAATTCTTTATTTACCTCAAATGGAGTAACAATTATATCAGAAGTTAGAAGTTGCTTGTAAGCGCTCATTGATTTTAGAAATCTAATTTAACTCTCACTAATGCTTCTTTTGTAAAATCTTTTAATAGTGGTCTTGAAAGTTTAGCAACAGCCAATAATTCATTATTATCGTTATATAAACCAATTGTTGTAGGAAATGTTTGTGGATTGTTTATAAATGAATTATAAATTACCTCACCTGTACTTCCTGAGATGTAACTTGGATTTTCTGAGTAGTTAAATTCAGCATTCCTAGCTCTAATGAATATATAATCTGAGGATATTGTTTCTTGACTGTTTAATCTAAAAGATGAAGTAGCTGATGAACTAATAGCATTATATAATCTTTGATAATTTAATCCATCTGAATTTGAAGATCTACTAGGTTCTAAATTAATAGATTGAGATAAAGCTAATGGATTTAATAAAATTGTTCCAATATCTGGAAGAAAATATCCGTATGAACCAGATGAAGGGCTAAACCCATTTGCATCTGTTCCTGAACCTGAATAAAGAGTTCCTGCTGAACCACTAACTAATTGGTAAACTCTTCCTGCATCATTAAATACAATAGAACTAACATAATTACTATTGTCAGTTAATGATATTACTCCTCCTGATCCTGAAAGTAATAATGTCATTGAGCCTGGGAATAGAGATTGTTTATAACGAGTTCTATCAATTGAAAGTGCCCAAAAATCAGATGATGTAATATTTCCAAAAACAAAATCTGAGTTTTCATCTCCTAAAATTAATGTTCTGTACTGACCATAAGTAGTTCTAGTTGGAGAAGCACCAGGTACAGCCCCATTATACCATGAACTTCCACTACCCTGTTTATTTCCATAAGCAATAGCAAATTGTACTTCCGCATCCGTAGCAGAAATAGGATCAGATTGATAAATATTTAAATAAAAATCTCCTGATGATCCAGCTTCTTGATTTGATGAGGTATAAAAATTTGTTAAAGCTACTGCTCCACCTGACCATAATGTAGCCGTGATTGAATCAGAACTTACTACAAAATCTTCAGGTATTAAACGATTAAATGTTGACATATTTTTGTATTATTTTTTATGATGCTTTTGTTACAGTTACAGGTATTGTTATTCTTGCTCCGCTATCTCTACCTTCTACAGTTAATGTAGCATATAGTTTATTATTAGCTCCAAATAATGTATTAACAGTAGTAAATCTCATATTTAAAGATGTACCTACAACTGTTTTAGAAACATTAGTACCCAATGTAGTTGTAGTATTTAATGCTTGAGCAGATGGTGTATTAATACCTACTCCTTCAAACGTACTAAATAAACGCACATCCGAGATTGTATAAGTATATCCTGCTGTTTCAAATGTGTTTCCTCCAAAATAATTTAATGTTTGAGGAGTAATAGATAATGATGAACCTTGAGCTTGAACAATAGTTGGTGGAATTGATAATACAGGTAATCTAGCTGTTCCTCTAGGTAAAGTAACTAATTTGTACTTCATAATTTGGGTTTCGGAAGGAAATGCTTCTAATAAAGGCATGTTTAAAATTGCTTCACCATAATATGAAGACCCAGATGGATGGATTGGATTATACATTGTATAGTCAATTTCATCATCTGCTAGTGCGAATTGAGTAATTCTAAAAGAACCGTCATTTTGTGCTAATAACTGTCTTCCTTTTGTAGTCAAAATTGCGTCTACTGTTATAACGCTATTATTTAAATATCCCATTATTTTTTATTATAAATATTATTAAGTTATATTTTTATTTAAATTAAGTTTTTTTCTTTAAGTTTCACAATTATATTGTTAAAGTTTTTAGTAAGATTATTATTAGCATATTCAGGGAATAAAAATCCAGGACCACCTGTAAATCCACTACCATTCCAATCTAATGTTATAAAATTAGGATGTGGATGATAACGTCGGATTAAAAATGAATTTAAATTTGTACCATCAGGAATATTTCTATCTATTGTTAAGTAAAGAGATTGACTTACATCACTATTATCTATATTATAAATTTCATATGTTTGGTTTTCATCTCCTTCAAATCTAATTTGATCCCCAATTTGTAGTGTAAAGGGTAAGAAATCAAAATATCCAGAAGCAGAATAGTTCTTTTGAATTAATGGTGGTGAGGAATTATATAGAGTATAAAATTGAGATCCTGTCAATATATTTTTAGATAATGATCCTGTACGCCAATAATTTTGAGCGGCAGATGCAGTAGTTGCTGCATTTCTAGGATTTTGATCTATAGTAAATGTAGTGTTATTTGGGGATATATGTTTAATTTCTATATCATAAAAGTTAGAATCATTTTCTACCATACATCTATATCTATCCGAACTATATGGAGTAGAAAATGGAGAACTTAATGTTTTAGAATTATTAGTTCCAGGAGATAAATTCCACAGAGATGAAGCTACATTAGTCCAGGTTATGCCGCTATCTGTAGATTTTTGTAGATATACATATGCCTGTGCTGTTGATGGTGGATTAGGTTCAGCCGCGCTAAGAGTAGCTCTTAATGTAACTTTAAATGATACTGTAGTTAAATTTGAATTTAAATCTATTTTTATAGAATTACTAGAAGAAATAGAAGTATTTGGGGAATTAACAATATCTGTATTTATACTTATATATTCTGTACCACCAGTTAGTATTGGTTGGGGACTTGATTTTCCGAATACTGAATAGTAATCGGGGATTGATGGTATGGTTTCATTTCCAAATGACATTGTAGTTTGAACATTTTGGTTACTTCCTGTTTGGGAAGCAATTATACCCCATGGTATAGCTCCTGCTCTTAGTATGGATTTGGGACCACCTACATTTGTTACACTCCCAACATCTGAGTATAAGGATACATTTACTTTTTGGCCTGTTTCAAAATTGTCTATTAGATTGTAATAATATGAACTTGAGATATTTGGGGTCAAAACATCCCCGTCTTCATTGATTAAATATTTAAGACTAGCAGCAAATTTATCTTTTAATTCAGGTGTGGTTCCCCCCATCCATTCAAAATAAGCAAAATATGTACTTAATGATTGTAAAGAAGGTGTTTTTGAAGGAGCAATATCACCCGAAGTCCAGATATTTTTGTTTTGTTGAACTACTTTTACACCATTATATCTTGGAAGAATCTGAGCATTTAGTGAATAATTATATGGTTTTACAGGTGCGAATTCTGCGGTTCCATCTAAAATCTGTTGTTGATTTGTAGGTACCAATAATCCAGTATCATAATTTACTTTATAAAAATTTGGGTCTAATTCTAAAGTAGTAGCATTATTAAATAAAGCATTACAATCACTATATTCAAAATTTTCAAATAAATATGGACTTAAAACTGTTAGATTAGTTGAAGAACTAGGAGCTACGGATTGGGTGAACTGCCATTGAAAATCAGTAATTGTAAGATTACCTGCTCCTGTTACTCTTTCAAATGAAAATGCAGCTTGACATTGTGATATATTTTCTATTGCATTAAATGTTCCACTAAAAGTATTTGCTCCTAAATTTATATTACTTGTACTAAAACCTGGATTTATAAGATTACTTATAACAAATAATTTTTCTGCAAAAGTTCCTCCAGTTGAGTAACTAGCAGTGAATGAAGCAGTATATGTTAATACAACATTAGGTGTATTTTTAGTAATATATATACCTGAAATTGGATCGAAGGCGTTTTGTGGATCAGTATTTAAATTATAATTATTTACATATTGAATCGCAGGCCCATCAATTACAACTAATGAAGCTACAGATGCACTAAAACTAAAATCTAATACATTATTATCTATTGAGCTAGTAGCACTATAAGGTAATGTTTTATCAGTTGTATATAAATAATATGTTGGATATTCGGTAATTGATAGTATTGGAAAATCAACTGGTCCTAAATCACTAAATAATATTCTTAATGAATTTAATTCTTGTAAAGATAAAGTATTATCATCTCCTTGATCATCAAATCTATTAACTTTAATATGAGTAACTTTTCTAATATTAGAAAATCCTCCTCCAGGTTTTTGTATTACATATTGTATGCTAAGTAAGTATACTTCCCCCGAGTTTGGAGATGTGTTAAAATTTAAAAAATTATTTATTGTAGTTCCATAACTAGGATCAGGAGGATTAAATGGGTTAGTGTTTATAGCTACATAAAAGAAAGGTTTATAATTTACAGGAACAGTACTAACATTTAAGAGTTGAATACAATCCTCCCCAATTAATCTTTGATGAGTTACCTCTATACCTGAACCACTATATTCTCCATTAATGAATTCTTCTTGAGTATCATGAACAAAATCAACAATGCCAACTTGAGTATTTGTTGAACCACTCCATGATTGAGTAATGTTAACAAATAAATCTGTTGTTGAATATTGACCATTAAAATTAGGAGTTGCTCCCCCAGCGCTTCCAGTAAAATGTTCTATCGGAAATGATTCTTCATCTGTTGATGAAATATAAGTTTTTTGCCCGTATGATAGAGTAGGATAGCTACCTATTGAACCTGTTATTGTAATATCTTTTAAAGCCATTAATACGGTATATTTAATGTTTTTGTTGTTGGGCTACCTACAAATGTTATTTCGCTATTTGTTGTAGCTTGAGGTAATGGATATCTATTTCTTTCTAATAATGTCTGTTTAATAATAATTCCTGTTGCTAAACCAGCGCGTGAAGGTGTAAAATCTTGAATCATCTTAAATAATGAATTATCATAAAATTTAATTAATCTTATATAATCCCATATATCATAATTGTGGATATACTTAGAAAAATAACTATCTCTTAATATGTTAAAATCAGGATAATATGTTAATGATGAAGATATTTGTCTTGGATCACCAATATAATTACCTATATTGAATGAGCCAAGCTGTTCTATAATATCATCGTTAATTTCATCTTGTGGTGAAAAACCTGCTTCAACATAATTAATATCTTTACTGAAGTTTTCATCCATTAAGAAATCCTGTTGAATAGAAATATATTGAGATAATGTACTTCCAGTTGGAAGTGTTTGATCTATTATCCTAATTTTTTCAGTTACTGCATTTTTAACACCTGAGGAGAATTGATCTTGATATATGATTTCAGTTTGAGAAGGGAATGAATATATACCATTTAATGTATATAAGCTACTTGTAGCAGCTATAGTTCTAAATGTTGGGCGGGGTGGAATAGTAGATATTCCCGGATGGATTGAGGTTCTTATGGTATCAGATCCACTATCCAACATTGTTCCTAATGGGGCTCTAAATACTAATGCTTTTAAAGAACTTTGATTTCCAATTAATTGGTTTCCTTCAATTGAATATGGATTCATTACATAATCATCAAACTTACTTTCACTTAAATTGGTTTTATAAAAACGTAATTCTTGAAATGAACCAGAAAAGGGAATATATGTTGTTCCTTCTAATGTTAAATTAGTAGGATAAGAAAGAAAAAAACTTCCACTTCTTACCATAGCAAATACAGAAGAAGATACACTAGATGATGCTTGAAATCCTATCTTATTTCCATCATATCCAGTATAAATTTTATTTTTAGCGTATAAACTCCCCATTTTTTGTTATAAATATTTTAAATTAAGGATTATCATACCAAGTTTCAGTATCATACCATTTTCCTAAATCTTCCCAAACTCCTCTACCCGGGGTAGGTAGGTAATCCAATATCCAATCTGTTATAGGAGTTATTTCATCTCCTAAAGTATACATTACTGACCACCATCCACCATCGAAAAATGGTAAATATAATATTTCAACTAAACCTGTAGATAAATCTATAAATTTTAAAAACCCATATTCATTATATGGATCAGGAATCGAACCATTATATGAACCACTAGTATATCCTGTTCCTGTGTATTCTAAAACTAATGCAAAGTTGTTTTCTGGGGAATAAGCTAGTATCTGGTTATATGCATTTGGATCGGTAGGAATACCTGTTGTTTTAAATCTAAATTCTACTGTAAATGAAGATGAACCTTCGTTAAATGAATCTCCATTATAATAATCTTGACCATAATGAGCAGCACCATATACACCATTTCCTGACCCAGTATCAATTAATAATGGGACTTCAACATATCCTGAACTTGTAGTAAAAAATTCATAGTTAAATTGATTTTGAAAATTGTCATAATTATTTGAAATTGCTGTAGTTTTACCACTAAATTCATTTATACGAAAAATAGTATCAGGAACACCATATATAGTGGAAAGTATTCTTAAACTTTCAGGTGTACCTTTTTTCTTCAATAAGTAAGGTAAGTTGTGATAAATGCGTTTATAAATTTCTTTATTAACGTCATCTAATGGCTCGAGAACATTTGGATCAGACGCTGTTACAAATAGATTTATGTACTCCCATCCTGTGGGCGTAGGTAAGGATCCAGTAATATATGGGATGTTTAAATTGCTTCCAGAAGGAGTTAAACCTAATAATGCTGAATATATATCTGTAGATGAAAAATTATTTTGATAAATTCTTACACCTAAATCTCTAATAGCTTGTGCAACAATATCTTTTGAAATACCAAAATTTAATCTATTATCCGCATCAAATTTATTAGTAATATCTTTTAGATATACCCATACATTATCAAAATGTTGTCCTATCATTTGAATGAACAACAAATATTGATCGTTTGTAGAATCTTCTCTTAAATATGTAGGTATAGTATTTACTAAAGCATCATTATTTTCAGAATCGAAAAACGAAGCAGATGAAATTTGGGGATTAAGCCAGTTAATTGATACTATATCATTAGTAGAATAATTTATATATGGGGCTACAGAATTTATTTTTGGCCAAGCATGACTACCTGATTCATAATAAAGATAATATTCATAACCATCAAAATTAGTTATAATTTCATTTATCTTATTATTCCATATCTCTCCACTAGCCGAAGTATATGATTCAGAAGAACCAGATGAAAGACTACTATTGGAGGTATATTCTTCAATTAATGCTAATTTATAGTAAAAATTTTCTAATCGGGTTTGTGCTGATGAAAAATGCACAAATTGAGAATAGTCTGAGTAATCTATATTAATTTCAATTCCTTTTTCAGCCAATATACTATTAATCTGATACATTAAACTTCCTGAACCCTGAGTAGAGTTTGTTTGTTTTAAAGTATTTTGATTTTGATATGTTGTAGTATTATTAATTTGGTCTTGAACATTTAAATTAAAATTTGGACCACCAATATAATTTAATTGTTCATTAACAGTAAATACTGTTGTTAATTCAATTTGATAAGCTTGAGATTCAGCGATTTGTTCAACTACCCAACATTGTGATTGGAGTGTAAATTCGTCAGGTAAAGGTTCGTATAGTTTGATTAATACCGTAGGATCACTTGGATTAGTATTATCTAAAGCTATATTGTTTGCTATTATTAATTTATTATCTCCAAAGTTTAAATAAAAATCAAGATATGAACCTGTAGCATTAGCAATTTGGGCTGCAAATTGGACTGTTAAATCTACTATATCTATATCAGATATAGTGGTAGTATTTAATCTTAATTCTGTTCTATCAGTACTTATACTTTGTATATATAAGGTACTATTTGGGGAAGAAGATAATTTTCGTTTTAAAAAATTATATATTGTATAATATTGTCCCTCTTCAAATCCTTGTGATTCTAAATCTGTTTGAGGATCAATTACTATATTATTATCTTGAATTTGATAACCAGGATATCCAGCAGTATTACCAAATAAAATATTTTGGTTTAAATCTAAAATAAAATATTCTAAATAGTCTTCTGATGGATTGAAGGTAATATCTGTTGTAAAATTAGATATAAGAGATTCATCTGTTGGGGAGTAACCTTGCAGCTGGAGTGTATTTGGGTCTACATTTTGTATATTAACTATTTTTTCCATTAGACTTGTTGTGAGCTTGAAATTGCTAGGTTAGCTATTTGTTGGTTAAGTTCTAAATTTTGTTGTTGAAGTACATTAATTTCATCAATTAGAGCCTGGAGATCATTATTTACAGTATCAGCATCAATATACTCAGAGCTTGTTCTTATAAGATATTCATGAGAATTGGTAGCTCCAAGTTTAGGTATTTGGAAAAATATATCATTATAATTTTGAAAAAATTCATCTATAGAAATAGAAGGTGGTGGGGGTGCATTTGGAGGAGGAGAAGTAGCTAATTGAGAAAATTTAGTATCTATAACTTTCTCATATTGGTTTTTAGCATATACTTTTTTATTTAGATTTAACTTCTCCATTATCCATTAATAATTTTAAAATAATAATAGTTATCTAATACTACTGTACTTCCATCTATTGTAGTTTTAATTAAGATCTTATAATATCTTTCAGGTTGTAATCCTTTCATATATAAAGTAAAAAAACTACTTGTTTCATCTTTACTTAATTGAGTATATGTTACATCAAAATCAACCACATATTCATCTGTATCTAAATCTTTTATAGCATAATATGAATTATCAGGTAAATAGAAATTTTGAGTGAAATAAGAAGAAGTTGAAAATACTCGAGCTGGGTATTCAGGTCTTGAATATACTCTAAATTCATTGATACTATCAGGATAAAAATATCCTGAGTTTTCACCGATTGTAACTACAAATGGTTGAATATTGATTGTAGATAAAGTTGAAGAACCTGTATTAAAAGTAGTATCTATCCATTTAAATTCTAAACATGGAGGATAAATAGTATGAGTATCAATAGAAAAATATTTCATTTTAGGTTGAACATCTTCACTATCAATAAATTCAGTTTCTTGTTTAACTATAAAACCATTATTTTCAATAGAAGAACTATACCAAGCATTAACTATATTTGTAGTATCAACATTAATATCTTTATCTGTGTAATATCCAAATGTTTGAGAACCACTTAATGATTGAGTTACATACCATGTAGCTCCTCCTGGATCTACTGATGAAGAATATGAACCAGTTGAACCCGGGGCAAATGAACTAGTAGTCCACCGAATACCACCTTTATAATCTCTCCAAATCCAGCTTGCTCCATTTTGTACTTCTGGAGAATATTCATATCTTCCTGTACCCATATTCCAAGATTGAGAAATTGGGTATACTTCTATTGTAGTGTCTGAATTTAAAGCAGTAACATTAGCAACAAAACATTTTAAATTAGATTGCCATTGAGATCCAGAAATTTTATCATTAATGATATTTATTATTTCATTTGAATCAAATTGAATTAAAAAACGACTTGCTTGAGGAGAAGGTGTTCCATAATTTCCTACTTCTAAAGAAGATTCTAAAATTTCATCTAATCCTGTATTCATTTCAGGATATAGAGAATACAATGTTGTATCTTGAGTCGGGAATATTTTATATACTGCCATGGTTTATTTTATAAGGATACTACTCTACCCTGAATGTCTGTTTGTGGATATTTTATTTCAAAAATCATAGGATCTAATGAAGGATAAACTACATTATTTTTAGTTGCTCCAGAAATATCGTATGCATATTCTGAGTATCCTAAATTTGTTCCTACTTTATTTGAAATATTAATAGTTTTAACGGTTTGGACACCTTCAATTTTATCTAAAAGAATATAAATTTCTCTTAATATAATTGGTTGGTTTATCTGCCATTTTGAAATAGCAAAATATGATTGTAAAGCTGAAATACATGCTGTTAATACTTCATTACTATTATAGTTAGGAAGTATAATAATATCAAAATCTATTCCTATATTGATAATAAATCCATCTTTAATATTGATAGCATCATTAATCATTCTATATTGAGAAAGATATGTAATTAGATTTTGTTTTAAAGCAACCGAAGCAGTATTTAATTTACCATTTAAATCAGTTGTTAAAACATATAAATCTAAAATACCAGCAGATTCACCTGATGCTGCGCTTTGAGCTTTAGTTGGTTCAATATATGCTTTTGAAATATTTCCATATTTAGCAGGCATACTTAATGCTCTTACTAAGTAATCATCTTGAGTTACGTTACGTAATTGAGTAGCAAAATTTGCAGAAGAATTTTGTCTAATTTCTTCAATTGTATCTCCATCTCCTCCACCATTTGCTGCTTCAGGATTTGTAATTGCTAATGAGGCAAAAATATCATTTGCTGTAGTTGGATTTAAATTTGAATTTAAAAACTTAACAGTTCCATTTAACTTAGTTAAAGTGTTTGATGATACATTTGCTGTTACTCCTCCACCTGTTAAATACCTAACTGTTAATGTTGTATTTGATGGTGCAATACCATAAGTATCAGTAAATAAAAAGTTTGAAGGAGCATATGCTGTAGTAAGTTTGGTTTGTTCAAATGGTAAACCAATACCTACATTATCAGGATTTGGAACTATGTTTTCATCTACATCAGCTGTTGTACCTGCTCCAAATTGAATTTGTAATGTTGTTGAATTTCTAAAACGAGTAGCAAACCTATATTGTACTTTTTTTAATTTTAAAAGATATGGAGTATCTTCACTATATTGAGATAAATTAGGATCATTAACATTTGTATTTTTAATAGAATCATAAACCATTTCTTGACCTAAATAATCTACCTCATACCATTCATTTCCTTCACTATCAACAATATCTAAAATACCTACCATATTTGAAGCATTTATTTCAACTGTTGAAAATTTAACAGGTGAACCAAATGAAAAGGTAGTAGTATTGATAGTTGAGGAAATTGATTTACGTGTTTTTTTCAATAAAAAATACACAGGATTCCCACCTGATATTTCATAAACAGTAACTTCGGTTGGATTCCCAGAACTTGATACTGAAAAATCTACTGGATCTGATAATAAGAAAGATATACCATTTGATGTAGTAGCGGTAGCATTTCCGTCAATAAACAAAGCATAATCAAAATCGGGAACATATACTGAACCTGAAAGTTTAGATGGTATTTTTTGATAAAAATCTATATTTGTGGTTGCTACTCCTGTTACATTTGGTTTATACCCAAACATATATGCTAATTCAAATAAATTATTTGATTGACGAGCAAATTGTAAGTAGTTTTCTTGAACTTGATTATCTAAATAAAAAGATAAAACATCACCTACATATGCTGCCATTTCCATAAACATCATTCCTGGAGATGCTGGGCTAAAGTCATTGTATGTGGTTGGGAAATAAGTTTTAGCATAGTCAATTAGACTTGCTCTATATTCATTAAAATCTTTATTTATGTATTTTATATTTTTATTAGCGGCCATTATGCAAACGTTATTTCTACTTGATCAGTTACTCCAGTATTAATAATACTGTATGTTAATTGTACATTAATTTCATTAGCATCAGGATATTCTAAAATATCTAATTTTTCTACATTTATATTAGTAAAATATTGACTGATTAATTGCTGAATATCTTGTTTTAAAAAATCTAAATTACCAGAGGTTATCTGTTCAAAAATAAATGCTCTTAAATTAGCACCAAAATTATTATTTAAATATCTTTCTGTTTTATTAGTTAAGAAAAAATTTAATAAATTATTTCGAATAGCATCTTTAGTGGTATAAGTTGAAAAAAATACTGCAGGTGCATTAAAAGGAATAGAAATTCCTACCGCGGTACCCGGTTTTTGATCTATTGGAAATATTTTTTTTGCACCAAATGCCATTATTTTCTAGTTAAATTCATTATTTGATCTAAACTTAGTTGTCCATCAGGTAGAGCTCCATTTACTGGATCTATGGGTCCTTGCATTTTGAATTCTCCTTCTAATCCAGATTTAGGCCCTTGAGCCATTTCTCCTAAAATATCCATATATGCTTTTTTAGTATCAATAGGAGATCTAGGTGGTAAAGAATTAGTATTAAAATTTAAAGTACGAGTTTCAGAATCAAAAGATTCTTTTATAGGCTGTTTATTTGATCTAACTGCTTCTAAAAGAAGATCTTTCATTTCCTCTTGAATTGCTTCACGGACTGCTTCTTTAATAAGTTTTTTAAAAATGTCTGTTTTCATTTGTTATAAATATTTAATCAATAGGCTTTTAAATTACTTCTATCGATAATTAGTTTAAGTTCTGCAATTAATACTTGAGTGGATGTTGTAAATGAAAGTGGTGTTTGTAATAATATAATACCTTGAGAATTTCTAGCCACTCCTTTTATTCTTTTTATAGTAGGAGAAAATTGTTCTTCAACAATATCTAAAGTAAATCCATTATATACTTGTGAAGATGTTGGAGATTCTTGAACTTGAGTATATTGTTGATCTATTCTATTTACATATTCACTAGTATTAGATAAATCTGAAGATGGTATTCCACATCTAGTTAAATATAAATCTATTGATTTTAATAAATTAAGTAATTTAAATATTTTATCATTAGCATAATCTAATGCTTCAGATATAGAAGATATCTTATTTTTTGCTGTTTGGATATTTGGATCTAAAACATTAATTAGATCTCCTAAAACATTAATTGCTGCAGGAGCAGCTCCTGGGGCTAAAGGGATAAAACTTAAAGCTACATTAGCAGCAGTACGTGCAGTTTTAGTAGCATCTAATATTGTAGAAGTTGTTGTAACAACTGTATTTAATGTATCTATTGGTTTACTTAAAGTTTCTATTGTTCTAGAAATTGAATTTAATTGATCAACCATATTATTTCTCAATTGTAAGATTGAATTTAATTCATTTTTGGATAAACACGTAGTAGGCATTTCCATATTAGGTTGCCCTATATTTTTAATTCCTGTCTCTGTAATTATCTGAGTAATAGTTGGAACTAATTGATTGATTAGTTTTTGGGAGGAATTAATTATTAATAAGGGAAGTTTATTACCAGCCATTTTATCTTAAAGAATTAACTAATTTAGTTTGTTCAGACAATTGAAGCTTATTTTGTTGTTCTTTTAAAGTAGTTTGATTTATATTTAATTTATCTTCTATAATTAAATTATCATCCATTTGTTCCCATATTTTTTCAGGACCAAACGTTGTTCTTAACATATTATTTATAGTATTATATGGAAGCCTACTTTTATCAGTGGAAGGATTATATAATCTCCAAAATGGAAAAGATATTTTATTGGCTCTTACACCATTTAGATAATCAGATACAGGTACTACATATCTTTTATTTCCCCATATTATAGGAACTAATGTATTAGAAGGATATTTATTTATACCGTATTCATCGGGTTTGTTTTGTTTATTCCAAAGTTTATATGTTATATCTAAAACTGTTTGTCGTGGATATTTTAATTGAACAGTTTGTGTTCCTACCCAACCATCAACTTGAATATTTGGATCTGTTTTTTTAGTAAATTTTTGAATTGCCTCTATATCTGCTCTATTTAAAGGAGGTAAATTAACTAAATATGGATTTTTATTTTTAACATTTTCATTAAATTCATTAATTAATTCTAAACTTATTCTACTTCTTCCTTCTAAAGAATTTATATCAGTTGTAATATTTTTATTTCTAAGAAATATTTCAAATACTAACCATTTTAAATAAACTTCTCCAGGATTAAGTCCATTTACATATTCTATATCTAATGGATTTTCATTTAGAATTGGTGGTGATTTTAAATCTACACCTGATACTGTTCCAAATCTATTTTTTTCTGATGGGTTATCTTCTTCTTTATAGTTTATGACAGCCATTATAATGTAAAATTACGTTTTGAGGTTAAAGTACAATTCTCAGGAGTTGTTCCTAATTGTTTTTCTAAAGATTCTAGATATGTAATAGCATTAGTCATAGGTAAAAGCAATTCAGGAAATTGAGCAGGGGTATATGGAGCAACAGGTAAAGATGTTAAATTCTGTAAAGATTGGGCTATCTCTTTAATAACTGAGGTTAAATCTCTTAATAAATTAACAGTTGTATCACCTAATAATAATGGTTCTTTTGCTAAATCTTCTTTTCCTAAAAATATTTTATCAGCATCAGTAATGAATTTTTTAGTATCTATATTAACAGATTCTTTGGAATTTAAATTTATAGATTTAGCTGAACTTAGTAGTAAATGATCTTCATAAGCATTAAATACTAATCTACCAGAATCTAAAATTATTTGTTTACCAGCATAATTTTTAGGAGAAGTAGGTTGTTGACCATCAGGATAACTTATGTAACTAACACTTGAGGCAAGTATAGGGATATTTTGTGTGCTAGTTAAATAAATAGAAGAATTATCTGTAGATAGGTTTTCAGTAATAGGAATCCAACCTTCTGGGGTTTGGAGACCTTGTCCATTTCTAATTATAACAATAGGATCTCCATTTTCTCCAGTACTTGACCAAGCATTTGGAGTATTATTAACTGTACTTCCTAAACGAATTGAATTTCCCCATCTACCTTCATGGATTACATCTCCTTCAAATGGTAAAAGTGGGTGAATATTTGAGCGTTCTTTAAATGTTTTACCTAAAAATATTTCTGTAGATTGATCTGTTACTCGTCTAATACTTCCTGCTTGAGTTTGAATATAATCTTTCTGTTGGGAAGATGGTAGATTATTAGGAGTTGCTGGATAGGCATTATGATGTGGATGATTCCACAAACTAGTAATATTTATGTAGTATGAATTTGTAGATACTGTTGTTTCACCTATTTCAGTATTTGGAAGAGATATTAAATATACTATTTCATTTATTAATGGATAGTTTTTAATATTTGGATTAAGAGTAGTAGCTGTAGGAAAAACAAAATTTTCAGCAAGGGGTCTTGGGAAAGGAGTATTAACAGATTCATATTCAATAGTACCTAATCCATTCCACCCCCCTAATTCATTAAATCGGGGATGAGATTCATCTAATACAATACTAAGTACTCTAGCAGAAATAATTAGATTTGATAGACCTAAAGCTGTATTTGTAGTAAAATTATTGTTTCTATTTGAGTTTAAATTTTGATTTAAACCGCTAAATCCGTAATTCATTATTCTTTAGAATTATCATTCAATTTATTAATGTCATTTAAAAGTTGTGTTTTCTCAGCCTCAGATATACCAAATCCATCACCACCTCCTGTACTATTAGCATTTAAACAGCGCTGAATGACTGTGGCCATTTTAATTAATTGTTCATCATTTTTAACACCTATTTCAAGATATTCTTTAAGTAATGGAACAATTAAAGTAGCATCCCCAATACTTTCAACCATTGGTTTTAATTCTTCAATCAAAGCAGAAATTTGTCTTTCTTTTTTCTTTTGGTTGGTATATATTTCTTGAAATAAATCTTTAAGTTTTTTATCACCAAAGATATTGGAATCTAAATTATCCATATTTTTATCAATATTTATTTATTATAAATACGAGATGTGTTAAAATTTTATATATCCGTTTTCTAAATAAAAGATATAGCCCTTTTTAAATATAATATACAATCGATCGGCTATTTTAGTAATTTTAGGTGTTTTAGCATCTATCATTTCTCGTATATAAATGTATAATGCTTTTTTATTAAAAATTTCTAAATTATCTCTTTTTCTAAATAATTCTAATATAGCATCTGCTATTTTGGCATCCGCTTCCTTAGGAAATAGAGTATAAATATTATTGGTACAATACTCAACATATAAATCTGTAAATAAAGATATTTTGTCATTATGAGACAATTTATCACTTGGTGAATTATTTTCTTCTATCACATAAGAATGCCCATTATCTTCCTCTATTGTGGATACTGGGACTGAATTTACGCGTTTTTTATAATTATTATCGTTATATAAAATTAACCATCGTTTAGTAATAGTTCCAAAATATGAATATGCTTTAGGAGGGGTAAGTTTTTTTAGCTTATCCATACATTTCTCAGATACATTTAATTTTGAAATAAACTGATCAATTTGAGATTGAGTTACAGTAGGTGAATCATTTGTATAATTAGTAAAATTCAAAGTATATTTTTCTTTAAATTCTTTTATAATAATTTTTTCTAATCTATCCTGGATACTTCTACTATGGTGATATAAATGAATTTTGGATAATAAAAATATCATTATTTCATGTTGTAAATCTTCAATATTTTCAACCTCAGTATAATAAAACTTAAATGTATGAATTATATTTTGAGTAAGTTTAAAAAAGGCATAATGTATTCTATCATTATATATTCGACTTTTTTCATTAAAATCTTCACTTAAATTATAAGCTACGATTGCGTCTTCAGTTTCCTGAGTAAAGTAATTTTTAGACATATATTATTTTACTTTAAAATCATTTAATTGTTCTTGTATAAATTGTAATGTTTTAAAGAAAAAACCTACCTCATCATCTCCTTCAAATGTACCCTTAGAATCAATTTCTTTGAGTTTTGCATCTGAGAGTTCAATTGCAGTAGATAAATTAATCATATATTTTTCATATGATTTAATTACATCTTCACATTTTTCGTTTTTCTTAAGTAAATTATAAGTAGTAAAAATTAATATTACTATAATAAGAGAAAGAATAATAATTGTTGTTACCATGTTGTTAAATTAAAAAAGGTTATGAACTTAATCACAACCTTTAATGTTAAAAAATTAAAAAATTAACTTAAGCTTTAAAAAAATCATTCATTACATTTTTTAAACCTTCACTTTGAATATTACCTAAGGCTTTAGTTTTAATAGAAGCTTTGTTAACTGGCTGCTTGCCAGTCAATGTATAATTATTTTTTGTTGGAGCCAAGTTACTTTTAAATTTTGGTAACCATTCTTTTTCAAATTCAATTCTTGCAGCCATTAAATCAGCTTGATGTACAATATATGGTAATGAAGTACGTGGTCTTTGTTCTGGCATGAATGTCATTAAATATTTTTTGTTACCTTCATCATATAATCCATCATGGGTTTGGATTGCAATCATTTCATTAAATGTATAAGGAATACCATGAGATTGAAGTAAAAATAAACCACGATCTGGTACTGAGGCAAATTGTACTTTAGTATTAAACATATAATCTTCACCTAATTTATCTCTACGCCATTGATCAGTTTGTGGGATATAAGATTCATTTTCTTCATCTCCTATTTTACCTAAATCATGGTTTAATGCTGAAAATACTAATTCTTCAATAGTATATGTAGTATCATCTACTCCCATTTCAACCCAAATATTATTTAATTTAAGAGCACAATCAATTACACGAAGAACATGGTCTACATATCCTCCTGGGAATGCATTATGGTATTCTTTCTTGTGAGCAGCAGGCATCAACATTAGACGTTCTGAGTATTTTTCATAGAATGCTTTTAAATTTGAACGACGAGGCTCAGTAATATAGGCATCAATTCTGGATAATAATTTATCCCAATTATCTTGGATTTGTTCGGCTGTTAATTTCATAACTTTTATTTTTAAATTAGATTCGATTTAATTCACTACCTGAAATAGGTTCAGATTCAACATACATTTTAAGTTGTTCAATTTGAGATCTGAATTCTTCAATAACTTCATAACATAATTCACGGTTACCTTGATTTAAGGCCATAACTAATTTGTTAGTATTAGACTCCAAACTATCTAGTTTGCGTAATACTGATTCTCTATTTCTCATAATATATAAAATTTTTATTTAGGAAATAATATATAAAATAATTTTTTGGATTCCAAGTTAAAAATAAAAGATCTTATATTTATATTTAAACACATCAATACATGAAATTCTCCATCTCAACTTTTCTGGTAATAATATGTTTTGGATTATTTATGAATCTAACAACTATAGATGATAGTATAAAAAAAACCAAAAATGATCTTCCTCAGCCTTTTCCATTAGTACTGGATAATGATTCTGTTTTTATAATCCAACCAATAGTTGAAAATATAGATATACGTGGGTTTGAATTTGTAAAGAATATAAAATTATATTATAAAGACAAAATGTCTCATACTATTTTATTTAAAAAAGGAGAACCATTAGAAACATACTGCTCAGATTCTACCATAATAACATTATATCCTAAAACACAACAACCTATTATAATAGGAAGTACTAAAAGAATGAGCTGCAAAATACTAGCCATATTCAGTATATCTAAATATCAAACTGCTTTACTTAAAACTTATCCTTTAGATTCTATTAAGATCCACAATTATGTAACAGAAAATAAATATGTTTTTCCAATCAAAGATAAAACATATTTCCCCCGTCTACTCTCCCAATATCCCACTCATAACTAATCCCCATCTCCTTTAATTACTTATTCTGTTTTTTAAAACCCGTAATTTTAATATACGGGTAAAAGAATAAGCAATCAAGTTTACTTTAAAAATTCTTTAACTTTAATTTCAATACCTTTAAGTAAGGCACATTTTTCATATTCTTCAAATTGTTCAAAATGTTGTACTGCATACTCTAAGTTTTTACAAAACCCAAAAGATGCTTTTTTCCTTAAACACTCAATATGAAATTGGTTATTTAATTTTATATCTTTTATATACTCCCAAGCTTTTTCAAACATTATATGGTTCCCAGCTCGTTCAACTTCATCCTCATCTAAACTTGGAGAAGCATCCTTAAACATTTTAACAGCATATTGTTTAAAATAAGAATGATTAGAAATTATTTTATTAAACCCTCCAATCCAATAAAAAGGATGTTCTGAAAAATCTATTAATAATTCATTTTCATCATCTTGAGGTTGATCGCTAAATAAGTTAAATATGTTATTTATATTCATTTTAAAAATATCAAAAAGCGTTTTAAATAAATAACCTACTAAATTAATAGATTTATCAATTAAAGTTAATTTATTTTTGAAAAACATTTTACTTAATTATTTTAAAACAAAAATTGCCTCATATATGGTTTCCCATAAATATGAAGCAATTCAAATCAAACACTAGTATACTAATTACTTTATAGTATCAGTTTTAACTGAATCTTTAACAATAATAGTAGTATCAACAGTAACCGTATCAATAGTAACAGAATCAGTTACAGAAATAGTTTCGGTTTTGGTTCCACCACATGCAGTTAAAAGTGTAATTAGTGCAGCTAGAATAATAAATTGTTTCATAATAAATTTTAATTTGTTTTAATTTTAATATAATAATAAATATTCAATATCCCAAGTTAAATATAACTTTCTCCTAAATGTTTGACAGCTTCTATAGCTTGATTTAATGTTACATCAAAAAATTCGCGATAATTGTTCGGTCTAAAATCTTTTAAATGCTTGTGTATATCACTCTCAAGCTGTAGTCCATTATAACATCTGAACACGTACTCCAATTTAAATGGTGTTGGAACTCCTGTTGCTTTAGAAAGATCCTTAATTCGGATACCAATTTCCTTACGTGTGTATCCTATTTTTAATAAACCAGGAATTGAGGGATTTGATAAAACATAAATAATATCATCCCCCATTCCATCAGTTGGAACAGTCTTTTTTGGTCTTCTAGTATAATAAGTTACATCCCAACTCCCATCAACACCCGGAGGTGGTTCTTGTGGGGTTAATGTAAAATAATAAATAGAAGAATTTTGCACATCCTCATCTTGAGAAATATATTGTTCTGCTTCCTCAAGCGAAATAGATTTAATTGAAGGGATTTTTTTCATAATTTACAATATATATTATTTAATGAGCGTCCTTTTCCATTTGGTGAATCCATACCATAACCCCATAACCAACCATCACCCATTTCAAATCCAAATTGATCAATATTACATTTACAATGCTGTTTTTTAATTAACACACATGTCTTTACATCTTGTGCTCCCCGTTGGTATAACAACTTAGATAAATAATTTAACGTATTTCCTGAATCAGCAATATCATCAAATAACCATACTATTTTACCCGAAATATATTTGGTATCAATCATACGATATAGATTGAATTCTTTCTGTTGTTCACCTTTATATGAACTAATACCAATATATTCAATAAAAGGATCAAATGTAACTCCTTTAGCAATATCTGAGAAAAAAGGAATTGCCCCTTGTAAAACAGGAGCAAATAAAACTTGATCATTTGGTGAATAAGTATTATTAAAATACCCAACAATGGAGGAAACTCTCTCAAGAATTTCCTCTTTAACCCATAATGTCCTACCATTCATAACCTTCCTACGTATATATGTATATATTAATCTTCTGTTACTTTAGATATCCCCCAAATACTAAATATAATATAGAATACTCTACCTACCCAACTCCAATTGGCTATGTCAAGGTCCCAAGCAATAAAACTACCAATAAGGTAATACATAATAATTACAAGGATTATTTTTATAAAATTTTTCATATATTTTTTTCTGGAATATATAAAATGAAATTTTGAAATCCTAGTTTTTAATATCTTCTTTTTTATAATAAGAAAGTAATTGTCTTAATAAACTAATTTTATCGGTAATAGTTCCGTCTTGATATGCTTTAATTTTATCAAGAATATCCTTTTCTTTAGGACGACCTAACTTCATTTTATAATCAAAAATATCTATTAAACTCATGAACCAATAGCCTTGAGATTGAAATGAATCTTTTAGAATATCTGAGGTACTTCTTACTTTTATATTTTCATAATCACCCCCTGCTTTAGCAGGATCCCACTCAGTAAACACCTCAATACGCTTGTCTTCTTTAGGACGATAGATGGTTTGTCCCTCGAGACCTGCTTGTTTCCAATATTTAGCTTCTGGAATAATAATATCTAAATCACCTACTGTACTACGTAAATCCAATTTGTCTCTTAAAACTGGGAAAAGATATAGGGCTGCCGAACCTGCTATAAAATAAACTTTATTACTTGGATTGATACCAAACTTTTTAAAAACAAGCTCGTTTGCTTTAGTGAGCAATTCTTGAAGAGCTGGATTTGATTCCTCATTTAATGGGTATTCTTCTTGTAGTTCTTTAAAAAAATTCTCAAAAAATACGTTAATGTAGATCTCTGTTAAATTCATTAGATAAATGGTTTATTATAAATATACGTATATACTTTGTCGATAATGAAAAGATCGTTTTTTTGGTTGGGTGCGTTCCTTTTAAGGTTTGGCAAAAAGGGTTAGTTTGAAAATTTAGATATGTTTATGGGTATATATGTATATACGTATATACAAGTCGAGGCGTAAAAGTTGTATAAGATGTGGGAATTGGTGGCATATCCTGTCCCGACGCGCCCGCCCGCTATATGGACGACGGCGCGCATGGGCCAGTATTTATAATTGCATACGTACGTACGCATATATAAGTAAATCTTATAATGGGTTACAAATCATTTCCCATACAAGCCAGCAGTCTATCTCTTCTATATCGTCGGATCCTATATGTAATTTAAACGCATTAAACTCGTCCTCATACGTATCTTTATCCATGATGGAATTAATAATGTCCATTAAGTCATTATCTGTTTTCCCGTCCAATACTGTAGTTAATGGACCCCATATCTCATTAATGACATATTCTACATCGCCATCATACGATTCGATTAACTCAGGAATACGTTCATCGCGTTCAAATTGTAAATACTCGAGTACGTTTAATTTTCTTAATTCGATTTTCATATATTTTACGTTTTTTAAGTTAATTTAATATACGAGCATATACTATGTAGTCCTATTCATCGATAAATCTAGTAAGCCACAAGCCATAACATAAGGTAACCAATTCAATACCCACCATTATGAAAAACTCACATCCACTCTTATGTGAGGCAATCTCCACATTTATTAAACCCACTATACCAGCTATTGATATTCCTATTTTAATGAACCACTGAAATGGTTTAGGGAATGTAATTTGAGTACTCATATGTTTATGTTTTATTGGTTGATTGAATATACAATATACTAATGTGTAGTCCTAACGCGTTTGGTATTTATAGAAATGGGCATTATGTACAGTTACAACACATGCTACAGCACAAGCAATATTCATTACCAATGCTCCCCAGCTCGGGTACATAACACATGCTGCGGTTACTCCAATGTATTCAAACGTTATAACAACGGCTAACATGTTTAATAATATTTGCTTTGATTTCATATGTTTCGTTTTTTAAGTTAATTAAATATACTAAATATAATAGGGTAGGCCTAATGACCTACCCATTTAACTAATTTATATCTTGTTATATCTAATCATTACATAATCAATTCCTACACTAATAAACGGGGGGTATAATGTTTCGATTTTTACATCTAATTCAGAATCTTGTTCTAAAATAAATGCTTTTACTACATTCGCATCTAATACATTACAACATATTTTCACTCTCTTATTTCCACTTTTATAAGTATCATTATAAAAAGTAAAATTATCTTTAAACTCAGCTCTTAATTTAGGTCTTAATTCTGTCCAGTTCATCATAGTTTTAAGTTTTTAAAAGTTTAAATTATCTTTTTTTATTATATTTAAATATATGAGATAAAATAAGGTAGTCCTAACGGACTACCCTATTACTTAAAACATACACAACTTACTTACTAACTTCTGCTTTAACCATTGCTGGTCGACCGCGTTTAATTTCAATTCCACTCGCTGCTTTAGCAGCACGCTCAGCTAATCGTTTTTGACGTTCTGATTCGCCATTTGAGGGACGACCTCTTTTAATAACGCCTCCGTTTAATTCAGCTTTCGCTGCTAACTCAGCTAATCTAGCTTGACGTACTGATGTCCCGTTTACCGGACGTCCTCGTTTTAACTCTCCGTTATTACGTTTTGCTTCTAACTCTGCTAATCGTTGTTGACGAACTGAATTCGGATTAACAGGTCTACCTAATTGTTTTGTTTCGATGTTTTGATTTTCGTTTTTCATAACCTTTATTTTTTGTTTTTAGTTTTTAATTATTTATTTTTATTATGTTTTAAATATACAACTGTATATCTTGTAATCCTAATTAATTTATTTTACTTATTTTTATTTAAAGAACGAATTATTTATTTTTCTTATACTTAAATATACAACTATATAACTTGTAATCCTAATATTGTAACTGAAAATAATAATGGGCGGACTTAAGCATCCGCCCCATTAATAAACTACTACTAATAAATAATCTTAATGACGTTTTTTCTTATTACATGTTCGCCCTATTGAAACATTTTTCCAACCATGATGGCTGCTTTTATGTGTTTTATGTTTCTTTCTTTTCTTGTTTCTATCTGTTGTATTTGCGTTCGCAACCGCAGATATCATCAATGCAGTCATAATCATTAAAACTATCTTTTTCATATTTATGTTTTTTAAGTTACTTGAATATACAGTTATTTAATATGTAATCCTATTATTTTTAAAAATTATATGTTTGTCTCTCAGACGAAACATAGTAATGAATTCTATTTCTAGTTCCTGTTTTAACTCTAACCCTACCAATTGTACCCTTAAATAAAGCACGTCTAATCAGGTCGGCATGTTTTTTTTCTCGTTCTGAATTCCATAGTTCAGCACATATTTGTTTCTCTGTTTTGAATGGATTATTAGTCAGAAACTCAACTAGTTCTTGTTGGGAATTAATCTTAATTGTTTGACCGAAGCAATTTATTTTAGTTTTCATATTTTTAATTTTTTAGGTTAATTAAATATACAATTATAAAACGTGTAATCCTAATAAATAAATGGAGGCCCAACGTTGTGGACCTCCATGGTTTAAGTGGCTCGACGACTCTATGAGTTGGCCGGCCTTCGCGTGGTGGCTATTATGTCCACCTTTAAATCGGGTGAGCCGAGGGCGGGCTTATTTCATCCTCTTGTCCCTAAATGGCTCCCCTGTTTGAACCGTCCTTTTCACTTTAACTTATCCCCCGTTACTGGGGCCGGTTACTTATTTAATTAATATACGAACTAAAATTCTGGAATCCTAACTTTGAGTAAAAATAATACTTAATACTAATCCAACATAATAAATGGTAATAAACCAAGTTGGAATTAAAATAACTGGACTCTGAATTGCTTTTTTCATAGATGTTTTTGTTTTTTTGTTTATTTAAATATACGAATATATGTTATGTAATCCTAGTATTTGAACAGTAAGGTAGCCAGTCAACCTAATTATCAACCAGCTTTATGTATAAATTTAACTCACATTGTTTTGCTGTATCATTAACTCATGTTATTTGCTCATCTAATTGGGTCGACTAGAGGCGGGAACATTTTTGTCAAAATTTAAAAACCGGTATATTACTCCGGGTGCATTAATGCTTTTGTTGTAACTAATATGTGTAAAGAGCGCGTTTTTGAGCACTACTTGGTTGAGAGCAGTCCTGACTAGCATTCACTTCTCGTTGTCCTACTGTGAGGATCCCTTTTGTGTTCCATTATACATATGGTGAAGGTAAGTAAAAATGCAAAGAACTATATAATGTTGTAAGAGATATACTGATGATTGTACCTCTAATAGACTCTAGTTCCTGTTTCTTAGTCATCTTCCCTATATAGAAACAAAAGCCTAACTTTTCAGCCAACATTTGGTAGTCAGGACAGGATTCGAACCTGTATCTATTAATTAGTTGACGTTGCCCATCCATTCCGCCACCTGACTATATGCTTAATCAATTAATTAAACGTTTTTAAATGCTTTTCTTATGAGATAAATATACGAACGTATTTTTTGTATTCCTAGTTGTATAATACACCTCTTATGTTGTTAATGTTTTCCAAATCATTGTATAAATCATTCAACATGGACTGGAACAATGAAACTAGTTGCAAGTCCTCTTGTGTTTTAACAAAATTGGAACAGAAATCATCAACATCTTGTTCAAGAGCATCAATAGCTATTTTTAGTTCCGCTGAAATTATATCAACGTTTCTGTACATATCTAAATTAACATCTGTTTTCATATTTTCTTTATTTATTGAGTTAAATATATGTTAAAAAACCATGTAATCCCCGCAAGTTTTACTGTATTTTGCGTGTGTCGTTGTATATACATATATATTTTGTCGATGCAAAGTGGGGTGGGGAGGTGTGGGAAGGGGTTGTGTCTCCCCAATCCCTGCACCCCATTCCCGTTGATCCCTAGGTCACATACTCCCAACTATACGTATATCCATATATCCATATATACGAACTTGTCATACCTCCACATTCACTTCCCTCTCATATAAAGCACAAATCGTTACTCTACCCCACCCAATAGCATCCCAACATTTTCCCCAACTCCCTTCTACCTCCTCTAATTTATCCCCATACAATGGAGTTTCCTCCACTATACGTTCACAATGTTGTAATGCTTTTTCCTTACTAACATATGTTGCTATGTAGTATTCTCTCTGGAATCCATGTTTATCCTCTTCCCCACTATATACTTGATATATTTTCATATTCTGAATATTATTGTTGCTTTTTGTTTGTAATAAATAATGTGATCCCAGCTCCTAATAGAAATCCACCTAACCAAATTAATAATATTGTCATATCTTATTTTTATTTAAATATACTATTGTTTATTTTGTAATCCTAACAATCTAATCTAATAACATAACAATCAATTCCTTTATCATGATGGTAATCAGGTTCACCTAATTCTTCTTCTAATCCATTCTCCTCAGAAGGCCAGATCTCCTCCAATCTAATTGTTGTTTCATTTACAACTAAACCATAGTCCCAATCTGTTGGGTCCGTTGCAATCACAACTAGTTCTTTTTCTTGATCTAATGTTTCGAGGTGTTTAATTAGGTCTTTTATTTTCATAACTCTTATTTTTTCGTTTACTTAAATATATGATTAATTAAAGGGTATTCCTATTTTTTTACTTTAACAAATATATTAACACCATGTAATGCAAATGAATACATTGGTTTATTCTTTGCAATTTTAATGTCCAAATGTGGATATTCATTTTGAGCTACTTTCATTACCTTATCCATTGCTTTAAACGAGGTAGCACCTACCATTTTACTACGTAATCCATTTGTTCTAGCTTCAGTATATACTCTTCTGTAATGTTGTTTTTCTACTTCTGTCAAGGCACTAACGTACACTGCACGTAAATACTTTGCTACATCTAATAGTTCTAAATATTGTGTTCCGGGGAGCTTATTTGCTTTAGTTATTTTCATTTTTTATGTTTTTTAAGTTAATTAAATATACAACTGTTTAATTTGTAGTCCTAATTAATTATATAACACGCTTTTAACCTCAGTAATTGAATCTAGATCCTCATACAAGTCATTTAACATTTCGTTGAATTTAGTAACTTGTTCTAAATCTTCATGTGAAGTTACGAATCTCTCACAATATTCATCAATTAGTAGTTCTAACTGTGTAATCCTTGTTGTTAGTTTTTCTGAAATGCTATCAATGTTTTGATACATTTCTAAGTTTACATTTGTTTTCATAACTTTTATTTTTTAGGTTGACTAAATATACGCTTATAAACCTTGTAATCCTATTGATATTGTTTAATTAAAGCGTTTATCCAACTCTCAAGTTCTTGCTCAACGGCTTTTACCTTATCACTAGCTCCATTCAGTGTACACAAATCATGTCTTGATTGATGGTATTCTATACTATCATCCCATGGTTTAGAGGATGTGGTATCCACAAAATACACACGACCATATCCTTCACTATCATCAATGTCGAATTCGGGATAGTGTTGATTCATATATTCATATACATCTTTGTTGATTGCTTTGTGGAATTGTTTTCTTGTCATAACCTTTATTTTTTTAACAACAATAATCCTGATATACCATTGATACCTCTACTATATCCCATTCTTCAGGTTTTACTTCTTCTCCATTCACAATCAACCTGTCATCTTCCGTCCATTCGAAACTATGAAATTCCAAATGGTTTGCTTTATTAATTGCTATGTACATATATTTAGTTTTCTAATTTATACTTTTCTAAACATTCCGGACATCCAACATGCTCTACTTGTTCAATCCTAGCCCAGTTATTTGATAGTGCAGGTGTACCACATAAGTTCCCTGTTCCACTTTTGTAGATATGAGCTGTATTGCTCCATACATTTCCTTTGTTCCCAAAGATTGAGTATCCTTGTTTTAGTTCTGTCGTTTTCATAACTTTTGTTTTTTAAGTTAATTAAATATACAACTGTTTAACTTGTAATCCTATTCAATTTCTACTCCTAATATTTTTTCCAAATAATCCAATGCTACACTTTTACAACCATCTAATGTTGTGAGTCCTTTATGGTGTGCATCTGAGTCTCTCATTCCACCATGATTATCATCCTTTGTCCACGCTAATTCCTTGATGTGTTCTTTCTTAAGCCCATCCAACTGATATAGTTGAACAGCCCTACCTATACTATACACACCTCTATTTTGCTCTATTAATAGAAATGAACGATCACATTGAGTCAAATAATTATGGATTAATTCTAGTTTGATTTCATTTGATGAAACCTGAGTGAATTTGCTTTTCATAACTTTTATTTTTTCGTTTACTTAAATATACAACTGTAAATTCTGTAGTCCTATTCCTTAATTTGAGCTTTAGCTATACCAATGTGTTTACATGGGTTTTTCCAACTCGGACAATTACATTGCCAATATTTCCCATTCACAGTAACGGTGTACTGTTCTTTTCCATTCGAGCTCTTAATAGCAAATGTTTTAATTGAATTAGTTTCAATTGGTTTTGGTTTCCAATGTTTCCTAACAAACTCCAATGTAATGGTTTGTCCAATTTCGTACCATTTACCATCCATTATAGCGTATCTACCTTGACTTGTATTTGCAATGGCAGGTGGGATATGTTGAGTTGCTATAGGTAGATATATCATTTTAGTTCTGAAATGGTTATTTTGATTAGACCTTTTAAATATCCAATTATGAAGGCATGTGATTTACCTTCTTCCCACATTTGTTCTGTTGAGTTTAATTCTTTTTGTAGCATCTCAGCTAGTATCTGTTGTTTCGTTTTAGTTTTCATATCTTTTTTTTCTTATACTTAAATATACGAATGTAAACCTTGTAGTCCTAGTAAAATAAAAAAGGGGACGTTTACGTCCCCATTATTATCAAAGTGGTAACCTAAAACATAATCCACTTGACCATGGATATCCAACATTGAAATATGTTTTGATATGTGGATATTTTTTATACATGTATCTTTGAATTGCTTCTTTTGGACCTGAATATATCTTGATGCGACGTGTTGTTTTTCGTTTATCGTTGTAGTAACCTAATGAACCGAATTGCTGTTTTAGATCATTCATAATTATTACATATTCCAATTCCTGTCTTGTTAATTCAACAACATCATTTGGTTTGCTTTGTTTTGTTGGTAATATAATTCCGGTTTGTTCTTTTACAAACGTAACTGCATCACTATTCGCATCAATGATTTTCTGCATATCCGTTTCAACTTCGTCCCATAAATCAACTCCCATTAATTTGAAATGTTCAATTATATTACGTTTATTTTCATAATCGGTGATTGTTTTTCCCATCATTTCAATTTCATTAATATCCATTGGCTCAATACAATCAATAACCCAATCATCACTTTTATTCAAACAAACAATGGTTTGAAATTCAGCAGTTACTTTTGGTCCGTTAGGGAATTGTTTCGTAATAGTTGTGTTTACAAACACACTTGAATTTGATTTTTTCATCTTTTTACGTTTTTTAAGTTGTTTAAATATACAGTAATAAACTTTGTAGTCCTAGTAAGCTCGCATTACCAAATTTAAAGGCACGTTGTATCTACTTGGATCAATGATTGGATCAAATCCATCAGTGTCCTCGTTAAAAACATATTCAATTTCTAACCAATCAGTTGTTGATTGATTTTCAAGTACCAGCTTTGCTGAGTCTCCACAATCGGAAAGGATCACTCCATAACCACAAGCATTGGACCACTGATAGTAGCCATGTATTTTTAGTTCGTTCATAGTTCCTCAATTAGTTTACTTTCTATAATTGTTTCTGTTCCCCAATAGATATCTTCATCAATCTCTTCACCTTCATCACGTTCACTTCCGCTTTGGAGTATTTTAGCTGCTTCTTCTTTATTTTCAGCTTCAATAATATATTGTATTGTTTTAATGGATTGTACCTCTGTTGTAAATCTAAATACTTTCATATTATTTCTTTTTAAATTGTTCAAACCATTCTTGTAAAATTTTATCTGTTGATTTAGAAGTTTGCATTGTTGAATTAAATTCTTCTGTGAAATAAAAGTGTGCAAAACTAATTAAATCTTCCTCACTATACATTCTTTCAGCTTGCCATTTAGCACCTTCAATAAATGAATTTTTAGAGTCAGTTAAACCACCCCAACCTTTTATAAATTCTTCAGCAGCTTCTTCAAGTGTTTCTTTCATAATCTTTATTTTTTAAGTTAATTGAATATACATTAATTTAACTTGTAATCCTAATAAATTATAATTTAACTCCAATTCCTCCAACCACTACATTAAACCCATCAACCCAACCAATTTTAATATATCCTTTAGTTAAGTAACTTTGATACACTTTCCCATCTGTTTTAGCTTTAGTTGCTAATAAATCACCAGTACTTGGGTTATACATTAATTCTTTCATAACCATTATTTTTAAATTACATCAATAAATAATTTCTCTTCTTGTACTTTACAAACACCTCCATTTACAGCCTCTTTCACTGCTTTCATTAGTGCTTTGTTAGTTGGATATTCATATGTGTTATCAGGTAGGTGTGGTCCTCTCCATCCACATTGCATATTGCTGATTGAAAACGAAGTCCCTGATTTGGATGTTAAGGAGAACCCCACAGTACCTTCTTCGCGGTTTGTAAATACTTTTAGTGTCTTAAGATTCCCCATTGAATCCACTACTTCAAATTTTCCGATTAGTTGTCTCATAGCTCTGTGTTTTTGTTTTTGTTGCGTTTATATACTTTTGCTGATGGTTTGAAGCGTTGAATCATTTTACGTCGTACTATTTGTGCAATGTGACGTTCACTTAATCCATTTATCTTCTTATCTTCTTTCATACTGTAAATATACAAATAAAAATAGGGTAGTCCTAATGAACTACCCTTTTATTTATTTTAATCTTGAGTGGTTGGAAACACATGTTCCAAAGCGCTAGCAACTGAATCCTCTATGTTTGAATCAACTGAATCTTCAATCACTGAAACTATTTGGCTATGGAATCCTCTTTCATCAATTGTAACTCGTATATCTCTATTATAACCCATTTCTAATTCAATTACTTCATCTAACGAATCTTCAGTTATATCATTTTTAATACCGGTTGTTATGCTTTCAACCGCTTCATCAATTAGAAACTTTGAATAGCTTAGTAGTTGTTCTTTTGTGAATGAAAATGTTCCTTCATTTTTAGTTGATAGCGCACTAACACGTTCAACAAGATTAAATAGCTCGATTTTTAAATTTTCTAATTCAGTCATAAGTTATGTTTTTTAAGTTGATTAAATATACGTTTATAAATCTTGTAATCCTAACACTTTAGATTTTTGCTATTGCATCCCTAATTTCACGAGCGGCTTGTTCAGTTATACTCCTACTTGTTCCACCAATGTGCCATTCGATTAGTTCATTTTCATTCAATGATCTATATTCCTTCCAGTCATATACTGTAAATACATCTCCGTCATTTGTTTCCATTTCCCATTCAAAATTGATCTTATTCTCACCATCATTTCCTGAACAATCGGGATTGCCTAATACTTTTGTTAGGGTTGATAATGAACATTTAACTACTACATTGTGGAACGATGTTCCATCTATTGATTGAGATGTTTTTTTCATAACCTTTATTTTTTTATTTAAATAAATGAACGTAAACTTTGTAATCCTAATCTATTAGTTGAATAGATACTTCATCTGGATGAATCCATGCTTTGTATCCTTCTACAAATAAGTCTTCATCATATTCAAAACAAAAAATAGTTTCCCCATTGTAATCTTCAAAACACAATCCACCATTTTCTCCAATTCCACTAATTGTATGTATTTTTACATTATTTTTCTCTATTACCTCATCAATTACAATACATTTTTTTCCAATTAGTGGGGAGAATTTATTTTCCAATCGATCTTGTCTTTTATGTGCTTCAATGATTTCATCAATTTTATCAAATAGATATTCTCTTGCATCACTATACTCCCATCCTTCATTCATCATATCCACAACAATTGTGTTTGCTGCTGTATTGAACCAAGCAAGTGCTGATAGATCTATAAGACTTTCAATGCGTTCTGTTTTTTCGTTTTTCATAACTTTTATTTTTTTAAGTTGATTAAATATACGTTTGTAAATCTTGTAATCCTAGAGAGTTACTTGATCTCCTTTATAATCAAAACATTGCCATTCATTATTTTCAAACAAATAGTAATATGAAACATTCCCATCAAGAAAATCACTCATATCTCCAATCGCAACATTTCCATCATCATATACTTTACATTCTGAAAGAGATGGCTCTAAACTACTCATATCTCCTAAATCAAGTAAATCAGTGACTTTGTCTTCTGTTGTATAATATTCAGTTAGGATTTCTCCATTGTGTGATGGATATCCATCAAAGTGACAATAAATGTAACGAATTTTTCCGTCTTCAAGACGTTTTCCAATGTAACTACGTGTTGCCATAACCTTTATTTTTTAAGAACGTGAATCGTAAATTCCTACTACTATATCATAGAAACTCTCTGAGATGTCTTCCCATTTTCCATCTCGGCCTTCATTGATAAACATCCGATTGTTTTCTTTCTGAATGGTACTGTTTCCAATTGGAGGGTGTAGTTTTAAAGCAATGTACTTTTTGTTTTGTTTTAGTTGCTTTAGTTTAAGCAAAATTTCGAATTCTGATTGTGTTAATCCGTTCATAACCTTTATTTTTTTAAGTTGATTAAATATACATTAACAGATTTTGTAATCCTAACAAATTAACTTAGTAAAACTACATACTTAGTATCTTCATTTTCATCTTCAGATACCTTATCCATTTGGTGGTAGTCACTATAACTTACATACCCATAATCGACATCTGAAATGTTTGCTGCTACTTGGGTTCGCCAATAGTCTCCATAACTGTATGAAAATTTTACTTCCATATCTGGGTTCATTTCATCAAGTATTTCTTTTAATTCTTGTACCGTCATAACCTTTATTTTTTTAAGTTGTTTAAATATATGTTAAAAGATTTTGTAGTCCTAGTCTATAATACTATTCCTTTTACTGCGTTTGGAAATATTTCAGGACTTAATACTTGTTCATGTGGTCCATAATACCATTCTTTGTTATAATCCAATTCAACATGAACTACACTACTAGTATCCTTTATATCCTCTAAACCAGCTTCATATCCAGGTCTAAATACATATAATTCAGGATCAAGTGTTTGTAAGTGTTCTATTAGTTGTTTTACTTTCATATTTCTAATATATTTCCGTTTGAACTTAATTTACCAAATTTACCATCAGTCACTACTGAACCATTTGAATATACTGTTTTATATGCTGATAATTTAGTTGTGCCTGCATTAATTATATCTTCACAGTTGTGAATATGCCCAAACAAACACAGTTCAGGTTGTAATTGAAGCATTCGTTTTTTAAATGCATTACATCCACAGAATTCTAGTTTATTTGTTGTATCATATGATAGATCTAAAATACCTTTAGGTGGACCATGAACCACTACTACATTTGTATCATCAGGAATAGTAGCCCACAAGTTGTGTAGTTTGTCTCTCTTTTTATTGAATGCCCAACCTTCACCAAACGAAGGTGTAAATGGAGAACCCCATATATTGATACCATCAATTGTAATTGATTCGTTTTCAAGATACACTATATCCTTTTCAATGAAATGGTCTCTAGTAATCCATTTGCGTTCAATAGCAACATCGTGGTTTCCAGCTACAAATATTTTATATTTAATAGGTAGCAAAGCAAACCAATTTATAAACTCTAAAATCTCACTATGGGACTTAACTATATCTTGTGGATTAGAACAGTCACCTGAATGAATAACCATATCAATATCCTTTGGAATATTTAATAGTCCGTGGTAGGTGTGTGTGTCACTTATATGCCAGATTTTCATAACTTATTTATTTCTTGTTCTACATCATTCCACCACATTGTAGTTATTGCATCGTAATGGGTGTATCTTATTTCTTTAACTGCTATTAAAGCACACTGTTTAGATAATACAGACACTAGTATTTCCTCCCCATAATCGCCCCCAACATCCATAAATAGCATTCGGTATGTGTGTACTAATTGTTCTGCTTTTTCTTTTGGTGTCATAGTTTCTCAATTTCATTTCTTACTTTTTGCCAATAGTTATACAAAATAATATGGTCTTCCGCATCAGTGGTGCTCATTATTTCATCAACTGCTACTAAAGCGCATAGTTTAGCTTGTATAGTATCTATGGCTGAAACTCCGTCTTGGATGTTTGGATTTTTACCTAGCATTTTCTTCAGTAAATCATCTGCTTTTTCTTTTGGTGTCATAGTTTCTCAATTTCTTGTTTAACTTGTTGCCAATAAGATACATATTTACCTTCTACTTCTACTTTGAAATATGTTCCATATTCTTTTATAATCTCATCAACTGCAATTAATGCACTTTGTTTTGCAAAATGTTTAGTAATATCACTTGCCGCTACAGAACGTACTTGATACATTTTTCTAAATAATTCATCTGCTTTTTCTTTTGGCGTCATAACTCTTATTTTTATTTAAATATACAATTAAAGGTTTTGTAATCCTAATTAACCCTCATCCATAAATTTAATTAAAAAATCACGTAGTGCTCTACTTAATGTGGATTTCTTTGCTTTAACTAAATCGTATTCGTCTTGTAGTGATCGTTTACCATCAATATGGTCACGTATTTCCCAATACATTTTGTCCTCTTTTGTTATGATCCATGGTTGATTTGACCATTGTTCTCCATCGGGATGCATATACATACCTTCAACTTCCTTTGCATCTGAACCATCTGCTGATTTGCCTGTAAATATCATAACTTTTTTATTTTAAATATACAATTAAGAATTTTGTGGTCCTAGTTTATTAGGTACTTGAAAATTTTCCTTTAGCCATTGTAAAAACTCGTGTAGATCTGCCTCACCAACATAGTCTTCATATATTTCATCCCAACTTTCGTACTCAATTCCATCCATTAATGTTATATCCCAATCACTTACATCCTCATATGCACCATCAGGTCCAATTTGAAAATCATCACTTACGTAAGGTGGTTTAGCATCAAGCATTGCATCATATCTTTCTTTAGCTACTTTTAGTGCCTCGTTTGGTTCAGGACCAGAGTCATCTTCATCATCTTTCCAATGTGAAAACATATTGATTTCGTCTTCACTATCTTCTTTCCAACTACTTCCGAATATTGCCATAGTTTATTTGTTATAATTTTAAATATATTGACGTTCACATTTCCAACTTGTCTTCCAATGGTCTCCCACACCTTCCTGCCAATCATTCCACTTAACATATTTTTGTTTTTCGTAAAATGGTCTCAACCAAATCCACTTATCTTTATTTCCTTGTTTCCCAACCCAAACCCAAGTTGGTAACCAAGCGTATTTCTTTATTATTCTTTCCTGTCCTATGTTCATTTTTCATAAGTTTCTGTATAATATTGTTCAAAATCTTCTTTCTTTAATGATGTAGGAAAAAAGTGTGCTGCAGTTTGCTGATGCTGCTCCTTCTCCATTGCTTTGGCTTGTTGAATCTCTAAGTTATGACTTAATAAATCAACACCTAATTCCGTTAAACTTTCAACCAACCACTCAACTGCTGTTTGCTTCATATTATTTCTTTTTAAATTGTTCAAACAATTCTTCTGTTGTAAAGTATTTCATATCTAAACCAATCCAATTATCTTTAGATGCAGTTTGGAAATCTTTAATTCTAATCCACTCAGCAAACTCAATTGCCTCACTATACATTCTTTCTTGTTGCCATTTAGCACCTTCAATAAAAGCACATTGAAGTACATATTGAATATTAACACCTTCAACTAAATCTTCTTTATTAAAATGTCTAGCAGCAGCTTCTTCAAGTGTTTCTTTCATTTCTTAGTATTTAATTGTTCAATAAACTCTATTACCTTTTCACACATTTTAGATGCTGAATAATCTCTACGTTCTGTTATTTCTAAATAAAGAAATTCTAATATCTGTTTTTGTTGCCAATTAGCACCAAATTTTACTGCTCTTTTGTATGAGTGGGGCGTAGGAGAATCTAAATAACTTTCCATTGCTTCTTCAAGTGTTTCTTGTTTAGATTCTTTTTTTGATGCCCATTCTCTTAATGTTTCATTACTAAGTATAATACCACGGCAATCAATATCTGTACAAATTGGTGTACAATGTTCTCTTATGATTAAATCTAAACCACACTTAGGACAGTTATTAATTAGTTTAGATTCTTTTGGAATGATTATTTTGTAATGTGTTAAATCTTGACCTGCATAAAAATTATATCTGCATTGTACTTCAACCTCCTCACAACTTGGATTTTGGACAAACCATTCAAGAAAATCATCTTCAATAGCTTGTACACCATCTTTGATTAAATCTTGGTCTGTTGTTAGGATGATTTTTTTACTTAAATGAAAAAGTTCATTATCACCTATTCCTATCTTAAAAACTTTATTTTTATAAATAACCCAATCCCCTTCTTTAATTTCTTCATCATTAGTGATGTAGATGTTTTGGTTTATTACGTGTATGTTTTTCATTTAAATGTTATATTTAAAATGTTTTTATTTACTATACTAATACCATCTTTGTATATAGTATCACCTATAACACTATCTGCTTCCATAATTGGATAAGATGCACCTTGATCTGTTGACCAATGAGTTTGTACTTCTATTGGGTATTTTTTAGTTGGTTTCTTTTTGGAATCGGATATACCAAATCCTATTACTACACCAAATACCAACATAGTAAATGGTACCGCTAAATACTTTACATTAAATGCTGACCAATCGTTCATAACCTTTTTTATTTTAAATATACAATTAAAGATTTTGCATTCCTAATCTTTCTTATAATTTAAGTGATCATAATATACTTCCATCATCATAGAAACTCTACGTTCCACCTCATTTGATACAATTGCTCCTAATTTATGTCCTAATACCTCAAGTAAGTTAGTATAGAATCTACAATTAGAGTATTTATCTTTTATTTGTGAATATTGAAATCCAGGTATTTTAATTAGGCCCTGAAATATTTCATCTAGATATTTAGTTATGGATGGAATGTCTATATCTAGTCCGTAATGTCCTTCCTCTAAATAGTCTTTATATTTGGTGTTGAATTCGTCTGCTGTCATTTTGAGTTTGTTTTAATGTTTTCCATCATCCATTTTGCTCCAGCTATAAACCCATCATACAGATCTTGTTTGTTAAAAGATGTTGATGTGTATTTTTCTGCTGCCTCTTGAATAGATAATTCAATCCGTTTTTCAACAAATCCTGGTTTAGTATAGATTATTAATTCGTCCCATTCCTCAGTGGTAAGTTTTTGTTTTAGATTTCCCATTTTATTTCTTTTTAAATTGTTCAAACCAATCTTTAATATCAAAACTCCAATCCAAAGGAGATGTATTTCTTACGGAACTCCTATAATCAGATTGATGTTTTAGTAATAACTCTAATACTTCTTCCTCACTATACATTCTTTCTTGTTGCCATTTAGCACCTTCAACAAAATCTATTGGTGGTGAAGAATCTTCTGCATAATCAAATTGTTTAGCATACTTTTCAGCAGCTTCTTCAAGTGTTTCTTTCATAACCATTCTTTATCTTTTAAATATTGTAAAAATGTTTGTAAAAAATGAATATCTCCACTACTCATTTCAGGTAATTCTTTCCATGAATCAGGATTATTGTTTAATATACCTCTTAACCAATTATCATTATCCCAATGTTCTACTTTCCAATTATTCCTATCTGGGAATCTTTTATCAGTACATTCAATAGTAATACCATAATAAGGAGTACCATCATCTTTAAATATAATAGTTGCTTCAAAAATAAAATCATCATTTTCTACAGAGTATCCTTCAAAATGAGTAGGCTCTAATATAGTACTTTCTTTTTGTATGGTATCTTCTTTAACATACCATACTCCATTAATTTCTATTCTTTCCATAATTTTTTATTTACCTAAATATACAACTAAAGATTTTGTAATCCTAGTATCCGCTTTCTTCACCCCAAAAAGTAGGTGGGTTTAATTGTGCTAAATCCTCTTTCAATCGTTTACGAAATGAATCTTCTCTATCATCTCCTGATAGTAGCCAATCAATTCGCTGAGCATAGACATATGCTTGTTTTAGTATGCGTATTCCATTTTTAAATTCCTCAATAATGTCAGGTGGATATTCGTAATGGTATTCTGATTCCCATTCATATCTTTTGTATCCCGGTTCGTAGTCGATTTTCTTTCCATTTTTTTCAATTTCCTCTTCAATGCCTTCAATTATATATTGAATGCGAGATTGATTATAATCAAATGCTCCTCCGCTCATTATGAAAAATATTTAGTAATTAATTCACCTAAAAACAAACCACAAGCAAAAGCAGCTAGTACTGCTCCAATAAAATTTCCGGTTCGTTTATTTTTTATAAAATATGGTACAATCAAACTTAATACAATTGCTGTACCTCCAATAATGCTTATTATCATCCTAAAAATATTTTTAATGTTTTTCCGTTATCTTGATATACTACTTCAATGTGTTCAAAATGTCCTAATTCCTTATACAAAGTAAGGATTCGTCCTACTGGTTTATCGTTTTTGGCGTGATTGATTATTTCCAATCTGTTTACCTGTGATGGTGGTGTAAATTCTTCTTCCATTATTTCTGTTTTATAATTTCAATTAGTTTATTTAAACAAGCAAGTTCTGCTTCTTCATAAGTCCAAAATGTGTTGTTTTCTATTTCAACTAATTGGTTTCCTTTGTAATCAAGTAGTTCTATATCCCATTGATTTTTTCCGTAATATGAAACTATCCCATGTAAATTATACTTCTCTCTAAACCATCTAAATGCTTGTGAGAATGTTGGTGCTGCTGTAAAAGGATTATCAATATAATCTTTTAAAAGTTTAGAATTATTATTAGCATTAAATTGTTCAGGGTTTATTAAACTACTATTTGTAACAAAACCCACTGCACTCCACATATCTATTAATGTTCCATTATAATGATAAGATGTTAAACACTCTTCATTAAATCCTAATTCTTTTAAAGCTAATGCTTGTTCATAAGGTACAAATTCTTTTTCCATAACTTTTTTATTTTAAATATATAAAAGGGGAACTTGTAGTCCAAGCTCCCCAATTTATTTTTTATAGGCAATATGTGGTAGCTAACTCATATAGTCTTGAATTCAAATCTAAATCTTGATTGAAGTTCTTGATTTTACGTGCTTTACGTATTTTGGCTGCATAACTGTATTGGAAATCTCCATCCATTACTCGTTCTTGAATGCGGTTAAACACTGACCATAAGTCATTTCCTGCATCTTCTCTACGTGTTGGTTGAATAAATGTAGTGTAATCAATTGTAATGCGTTCCATTTCCTCTTCACCGAAACGTACTGTAAGTGCATCTTTAGCGAATTGTAGGATTTGTTCCTCCTCCAATTGTGTTTCTTTAAAACGATTCATTGACTCAACTGTGAGTGGAAGTTTCTCAACAATATTGGTAATGGTTTTCTGTAACTTTTCAAAGTCATAACCCATATGTCTGATTTTTAAATCAGCAAAATCCTGTGTTGAAATAACTAAACCATTCTCACATACAAGACGGAAAAGTCCGGCACGGAATGTAAATGCATTTTTTCCGTCTGAACTATTTGTTAATAGGATTTGTGGAAATACTGTGTCTCCATCTTTACCATCAATAACAATTTCCTCATTACGAAATACAACTAAATGTTTTTGGAATCCAGCGTTTTTACGCGCTTTAACCTCTTTAACATCAGAAACTTTCCATCCTAACAATTCCATATCTTCAATGATTTTGAATGTTGGAATGTGTGAATAGTGTTGTGAGGTGTTTTCAGCACCTTTAGTAGCAAAAATCGAATTTGCTTTTGATTTAATTTGCTCCTTACTAAGGAATGTGTTTGAATTTAGATCTAGCATAACTTTTATTTTTTCGTTTGATTAAATATATGATAATTGATTTTGTAATCCTAATTTTTAAGCATAATTTTCTATCAATCCAAATAATGCTTGATTTAAAACAATGTCGCTTTTAACATCGTTTACTCCTGCTAACGGTCGTCCGTTACGATCTAGTAACATATTTGTTTTGATTAAATTTTCTTGAATCCTGTTATATACCGACCATAAATCGTTTCCTTTATCTTCATCTCGATATACAGTGAGTAGTTGAGAAGCATCCATCACGTCATCGTCAAATCTTAAACGTGCTGCTTTATTTACTAGTTCCTCCAGCTGTGCAGGTTTCAATTCCTTTGTTTTTAATGAATCGAATCTTTTAAGGACTCTTTGTGCTGCGCTATTTACACTTTGCATAATCATTGGCAATCGTTCAATACTTTGCGGTGTATGTTTAATTCTATGTTCAATATACGGGGTACGTTGAATCAATCCGTTTGAACAAACTAAACGATACATTCCGAAATCTAAATTAAGCGGTTTTCTTCCGTCGCAACTATTTGAAACATAGATATTTGATATACCTTCGACTTTGTTTTTATTCATCATTTTAAAGTCAGGGTGTTCCAATTGAACATAGTTGTTTGATATTTTTCTATCTTTACCGCGTTGTTCACATACTCCTGTTATTTCCCAACCTTGTTGTTGTAGATTCTGAACAACACTCAGCGTATCAATATATGCTGAGGGTTGTTTAATTCGGTTTCGTGTACGAAACGATTTGTTATCTAATGATTGAGCAAATGCAATTGCTTTATCGATTTTGTTATCGATAGGAATGAAATGGTTTTTCATAATATATCTTTTTTATTTACTTGAATATATGAAAGGGGAGCGTGTACTCCCCGTTTTTATTCTTCTGCTTGATTTAAAGCGTAATGAACTCCGTCCTTATATATTGAAAAGTAGATTTTGTAATCTTTATCGCAATCACGATTCTTTTCGAAATGCATTGAACGTTCAAGTCCATCTTTGCTACGTTCAACTGCGCAATATGCTTCCATCATATGCTTTAACCTGTTTGAACCCGCAAACTCGTCGCTTTTCGTCATTTGTTGAATATTAACAAACGATGTATAATAACCTAATGCGTTGTTTCCTTTTTTAACTGAATCTTGTAATTTCAATAGCCATGATTCGGCTTGTTTTGCTGAACCACCGTTTTGATCGCGATACATTGCTAATACCTCCGCAAGTGAATCAATTGCAATAACGTCGTAACCTAAGTTAAAAACATATTCTAATGTTTCTTTCACGTTATCCATGTGGTTTTTCAAAAACAATGTCTGAACACAACCAAATGAAGGCATTCTTCGGCAATATTTGTAATGCCCAATTTCATCCATTTCGCCTTGTATTAACAAGCATTTCAAACCTTGCTTTGTAAACTTAGATAACATATCTGTTACTAATGTTGACTTACCTGATCCTGGTCCACCAGCAATCATCATCGATGTGCCGGGCATTAAACCACCATCGGTTGATAAAATTAGATCAAATTCGGTACCTGTTTTGAAAGGTACAAATAGTGCTTCATTGAATTTCAATGATTCGCCTCTGATTAGTTTAACTTCTTCAGGATTAAATGCTGACATAGTTTGTGTTGCGTCTTTTGCTGGTCTACCTCTACCTCGTTTAGGTGTAATAATCAAATTTTCTAACATAACTTTTATTTTTTTAGGTTGCTTGAATATACAAATGTAAATCCTGTAATCCTAATTTTTCAATTAATATTAATTGTTGGCGGTTGAATTAATTTCTGTCTTGCTTGTTTTTTCACGTTACGATCACGATATGTTCCTTGTCTGTAAAACGGAATTTGTTTCCGTTGCCAGTGAGGTCGTGTTTTAATTATTTTCTGATAGCGTGGTTTGTTGAAATCTTGACTACACGATATAGTAAATATCAATAGCAGAGTAATTAGATATTTCATGGGAATAGTGTGTTAAGTTAGTAAACTTGTTCACACAACCTGTTCCGTTATAAATATCAACTTGGTCTGTTATTTAACCCACTCGTAGTATCCCATTGTAATTGCTTCCGATATGGTGAGTGATGGATTTTCCTTCATGTATCGAAGTGCCCATGTTACAACCTCAACATCTAAACCTTCTTCACGTGACTGTTCTAATGCTATTGCAACCGCATCCATTTCTGATACGAGCATTTCCGTATTGTTTTCGTCCTTATCTTGTTTTTTAAACCATTTAAACATATAACTTTTATTTGCTTGAATATACAGATATAGATCTTGTAATCCTATTTATTAACTAATGACTTTTTATAGTCATAAAACGTTTCAAATTGTGGTAACTTGTTTTGAAATAACTTTCTTGCCGAAACAAATGCTTGTTCTAAATCGTTGTCATCCCATTTTTTTGATTTAGTTTTGGATAGCTCTTTTTCCCAAAACTCTTTACGTTCAATATCGTTGTTCATAGTTTTTTTACTACTTTACCTTCTACATTATAATAGTTACTAGTTGTTCTGTATTGTAATCGATTTGTGGCTTGAATTCCATTTATATTTTCAACTACAATCTTACTTTCAAATATTTTAGAGCATTGACCTTCACTTACTATTGCTTTTAAGGTATATATACCTGGTTGAGTATAGTAGTGAACTGGATTGATATCATCATATGAAATGTTTCCATCACCAAAATCCCAATAGACATTATTATATGAGGAGTAAATGTTTAAAATCGGTGTTATATATGAATCTCCAATACAAACTGAGGTATATGGGATATGTAATGTAGCGTCTATAACTGTGTTTGAAATAGTAAATGAAACTTGTTCATGTGCTTCACCATTAGAACGTAATATATATTCTCCACTAGGTAAATCAAATATAGTATCTGTTGTTGTGGGGAGAATACATAATATATCTACACCATTATGAATCATTGTATATCCGACGGGTGATTCATCGTTATTGATAACTACGTATCCTGAGGAACAATTATCTACTATCTCCAGTTGTAATGATTGACTATAGCCTGTTATGTAAATCAAAAACAGTAATGTGTTTAAAAATAACTTCATTTGGGTTGGTATTTTTTGTTAAATTCAATTTTTGGTCCTTGGGTAAAATCTATAAATTGCACATCTTTCATTCTGATATTTTTTTGTTTTAATATCCATTCTAATTTGAAAGCATCCATTTCAAATTTATTCCAATACGAATATTGGATAGTATCTTTATATCCATCATTTTTTGTAACTATAATATGATCAGTATAAAATGTATTAGTTTTACAACCCCATACTGTTAATAAAAAAACGATTGAAAAACAAATTTTTCCCATACTAATAAATATATAAAAAAGGGTTCTTCGACGGGTTAAATTTATCCTTTAATTAATTTTTTTGTGCTATTTCCTGTTAATTTGTCTTCCAGTTTATCAATCCGCATATCTGTATATGCGTTAGATATGTCTCTAGAATTTACATAACTGTTTTCAATTTTCTGATAAACATCTCTAAATCGATCACTCATATCATTATAATTCCATTGAATATCCTTTTGGATATCTTTGATTTGTTTTTCTTGTTTAAACACCTTTACAATACCATAAACAATTGCTCCAACCAAAATCATAGCAACCATCGTTAGTACTCCAAAAGTAAAATACATTGTTTCCATATTAATTTTCCTTTCTTATTATGTCAAAGAACCCCTTTTGTAGTCAGGACAGGATTCGAACCTGTATGTAACCCCTGTGAATGATACTGGCAGAGATTACTCAATTGTTTTACATTCTTTCTAGCGTCTACCATTTCGCCACCTGACTATTTTATAATAACTCAACACTTTCGAACCAATCATTTTGTACCCATGTAAATTTTGGTCTACCAATCTCAGTATGTTTTTTTCCTAATTTTGTTAAAATGTATTGTTTGTTATATCTACGCAAAATACCCTTACCAACCAAATTATTACACCATAATTGTATACCTAAATCACAATCTTCAATTTTAACATTTTTCCAATTTTCTAAAATTAGATACTCATTTTCGTTTAATCGTCTCATATTATTTATTTTTGAAGTCAGGACAGGATTCGAACCTGCATACTATCGGTACGTTGTTACAAGTCTTATTGGTGCTTATAACTAACTGCGTCTACCAATTCCGCCACCTGACTATTTTAATATCTTATCTAAAATTTTTCCTTCTTCACAATAAAAATGAACTAATTCCCATCCCTTTTCAACACATACTTTTTCAATATATTCATCAAGAATAGATTCTTGTTGTCCAACTTCTTTATCGTTGTAATCCTTAATCTCTTTACTGATACGAGATTTCACTTCTCTTACAATATTTTTACGATGTTTTAATGTCATTGCACCTTTCATAATTTTAATTCTTTTTGTAGTCAGGACAGGATTCGAACCTGTATCTCCCCTACCCATTACTAAGATGGGCTCAGGGTACTTAGCCAATTCAGACACCTGACTATTTTATTTTTTTCCAAACTTTTACATAATCTACTTCAAAATAATTTGGTGATATTATGCTTTCTCTATTTAAACCTGTTTCATCAGTTTGAACACCATTGTTAATAATAATATTCATTTCATATTTAAAATCATTTGGTGTAGGAAAAACTCTAACTAACCAACCGTTATAATATATTTTAATATTTTTTTCATTCCAATCACATCCAAACACTGAGAAATCAGAATTTAACGGTAGTGTTGTATGACCAAATCCAGTCATTGGATGTTTTGGATCTTTTCCCCAATGAATAGTTGAGGTAGATCGTGTTTGACCATCAGAAGTATAAATTTCAAATATATCAATTTCTGGAGGCCAAGCCTCAGTAGATGCTAACCAAAACGCTGGCCAAGTTCCACCACTATTTGGAGATTTTGATCTAATTTCAAAATAACCATATTTTTGTTGAAATGTATTAGGCATGGTTTGTATCCAACCAACTTGGTATGGTATTTTAAATGTTCCATAATAATCTCCATTATAATCAACATAGTTAATAGTGGTAGGTGTATCATTACATTCTAATCTAAGTATAGAATCTTTTACAGATATACAACTTGAATCATGATATTGATAAGGTGCAGTTCCATTATTTACAATATTGCCTGGATGAAATCTATGTCCAAAATATGGCATGTCTTGCCAAATTGATTTATTAAATTCATCAAAATCATCTTTAAATGATAATTCATATCCATCTTTAGAATAAGGTGTTCTTTCGTTGTTTAAAAGATAAGGTAAGAATTTACATATTACCCATATTCTAAATTTTAGAAATACATTTAATGGGATTAATTTTAGTAGTTTAAATTTCATTATTTATTTATTTAGTAGTCAGGACAGGATTCGAACCTGTAATAAGTAACCTTTAAAAGGACTTGGCACCATGCCTCATTACACTCCTGACTATGTTTCCCCACCTTGAGATTACTGGTGAGTGGATTTTAACGGTTTTGTTTTCTTAAAAACTCTAACCATTAGTGTCTTACCACATGAACTCTAAAATCACACTACTGGGAGGGTTTGTGCTGTCCCTTTATTCCCACGAGACTGGCGTTTCAGGATGTCCAGTCTAATACCCTATCAAGTTTAAATGAGACATTGACAAGTCTGCTGAGTATCTCTTACTCATTGTAGTCAGGACAGGATTCGAACCTGTAAACCTACCTGTTATCTCGATTTTTATCATCTTATGCGTTTATAACATATACATAAGAATGAGCGTCTACCAATTCCGCCACCTGACTATTTGCTCCTTATTCTATTACCCTTTTATATCGGAACTAACCTGCTTATCTATCAAAGTGTACTCCAAATACTGACACCTGCTTTAGTGGGTGTACCATATACGAATATGACTCCTCTCTGAACAATACGAGTTTTTCAAGGGTACAGGTTATTTTATTTTTCTTATACTTAAATATATAAAAATTTAATCTGTAATCCCAGCTAACTCTTCCTTTAAAATTTCCTCTTTTACCTCATCAATTATTCTACTCAACAATTCCTCAATTAAACCATCCTCCACTAATGAACGAAATCTACTTGATTTAAAACCTATCTCTTGTCCATCACGTGTTTGGTATGGATTTACTATTTCCTCAAGTAAAAGCGCTGTTTCGTTGGTTCTAGCGACATATATTCCTCGTATAGTGTATGTAGTACCTTTTTTAGGAAAAACCAATGGAGGTAAATTTCGATTAGGATCAAGCCTATCATCAACACATATTACTTTTTGTCCTATTCTAAACATATTATAAGTCTTTTATTGGTTCTACCTCTATTTGGTTTGGGAGTGGTTCTCCATATTGGGAAACTAAAATTTTATAATACTTATCGTTTTTATAACATTCAACCCATTGACCTGTTGGTTTACCGTCCCGTACTAACGGAATAGTAATTAGTTTTCCTTTAATTAAATGTGTGAAAAAGTTGATAATTTTATTTTTCATAAACTAAACTAAAAATGGGTAGCCCCGTAGAGCCACCCGTTAAATTAACAAATTTTATGCTTGTTTTGCCCAAACTTCAGAATTTTTAGTACGGCGACAAGAAATGTAGTACATTGCATCAGCAAGTGTGTTTGAAACGCTACGGCGCCCAGCAATTACATTTGAAATGTGTGAAGTTGAATAGCCTGTTTTTTCAGATAAACGAGCTATATCTCCATTAAAATAACGTGCATTGTAAAATGAAAGAATTGCTGTGCGATTCATTCGGCGCTTAAGTGATTTTTGATTTGTGTTTTTCATAAAACTTGTTTTTAGTTAATTATTTATTTTTTTTATTGAAGTAAATATATAAATAAAAATTTTGTAATCCCAATCATTTAGCTTAATTTCTTAAAAGTCTTCCTGCTAAATCATAAACAGATGTATTTTGGTTTTCAAAATTAAAATAAATATATTCTGGATTGCTATATATAGCGTTTCCATTCAAATCGTATTCTGCAATTCTAACATACACCATACCTGAATATGGTGGGGTAAATTTTGTTGAATAGTATCTGTTTGTTGAACTATTTTGAGATGAAGGTATATTAGTTGCATTTCTCCAATTGTTCAAATCATAGCTGTATTGTACTACAAAGTAGTCGCTATTTGATTCGGATAATGTAGTCCAATCCACTTGAATATACATTTCTATTTTCTCTAATTTTATCATTCCAAAAGTAACCATTAATGGATTAGCAGGGAGGAAATATGGACAGAAATTATCAATAAATGTGGTTCGTATAACGAACTTAACATAATATAATGAGTTAGATAGACCACTTACTCCTTGTCCTATAGAAATTAAACGACAACTACTATCATATATTTTAATACTATCCACATATAAAGGATACCCCATTGGTGAGGAATAGCCCCAATATATGATTCCGTTTTTCCCCTCAGGATAGAACTTCATGTAGATAGTTGTATCTGAGATGTATGAGGAGGAAACACAATACCCTCCATTGTATAATTGTATAAATGAGGGTATTGAATATTGAAAATGATTTAAATATGGATCATCCAGATCACATGTTAATTGTGAAAAACCAAATAAAGTATTAAGTACTAACATAACCACTATTAACAACCCTTTGAGAGTGTTTTGCGGTTTCATGATATGTGGTTTTAATTGGTTTCAAATTTAGTTTATGAAAAAGATGCTGATTTCCAAGCTGTACCATTATAAATATATAATAAATTAGTTGTTGGGTTGAAATACATAGATCCTGTTTTTGGAGAGGAAGGATTTGCTGTGTTTGTTGGAATCATAACAGAACCAGATAAATTAACATCTGCATCTACTGTAAATCCATCTTTCCTAGTTGTTGAATTTCCAATACCAACAATAAACTTAGAGCCTGTATTATTTTGAACATTATATGAACCTACTACTGTTTGGAATGAACCAGATGCTACTGTATTAGTTCCCTCAGCATGTGAAGCATCTCCTATTGCTATAGTACTAAATCCTTCAGCGTGTGAATATTGTCCTATTGCTATAGCACTATTCCCTTCAGCATGTGAATATGGACCTAAAGCTTTTGTGTTAATTCCTTCAGCATGTGAGGCAAAATTTGAAGCTGTTGTTTCATATCCTTCAGCATGTGAATAAAAATCTAAAGCTAACGAATAATAACCTTCAGCATGTGAAGCACCCCCTATTGCTTGAGTGAAAGCACCTTCAGCATGTGAAGCATTTCCTATTGCTTGAGTACTATTTCCCTCAGCATGAGCAGCAATTCCTACAGTTTTAGTAATTAATCCTTCAGTATGTGAGAATGAACCAGATGCAATTGTGAATCCCCCTTCAGCATGTGAAAATGAACCAGATGCAATTGAACCAGAACCTTCAGCATGAGTACTAATTCCCATTGCTATTGTTTTTACTCCCTCAGCATGACTATTATTATTACTAGCAATAGTTGATGTTCCCTCAGCATGACTAGTATTACCACTAGCTATTGTTGATGTTCCCTCAGCATGACTATAAGGACCACTAGCTATTGTTGCACTTCCTTCAGCATGTGAACCATTTCCGCTAGCTACATTTCCATTTCCTTCAGCATGTGAACCATTTCCAATTGCTTTACTTCCTATTCCCTCAGCATGAGAATAACTACCTGATGCTATTGAAGAGTTACCTTCAGCATGTGAATATGAACCTGAGGCTAAAGTACTATCTCCTTCAGCATGAGAAGCATATCCAACTGCTTGAGTAGATTCTCCTTCAGCATGAGAATAACTACCTGATGCTATTGAAGAGTTACCTTCAGCATGTGAGAATAGTCCAGCTGCATCATTACCTACAGTTCCGTTTACTACAGTTCCTATTACTGATAGTGAACCAGTTACATTTGATGATCCGGTAACATTTAAAGATCCACTAATTGAAATATCATATGCCTCAGCAGCCGTTAATGCATCTACTGATTGTGAAACGTGCCAAGACTGAATTGTGTATGTTTGAGCTATTTCATCTATTGAAGGATTAAATATATTTTCTAAGACTTTTGCCATTTAATTATTTTATTATAAATATTGGGAATGTTTTATTTTATTAATGATATTTTACCATAAATTATTCTCTCAGATGTTTTAATTCCTTTATATTTTATAACATAAAGATATACATCGTCTTGACAAAATGTAAATTTATATATTCCATCCCATCCTCCCATGTGTAATCCATCTAAATGGTTTTCTATTTTATTACTTTCAAATATAAGTTCTCCCCATCTATTAAACACCATCATATTAAATTCAACTATTCCAATCCCATATGCCTCAAACACATCATTTATATTATCTCCATTTGGGGTAAAACTATTTGGAATATAAATAAAAACATCAGGACATTCTTCTATTTGTATCTGGAGTTCACTTTTGCTATTACAATTCTCACTAACATATTGAGCAACTATAGTATATGTTCCTGAATTTATCCATTGAACCACTATTGTATTGTCGAGTTGAAGTTGATATTCTACCTCAGGATATATAGACCAAACATTATCGTATCCCGGTATTGATTCTATCCAATATTTTTTATAGATAGGAGAGGTATCACACAAGCTAATTATTTGAGGCTGTGCTTTAATTAATAAAACATTTAAAACAAAAATATATAAAAATATGATTATTGTTTTATTTAACATTTTTAGTTAGTAAAAATAGTTGGTGGGGGTGGTGGAGGAGTAATAGTAATTGAACCATTTCCCGTCATTGGGCATCCATTTGCATCAGTGGAAGTGAAAGTAATTGGATATACTCCTGGGGCTAAACCAGTTGCATCAAATGTATTTCCTGTTACTCCTGTTCCACTAAATATAGGGGATGTACCTAATGGGGTAGAAGTTAAAGTAATTGTTCCATTACCAACACATATTGCATCTGTAATAACCAATGGTATAGTTGGAGGCAATACATTTATAGTTGCTTGTGAGGTTGATGAACATATTCCCACTGTTTCTGTAATTGTAATAATGTATACCCCAGGTGTAGTCCATGTTACTTGGATTTGATCTCCATTAGAAATAGAGGTAAATGGAATAGCAGGAGCAATTGTAAATGAATATGTAGCTAATGGATCTATTACTTGATCTCCATATACTTGAACATCATTTATACAGTTAGAAGTATTATTAGCAGGGTTTGGTGTTGGGACTTGAGCCGATAATATTAAAGTAATTAATATTAAAATCAATGTAAAGATGTATTTTTTCATAAAATTTAGTTAGTAAAGACTGAGGTTGTTATTCCGTTTGTAATTGTTATTGTTTTGTTTATTGTTATTGTAAAACAGGTTTCTATTATTTGTAAAGTAACAATATAAGTTCCTGGTGATAAATATGTGTGAGATGGATTTGGATTAGAAGAGATATTTCCATCTCCAAAATTCCATAAGTAAGTATAAGTTGTTGAATTAGAGCAATTAGTTATATTAGGAGGAACACTAAATAAAGCAGTAGTACAATTTATTGTTGGATTTGAAAGTACAAATTGTGGAGTAGAATAGTAGGATGCAAAGTTAGGTAAACCCATTCTTCCTGCTCTTCCTGCTAATGAAACGGATAAATCGGAAAAACCACAACCCACACCAACAATATTTGGGTTGTTTATTACTGATAAGCTTGTTTGATTTCTAGCAACATATATTTTTCTATCAGGTCCTATTTGAAGCGATCCAATAAATGGTCCATTGTTTGAAACAACGTATCTAGAGACGGGTGTTGAACATAGATTAAACTGTAGTAGCAATCCTTGGTTTGTAGAGGCATATAATAATTTATTATCAGGAGAAAATTCACATCCATATAAACCAACATCTGTTGCTAAAGTAATAGCATTAGAAACAACGCCTGTGGAATTATTAAAATCATATATTTGTAATCTATTAATTCCACCTCCAGTAAAACCATAATAACATGCGGCTAGTTTTTTTCCATCTGAACTTGCTTTTAATTGACCATAAGCACTTTGAACAATACCTGTTGGGACAATGCCTGCTGATGACCATATTTGTGTGGTTCCTACTCCTAAACTATTTACAGACCATACTCTAAATACATTTGAATTCCAGTCATGAGATACTACCCAAATATCTACATTGTTGCAATGTCTAATTGCACATAGTTTTTCACAAGAGGGAGCATATAAAAAAGTGTTTTTAATAGTAACTGCTCCAAATCCTGCACTTAAATTCATGTCTACTATTGAATAACATATTCCATTTGAACCAGCATCAATAGTGGAAGTAAAAATATAATATATGTTTGTTGAACCTGGTTTTTGAACAATAATGGCGGATTGTGTAGAAGAAGCATGTCCAAACAATCCTGTTCCATTAGTCATTACATTATGGATTCTGTTGTAAACTGTAACTCCATCTGTATAAAAAAGTAAATTTCCTGAATTATCTGATATAGTGGCTACCCCTTCTGTTGTAATTAAAGCACCATTTGTTAAAGCAATAGGGATACCACTATTGAAAGTAATGCCAGCATTAACTCCAAAATACCAATTTGTTGTTGGGCCTGGTATTTGGCAATATAGTTTGGTAGTAAATAAAGCTAATAATATAATTTTATACAAGTCTAGTTGCTATGTTTTTAATTATTATTTCTTCTTCTGTGGTTAATTGAATTTGAGCATCTGCTATTTTAAATAAAAATTTATCTATTTCAGTTATATTTTCAGTTAAATCTTTATATATTAGATGTCCATCTTCTCTTAAATACTCGATTATATTTTTAATATCTTCATCATCACAATTATCAAGAAAATCATTAATATCTAGATTTACTTGGACAGTATCATCAATATCTACGTTAATGTAAGGCATAATTTTTATTTTTTAATTTATTTATTAATCCCACCAGTGGTTTATTTTATTATTTAGTATTTTAAATAACAATGATTGAGCACGCTGTTCATTTTCTCTACCTACAAGTAAACATAATCTATGTTTATCCTCTTCCAATTCAGGATCTTTTTTTAATAATTTTTTAACTTGTAAAGGATACATAGATAAATACACATCATAATTTTCCCAAACTGTTGTTGTTTCTAATGTAGAAAAATTTTCATCTTTAACTGGAATAAATTCATGATTAACTTCATGATAATCAAAATATTCACATCCGTAGTAATCATCTTTAATTCGCTGAATTAAATTTAAACAAATTGTAATATAGTAGTTTGTTTCAGGAATACCTGTATGTCTATTTGCTTTAACTAAGTAATTACGTTGTTGTAATAACTTAAATTCAAGTATATCATAGATATAACGATGGTCCCAGTCTTTGTTTTTATAAATTGTAGGAATCCAAATAATAATATTTCGAATACCTTCTATAAATCTATTAAACCAAATAGGTGTATATGAACGCCATGTTTTTCTATCCCAGGCGCTATCATTTGGGATTTGTAATGGTTGATATTGTTTCATAGTTTATATTTAATTATACTTTTTCTAATTTTAGTTGGTGTTGTTCTTACCCATTTCATTATTGGTTTAGGAATTTCATCAATCTCCATTTTCCTAACTAATATATCCTCTAATATATTTTCATAAATATAGTTTCTTCCTGTAGATTCATATTCCTCATTTTTTATATTGAATTTTTCAAATGCGGTTTTAATTGCCCACATTTCCGCTTTGTATTCAGCTATATGTCCATATATGTGGTTTCCCATTACTAGATGTCCTATTTCATGTAATGATAATAGCAATGAATAACTACATTCAGGGACAGGTATGTATACTCTTCTTGAATTAAAATAAGCCCAGTATGTTTCGTTTTCATCATATTTTCCCCATTTATGTACTCTGATTTTATGTTTTTTTAATTCATCCTTAATAAACGTTTCATATTCTACCATATTTTTTGTTTGTTGATGAGTTTCTTGTGTCTATTTCGTTAATAAACAGTAATCCTATTTTGTATATTTGGTTGTCTTTTACTTTTTGGTTTGTGCCATAATAATAAATTGGACCAATGTATTCCTCATATTCTTGTTTTTTTAAAATACGGCGTGGTCGGGAGGATGATCTAAACTCACGAGGTGTAACTCGATACCATTCCTCATTAGGTAATTGTACCTCACAACAGTTTGCTGTATTAAAATCATAGATTAATTTTTCTGTTTGTCCTTCTTTCTCACTCATAATTCTTAAATATACAAAAATTTATAATGTATTCCTAATCTATGAATTCTTGTTCTAAATCCATCTTTGAATATCTCTTTAATGTTTGGAATTTTTCCTGGCCTTTAAGTGGTTTAGCATCCTCAATATTGTTTGAGAAATTAGGCCAACCATTAATTAAACCAATAAAAACATGGGCGTGTTGATTGAACACAATGTATTGAGGTTCTTCAACCTCCCAATCTAGCATTTTATGTTTTTTACTCATAACTAATTACATTTCCAATTTTCCTCATAGTCGGGATAGGTAGGCCAAACATAGTTTTCCATTGCAATCCAGAAGCGTTCGTGCCAGGTTTCCTTTTTAACACCTTCCATTAGTGTTTTGTCGTCTGTAATTCCGTCCTCTAAATGTGCTTTAGCCAAACATAAGATACCCCATTCCAATAGTTCAGATAGTTGTTCTACTTTTTCTGGATTGTTTTCTTTAATTAGTTCTTTTGCTTTTAACCACAGTGTGGTCATTTGTCCTGTTTTTTTCATAACTTATTTATTTTTCTTTTCAATTAAACCTAATGCACAAGCACGTTGATATGCTACCCATTTACCTGTATTTGGATTTAGGTATTTGCGTTTTGAGATAGGAAGTTTTTCTTCCTCCTCCTCTAACGAGACATAATTAGTTGGATAGTGAATATCTACCGATATAGGGCCTCTTTTAAATTTATTTAGATCATAGGTCCAAACTTGTTTTACTTTTTCTGGGGAGATATATTCTCTAGTAAATTTAGTGGATTGTTCCTCTGGTTTGGTTTCTATTGGTCTACCTCTTTTACTCATAACCTTTAATTTTTATTTAATATACAAAAGAGAGCTTGGTAACCCAAGCCCTCAATTTAAATTTTAATCTCCTGTGTATCCACCGGATCCTTTCTCTGCATAGTATGAAGAAAGATCTGGTTGTTTGGATTGGGTAGATGGAGGTGGATTGCGTTTCATAGCTGTTGCGTATCCTAATGTCCATTCTTTTGCTTTTTTACTGCGCTCAGCAAATGTATCGGTTCTTTGTGATCTACCAGTAAAATTTTCGGGTTCAGTATATGGGTTTTTTGTTTGTTTACCCGATTTTAGATCAGCCTCGTATGCTCTTCTTCCTTGAAACCATTCTTCTGATTGTTGGGTATTTCTCCCACTAGCACTTGGTTCAACACCTGCTCTTTTCATAGCAGCGTCAAATCCTTGTTGGACAGGATCAATTTCGCTTAGAACGTTTTGGATTTCCTCTTTGATAAGTTGTTGTAGTTCAGATTTTTTCATGGGTTTAATTATAATTGTATTCCAAAATTAAATAATACTAATTTATATAGTTTCGAAGAAATATCGACATTAATTTCGAGTAATGTTAAAGATGCTATACGAACTACGATTCTAATTTTATCGTGTTGTTTATTGAATGATTTCCAAGAATTTGTAAATTTCATAGTAACAAATATTTTATTATAAATATGTGTAGTCTCCTAAGAGACTACTTTTTTTGGACGTCCGCGTCTTCCATTGCTTAGTAAAGCACGTTCTGCTTTTTCAGCTTCTTTCAATGCTTTAAGTGCAGGGTCCATTGGTTTGCGTCCACGCGTTCCACCAGTTGGTACATACACTGCTTGCGTTTTTAATTCGCTTGGGTCTTTACGTGGACGTCCCCGTCTACCTTTTACACCTGTAGTTACTTTTTCTTTAACAATGTTTTGTGCTTTAGAAAAATAATTCATCATTCTATAATGAAATGGATGCATTACTAATTGATCTAATTCATAGTTAAACACACTACCCTCAGGACCATACACTTCAAAACCACCATTAGGAAATGTTCTTTTATCTCCTGGTTGGTATACTGCTTTTAATGTGAAATGAATTGATGGGTCTTCAAAGTACGTTACTGGTAATACACGACCACCAATGATGTATTTGGTAAATTTTTCTTCAACATCCACGAAACGTTTGCGTGGTGGGAAGATTTCTGTATTTTCTATTACGTTCATAACCTTTTGTTTTTTAAGTTGATTAAATATAAGAAAAGAGGACTTGTATTCCTAGTCCTCTATTTTTTCTTCATTGCTTGCAGAGCCTTAAAATCCGCAGCCGTGATTTTCCCTTTTGGTTCAGCCACGTCTAGTTTCTTTTGTCCGCCTTTAAGTTTTTCTGCTACGACTCTTTTAGATGTGAGGAAATTTTTAACCTCTTCAACATCGTCTTTTGATGTTGCAATATGGTCGTTAGCCCAGTCGTGTCCATCAGATAAAATTATATCCACCATTGATGGGTCAAGTGATAACATTTCATCTACAGCATCTTTAATTGTCTTAAGGTTTTGGAAAAACATGTAGTTGTCTTTGTTTTCGGAAATAGATTTCTTAAGTTTTTCAGCTGTTTTCTTTACACTTTTTTCTTGTTTTTTAGTAAAGTCAGTTGGCTTAGCTCCTTTTGGGGTGCGTGGTGAACCGTATTTCTCGATATTTGCTGCTAGAGCGAATGGTAAACCAGATTTATCTTTTTTAACCTCAGCTAATATTTCCTCTTTGATAAGTTGTTGTAGTTCAGATTTTTTCATTTTAATTTTCTTTTGTAATTTTAACTATCTCGTTTGGTTTGATATCTAAAACATAACAACCATAAAAACTGAGATTTTTATTTTTCAAATCAATTAATCCAGAAACATCTTGTAATGTTGGGTTTTGTTTAGAATCAACTATTTCATCAAATTTCTCAAAATCTTCTACACCAAATTCTTCAGGATCGTAATCATCTAAATCAATAAAGATTTCATTTAATGGTTTTTTAAACTTAACATTAATGTAAGATATATCTTCCCCTCTATCACTCATAGTATCTATCATTTCAAATTTTACTCTTTGAACTGGGATAGCTGGTTTACCTGAGGATTTAAAATTTTGTTGGTTGGCTTTTAAACCATTTTTAAATTCAGGTTTCCATACCGTATATCCTGTATCTCCTCCCCTTTCAAAATCATCTTGGGATTGAAGAAAAGAAGTATTTAATTCAATTGATGGGGTACTAGATAGTGCTTTTTCAATTTCCTCCTTAATGATCTGTTTCAGTTCAGATTTTTTCATTTTATTTGCTTATTTTAGCATCAACCCATTCTTGCCACGTTAGTCCACCAGGAATCATACCGTATGTTCTGTTATGGATTGCATCGTATTGTTTTAGTGCTTTTTTTAACATGTTAACATCAACACCATACGTTGGTGCAATAGAGAATAAATATTCTTCTTGTTTTTTTAAACTTGGATATTTGGCATCCTTTCTTGTAGAAGTTCTATTAGATTTAGCCCATGTAAGTAAATCCTCCCACATATCTTTATAAACTAAATCTGAATAGTCTTCACTATTTTCTATTTCTGTTAGTGCTTTAGTGATTTCCTCCTTAATGATTTGTTTCAATTCCGATTTTTTCATTTTCCTTGAGCGTTATACAATTTTTTATAATTTTTGCTTGATTTTAGAGAACTGGTTTTTTTCTTGCTATGTACACCAGGACGTTTAATTTTTGTTTTGCTTAATAGTTTTGAAGAGGATTCTTTTGTCTTTGCCATTTTATAATAAATATGGCGAGCTATTTACTCTTACTTAACTGTGCAATTGCATCATTTATCTTAACGCATTCTTCAAACATTTCATGTTTTTCAAAATATGTTAAGTTTTGTTTTAAAGTATCCGCAAAATTAACTTTTTCAAGCGTTATATCAAATATAGTATTTTCCTCAATACATTTTACAGAAAGCATATGAACATTCTTTTTACGCGTTTTTAAGTTCCCTAAAATTGAATCTACTACCGCTTTAGATATACTAAAGTCCTTTTTATCAACCATTTCCTGAAATTCCTCAAGTGTGTTTACTTTAAATATTGTTGGTTTCATATTTTTAAAATAGTTTTAGGAAATCGTTATTAATATTTTTTTCTTTTAGTTTTTGCATTTTTTCATCTTGCTTCAACATTTGGGAAGCAAGTTTTTCTAAATGTTTGGCTTTTTGTGCTTCATAGTCTTTAACTAAAGAGTCATGTTTTTTATGCTTAGCCATTTTTATTTATTTATTAGGTAAATATCTCTTCCTAGAGGTTTAATTTCAATATTTGGATGTCTTTCTTTACATACCTCGGCACATTTCATAAATATTTTATATCTATAATCATTTAAAGGATGAAGTTTCACAATTGAAGGTTTTTCATTTAGAAGATATTCAGGAAGAACCTCATCTAATAGTATTTTACATATTGTATCTGAACGATGCTCATCTGAACCACCCTGAAATGATGTGGGATCTAGGTAGTCTTTATTAGTATCATAATCAAATATCTTTACTTCTTTCCCCTTGGTATTTTGCATTATGTAATAAGATTCAAATTCTTTAACATTTGGGAGGAATTGAACCTCAAGTGTATTTCCAAATCTATCATTGAATCTCCAAACATTTGGTTTTATCTCATTGTATTTATATGAAAAATCAGGATCTGCTAATTCTTGAAATGAAGAAACCTCCTCAGATATTAATATCATATCTGGTCTTTTTATCAAATCGTCCAATATGATTTCGTCTAATATCTCTTTCAATTTAATCATTTTTGTTTATAAATATTTCAAATTCTTGAAATAAACTCACTTCCATCATCTGGTTTTGGAGGCTGAAACAATCCTAGTTTCTCTAGTTGTTTTAGTTGATAATCATCTAATTGAAAATCTATCTCGTCACTAGTTCCACGTGTTGGAGTGTGTGTTTCTAATTGTTTAATATCTTGATTGTTAAAGATATTTCCAATGTTTAGAAAATAACAATTATAACATAAAAAACGAACATTTCCAAAATTGTAGTGGTTAGAGTTATTGTCTCTAAAATTCAATATAAGTGGTATTTTATAATCTCTTACTCTGCGTTCTTGAAATCCACACATATCACATTCCTCTTTTAAAAGTCCAGCATCAACCATTTTATCTTTAATTTCTCCTGGTTTGAAGTGGTTTACTGATATTCTACCTTCAATGACATCTAGTATATCCCATTTACTTTTACGTCCACGTACTCCACCTAAGAATTTAGGAATACCTACTCCTCGTTGGTTCAAGTGCACTTCAAACAACGATCTACCACCTTCAAATTCATGGTAGCGTTTAGCCCACGTTTTGTAGTGAATGTATGAACAGTTTAGGTAACGTGCTGCGGCACGATTCGATTTCGTGTTGCGCATCGCCAACAATATTTGTTCTTTGGTTAAATCTTTTCTCTTACCCATTATTCTGCAATTGGGGTTGTATCTGTTGCTTCTTCACTTGCATCCTCATCGGGATGTGAGATAGAGTCTTTACGTTTACCATGGATTTTAAATTCCATTTCCTGGATTTTATTAAATTCTTCTCTATCCATAATAACAGTTTCGTTATAGGTATGGTCTCCCTCACCTTTAGTAACTGTAATTGCTGCTTTTTTACCAGTGGTTGAACAAGCAACACATCTGATTGCGTTTGGGAGTATCTCCAAACGTTTTGGATGAATTGGTTCTCCACACCCTATACATAACTTATTCATTTTCATCTTTATCTTTTTGTTCTTCTACTTTAACTAAAAAATTCCACAACTCAAGTGGTGTGGTAATAAATACCTCTTCTTCTTCTTTTCCAACATGTTGTACTATAAGTGGATGGACATTTTCCTCTTCATCTTTTCTCCCAAACACATACCATAATATAATTTCTGTTTTCCAATATCCATATTTGATTAATAGGAGATTTTCAATAATTTGATAATAGCTTTCCTCATACTCTAGAGTATTTAATCCAAACGTTCCATAAAGCTTATTAGAACGATCCCAACAATGATCCATCGTTCCAATTGACTCAACAAATAAATCTGATTCAGAGATTTCTTTTGATTTTTTGGTACGTTTGATTAGTTTTAATCGTTTCCCAAAATTATTCAGATTTAATTTCATATATTTTCAAAAATTCATATGGGTTCATTTGTTTACGTTCTGCGAAGTATTCGAGAGCCGTATCGTAATCTATTGCTACTATTCTATCTATTGGCTCTTTAGTTGAATCAACTTTTGAGTAATAAAAATATCGTATAAAGTTTAACATATTCTTTTTTATTTAAATATACAATTAAAGATTTTGAAATCCTAATTTTTAAATTGTTTCAAATTCAATTTCTATAGTTGAAAGACCCCAATCTTCATCATTTTCTGATTGTTGGAAGTATTCTACCCATTTTCCGGCATCATTATATGCTTTAGTATCACCAGTATATGCTCCTTTATGATTAGGATCTGATACTCTAGTACCATCTTCTTTAGTATAATATGCTCCATGTTCCATATGGAATAGAGGTGGATTATATAGGGCTTGTAAATTGAATTTATTTAATACCGCTTTTTTCTGGATATTGGTATCTATAAAGCAAGCGTATGTCATTGATTCTTCAAATCCTTTTATAGTATTCCATACATCTTTATGAGCTAATTGAAAATCTCCACAGCAGTTAATTAAACTATAATGGTCATTAGGAGTTACCATAGCTGGAAAATGCCTTTCAGGTATAGTAAGATATAATTCATCTTGAAGGGATTTCCAATCTTTGTGACCATATTTGTATACTAATTCCTTTGGTGCTTCACGTCTTGAAATAGTATAAAAAGTTTTAGAATCTAACTTTTCTATAGTTTTAATTAAATCTTCACGTTTTGGAGGAATAATATCTATATTAGTTGATACTACCCAATCACAATCACTTCTTCTAATTCCTATATTTCTACTTAATCCCTCATTACATTGTTGAGCTCTAGGATCAACAATAATTTGGGAAACAATTTCTGGGGGAATTATAAAGTGTTTGATTTTACCTGTTTTAGGTAATTCATCTTTAATTTCCCATAAGAAAGATCCTGAGGGAGAGTTCCAGTCAATATAAGTTACTTCATCAAAAGTATCTAACATTGATTTAAAATGGATAATTCCTCTTTCAAAATCTTTATATCCGTCATTTCTATTTACTACTACTACTCCTATTTTCATAATATTTAATTGTTTCTATTAATCCTTCTTTTAATGAAGTAAAATTATAATCTTGTAAATGAGTATTGATTAATTTTTTATTTGGAGAACCAACAAAAGCAGTAGTATCCCATTCTATTAAATTAGAATCATATCCTACAACATCACAAATTATTTGAGCATATTCTTTAATTGAATGACTTTTACCTGAGGATAAATTAACTGTATGTTTATTCCAAGACATTGATTTAATAATAATATCAACTGCATCATTGATATAAATTAACTCGCGAGTTTGGTCTCCAGTACCCCAAAGTATTACTTTATCTCCTCCGTTTTTAGCATTTACTATTTTTCTAATTAAATCAAATATAAAATGTTTATCATCTAAATCATATTCAGGTCCATAAAATACAGATGGAATCAAATAAGAGTATTCCATATTATATTCTTTTTTTAGTGATTGTAAACCAACTAATAAATTACGCTTTATTGCTCCATAAGCTTCATATCCTGGTTCAGTCTCACCTTTTAAATAATTGTCTTCAGTTTTAACATTATTTTTATCGTATCCACATGACGATCCAAATGTAATCATTTTAGCTTGTGGTTGATACTCTTTCCAATACTTTAATATTGTATTATTAATATCTGAATTGATTAGGTATTGTTCCCCGGGATGATTTTGGCAGTATCCACCTGCTGCTGTTTTGACAGCTAGGTGGATAATATAATCAAATTTCTCTTTATAGTCCCAAATTGAATTAAAATTTTTAGAATTTAATTCTACAATATTATCATTTTGGGTTTTTAAAGTTTTAGATAAATGTTTACCAACAAAACCGGTTGCTCCAGTTATTAATATATTATTCATTTACTTCTTTTCTAAGTAAGACATGAAATGAACCTGCATCACCTCTTACAACGTGTTCAAATGGGTATTTATATAAAACAAGATTAGTTCCTTCTAAAAACTTTGAAAAATTCTTATACCAGTCTACTTCTGAGAATACGGCTTGGTGTAAAACATGACCATCAATAATTTCTACATTTGTTGAGATTGACCCTACAAAAACACCATGATTTTCTAGGTGATTAGAAATATTAGTAAAAAACATATTTAAGGTATCAGGATGAATATGTTCAATAACCTCCCAAGCTGTTATCATATTACACTTATATTGTTCATCATTTAGAAGTACAGTATATGGTTTAGATGCATCGCAAGTGAATAGCATTTTATCATGATATTCGGGCCAATTAGCTCTTTGATGTTTAACACTATAATCGCTTCCCTCTAATCCAACAGCTATATTTCCTTTTTTATAGAAATCTACAGCTAATTGTCCTCCTGAACAACCTAGGTCCATAAATTTAATTTTATCTAAATCGTAATTTGATTTAAAAAAATCTTGAACTTCCTGAATAAAGGAAGGGTTGGTTGAATTATCTCTCATAGTACCCCAAGGCATTAAATGATCTGGTGATTCATATGCTATTGGGAAATCGGTTTTTAGTTTTAGGTTTTCCATTTTTATAGATTTGTAAAGTTTTTATTATTATATTTTTTAATTAATTGATATCCCTTAATTAATTCTTGAATTCCATCTTCTAAACTAAATTCAGGTTTCCATCCTTTAGATTCTAATTTTTCATTTGAAACCATATAGTTTCTTTGATCAAAATCTTGTTTGAAGTTATTTTCAACAATAACCAAATCAGGAACATATTTTTGGATAGTCTGAACTAATTCTAATTTAGTACAGTTAGCTGAGGTTAAACCTACATTAAAAGCATTATTGTTACATGTTTTATAGTTTTCAATCATGAAAAGAAATGTATTAGCTACGTCTCTAATGTGGATATAATTGCGAATAAAATGACTTTCAAACAATACCAAATAACCATCGGTTAACGCTTTATATACAAAATCATTAACTAGTAAATCCATTCTCATTCTATAAGACATACCAAATACTGTTGCTAATCTTAATACGATACCATTACCTGAATCTAATACTGCTTTTTCAGCATCACATTTTGTTTCAGCATATAACGAAAGTGGTTTAAATGGACTATCCTCAGTAATAATTTCAGTTGATGAACCATATTGGCTATTAGTGTTTGGAATAATCAACTTTTGTTCCTTAGTCATCCATTCAGTAATATTTTTAACTTGCTCATAATTAACCTTTACTGTTAATTCAGGTTGAGCTTTACAAGCTGGCATCCCTACTATAGCTGCTAAAGGAATAATAATATCATGTGATTCAACTAATGGTTTTAGAGTTGATTCAATAGTAACATCTCCTAAAATAAAATTAAAATTTTTATTATAGCTGAATGGAGATACTGATACTTGTTTGTAGGTTAAATTATCTAAAACTGTTACTTGGTATCCTTTATTTAATAATACCTCTGTTAAAACTGAGCCTAAGTAACCTGCTCCTCCTGTGATTAGAACTTTTTTCATATTAATTTAGCATTTTTATCTCTTGAAGATAATATAGGATTTTCAATAGGCCAAGGAATATCAATCTTAGGATCATTCCATTTTACAGTAAATTGAGCATTTACCCCGGTATACAATGTAGATTGTTTATAAGAAAAAACTCCAATTTCACTCATTACCAAATGACCATTAGCAAATCCAGGTGGGATAAGAATTTGAGACCTGTTTTTATCAGTAATAGAAAACATATCATATTGAAGATAAGTTTTGCTATCTGGTCTCATATCTACTACTACCTGTAGTAAAGAACCATAAATGCATTGAACTAATTTCCAAGTTTCAAAATCACCATGTAGTCCTCTTAATGTATGTTTATTTGATACACTGACATCATCCTGTTTAAACTCAATATTACCTTTATTGAATACTTTATAGTTCTCAACATTCCATGTTTCAATATATTCACCTCTAAAATCATAGAATACATCTGGCTGAATAATAGCTATTTCAGATAATTTTTCGCTAAATTTATATTTCATATTTTAATTTGTTTTTATTTATTTTTGCTGTTCCTTTTTTCTGTACTACTTGACTAGCGCAATCATTTGCTAATTTAATTGCTATATCTATATCTTTCGTTTTAATATAACCATACGCTAATCCTGCTAAAAAAGTATCACCTGCTCCGCTTGTATCTCTAACATCAACTTCATCTACAATATATGTATTTTCTTTGTATGTAGCCCCTTTAGAACCTAAAGTTATTATAAGTTTTTCTTCTAAAATTGGTGTTATAGATAATTTAGTCTTATTATACTCAATATCATTTATTTTTATAAATGTGATATTATCAGCAAACGAACCTAATTGTTTTTTGGTATCTAAAAACGTTAAAGGATGTTGTTTAGAAATATAATCAATATCTTCCTCTACTAAGAATCCTTTACAATAATCACTAATTATAATAGCATCATACTGATTCCAGTCTATATTACCAAACAAACATCTATTTATTTTATCTTCTCCTTCATCTATTCTAATGAACATGTGATTTGTTCTTTCATGAACATATCTTATTTTTTTAATCTTTTCAATGTTTGATAGTATGTCTACCTCAGCTCCTAATGATCTAATATTATCAGCAACATTGCCTGCCATACCCATAGATTTAATTTTTTTAACAGGGTTTAATACAGGAACCGGAGCATCAGGACAGAATCTTTCTGATGAGCAATATATATAATGATCTTCGCAGCTATCTCCTATAATTAATACTTTCATAGATCATTTAATTTTATTAATTCATCTAAAAATTCTTCTACTCTAGGAAAGAAAAAACCATATTTCTGAACTGCTTCATAGTTATTTTCTATAGCTTCTAATCTACTATAGTAATCTTCTGGGGTTAGATTATTTAGTATTTCAACTAATTCATCTTCATTATCAAATCGAATTATTCCTTTTTCATCATATCCAAACTCTGATATGTTATGAGAGCCATAATATATAGGTAAGGTTTTGGTTGCAAAGCAATCTAAAATTTTATCAGCAAAGTAATTAATTTCTTTTTTACTTTCTATAGCTACATGAAACATAGAATGTCTATCCCAAACTTGTTTTTTTCCTTCGCCTTCAATTGGGTTACCCCATTTAGTCATTTTTACTTCAAAATATCCAGGGCGTTGTCCTCTAGGATCAAAATCATCTAATGTTTTCCAAAATTTATGAGGAATTACAATTTCAGATTCCTTACTTAAAACTCTTTGTCTCAACCTATGGCCAGGAAGCATTTCCAATATGCCACTTAGAAAAGTTACTTCATAATTTCTTTCAGGATTAATTTTATAACTCTCAATATATTCTCTATCCAAATTAGTTTCACCATGAACAAATAATATAGAGTTAGAACAATTTTGATGAATTTTATCCCATTGAGAAAGAATTAAACTAAAACCATTTTGGTTATATATGGTCCAATCAACTAACCCAAAAATTTCGTTAGGTTCATTTAATATAATAATATTAATAGGATTTTCACTTAATTCAAATGAATTTGCAGGCCAATCATTAAATATAGAAATTGGTTTGTTTTTGTATTTTTCACAATTAACATCTATATGAAACTCAAATCTTTCTTGAGCTATTGAGTTTTTAGAAAAAATTTTCATATTATTGGATTATTTTTATTTTTGGGAATGGGATAATAAATTTAGTTCCATTTTCTATTATGTGTTTATTTTTTTCAATTAATTCCTTTTCAAAATTATGAGACAACATTAAATAATAGTCTGGAGTGTCATTTTCTTGTTCTTGCTCTACAGGAATATGTGAGCCAGGAGTATATGTTCCTATTTTATGAGGATTAACTTCTACTATCTTTTTAATTAAGGTATTATCTATTTCGGCATAATTTAATAATGTATTACCTTTAACAGGAGCTCCATACCCATATACAACTTTTCCTTTATTTTTTAATTCAATTAAAAGATTTTTTAATTCGTATCTATTTTCCTGAATTTGGTTACTGAAATTTTTGAATGAGGATAATGTATATTTTTTATCTAGCTCTATCAAATCTAATGTTCTTGGAGTTAAAGGAAATTTATTTTTTCTAAATTTACAAATTATACTTCCACTATGTATTTCATCAAAATGAGCATCTTCTAAATGTAAATCATATTTAAGTAGTAATTTATTTAAACTATTTAATGTGTAATAGCATAGATGTTCATGGTAAATGGTATCATAATTTAAATTATCCATCATTGCTCCAGCGTACATACATTGTACTACAAATACCCCATCCTCAGAAAGACAATAATTTATACCTTTTATAACACTATCCAATTCTTCTAAATGAAAAAATACACCTGATGCATTTATTAATTTAATACTGTTAGGTTCCAAATATTTTTTAACATTTTTTTCATTAAAAAAATCATTAATAGTATTTATTCCTTTCTGAATAGATAATTCACAAATGTTATTAGCAGATTCAAAATTTATTGTTTTTTTAAATCCTAATTTTTGATATTGATCTAATTGTGAGCCATCGTTTCCTCCTATATCTAGGATAATATCGTTTTCGGTATCTAAGTTATATTGTTCAGTATTTTCTTTGGCTAACTTATAAAAATGGTTTAATAATGTTCTGGTAGTACCGGAAATATATGTGTGGTTTTTAAACATTGTCTCTTTAGGGACAAAATAACTTAGCTGTAATAATTCAGATTTATTACAGTAAACTAATTGTAGTGGGTAAGTAGGTTCTTTTCCTATTTGATCTAAAGATATAAAATTATTAGCCCAGGGTTGAGTACCTAGATTTAAAATTACTTCATAATCTGAAGTATATTGGTTTTCTGCTAGAGAAAATATTTGTGGATTATCCATATTTATTTTTATTTTGTTTGACTGTCTCCTTTCCATACTCGGTATGAATCAGAGTCAAAATGTTGGGTTGAAATTTCAAATATAACCCCATCTTCTAGTGCTTCTAATTGGTGGGGTTGTCCAGGTCTTTGTCTTACTATATCTCCTGGTTTAAGAGTTTGTTCTATGGTTTCAGCTGTTTCAGTATCGATCCATCTATAGATAAATGTTCCTTTATCAACATACCATGTTTCATCTTTGATCATATGGTAATGCATACTAAATTTGCATCCTTTTTTAAAGATAAGTAATTTACCACAATACTTTTCATTATTTTCAATGATCAATTCTTCACCCCATCCCTTAGGAACCTTACATCCTTCACAAACATGGGGTTTGATATATTTACTTTCCATAGTTCAGTATATTAGTTGTTGATTTATCTTTTATTCTATCGAAATATACAATCTCTTTTATATATTCGGAACCTATAATTGGTTTATCTTTATAATCACTTCCTATAACCATATAATCTGGTTGGTATTGCTTAATAAGATCAATTAGTTGTTCAGTTGTATCAAATATATCAACACTATCAACATGTTTTATAGAGCGTAAAAATTCTACTCTATCAGAAAGTGAATTAAATGGTCTATTTTCACCTTTAATTTTTTTAATTCTTTTATTGGTATCAATTCCTACCTTAACACTTCCTAATGTACTAGCATATTCAAGTAATTTTATGTGTCCTATATGTAAAACATCGAATGAACCATTTACCCATACTTTTACCATGATATTTCCCAATCTTTAAAATCAGCCGCTAAACAATCAATTTTATAGTCTTTTCTTCCACCCATTATTTCTTGGATTTGGTTTTTAGCAGTGTTACGAATACCATTTAGACCATGGGTCAATGCTAATGCATTTGGGCCTGATTTTCCACTTCTAACATTTGATTCGTTATGCCAAATATGGAGATTCATTTGAGATAATACTACAATAGCTCTAATTGTTTCAGCGGTAATTGGTTCTTTGCTTTCTTCCAAATGTAACTGGATATCATGAACTATGTCTGCTATTTCAGCAGCATATTCTGCTTTATGTTCTGTAATGAATACTTCTTTTAATTGTGTAATTGATAAACGATCAATTAATTCACTTAATGTAGGCAAATATTTTCTTTGGTTCATAGTGTATTATAATAATTGTTTTGTTTTTCTTGTCTTTCTATTTGTTTATCATGATAAAGACAGTACTCCTCATCCATTGGTAAAGTTGAATAATGCATTTGTCCTTCTAAAACTTCGTGTACTTTATTCTTCCATCTAATACTCCCATCTCTTCTGTATATTCTCCATTGGTAGTCGGGATAGTTTATCCATCCTTTATCGTTTACATTCCATCCCCATTTTTGAATATGCTGTGGTGTTAAACCTTCTACTGTATTAATCCTTGGTACTAGTAGTACATCTACCTCTACAAAGTTTGTTTCTAGTATTATTGGGAGTTGTTGAATTAGATAAAGATTCGGAATCTCGTCAGCATCAATTTGAAAAACATAGTCCCCTGTACAGAATGATGTTAGTTTATTTTTCCAGTCTGCAAAGTGTCCTTCAAATTTTCCTTTATGCCAACTAAATTCCCCATTTATTGAATGAGATCTTAAGTATTCTTCTACAGCAGTACAATTTTTTGATTCATCAAATAATACTACTATCTGATCTTCTACTCGTTTATGTGTAAGTAAAAAATTAACTAAACGTTGGATTTCAACTGCTTCATCACACACTGTGATTGCATAAGAGATTTTCATAACTTGTTTTTTTATTTTAAATATACAGAAGATTCTTTTGAAATCCTAGTTACTCTGGTAAAATTCCTATATATTCTAAGGCGTCAATAAATTCATACTTTTCAAATGGTTTCATAGTTAACATATCCATTCTATGAGTATAATACTGGCCTGGTTTTCCTTTGATTGGATATTTTTCTTTTTCTTCCTCTGTTACCTCTACTGCCTTAACTCCAGCCCATTTAGCATCTTGGGTATTAGTTCCATTATAGAACACCATTCCTTGAATAGGAATATTGATAGTAGTAGGCATCCATTTTAAACCATTTGCATCTTCAAACATTACATCTTTATATAATTCAGGTAGTACCTCTAGTTGTTGTTCGTAGAATTCTTCACCCTCTTTCATTAATGAATTGGTTGTATAACCACATCCAAAACATGAGTATGTTTTAATAGTAGGGGAGTTTTCTATTGTGTAACATGCATCTGATTTCCCACAAGGGCATACATTTAAATTGTCTGTCATTTTTTATACTTTTTGTAGTTTTGGTAATTCAATTTTCTTTAATTGTGGAAGTTTTAATTGCATCTGTTTTGGAAACTCAGGAACACGTGTTAAATATTCAGCTAGTTTTTCAGTCATTTTTTCAAATGAGAAATTCTGTTTTGAATGATATGCTTGACGTTTTCCTCCATCAACATAGTCTTTGTAGTTTTCAAATACATCTTTTAAATAATGTCCTACTCTACCTGTATCAGGAGAGAACCATTGTGCTTCTTTTAATAACATATTGTTAGCAGCACTTGGATGAACATTTGTTAATGTACCTGGAATCAATGTTGTAAATCCTGTATTTAGAAAATCTAAATGTCCACTCCAATTTGTGGTAATTATTGGTTTTTTACTTTGAGTGAATTCTAGTAATGGTCTACCAAATCCCTCCCCTTTAGTTAAACTAACCATTGCTTTTACTTTAGGATGATTATAGATTTCATTCATTTCTTCATCAGAAAATTCTCCATGTAGTAGGTATACATTCGGTAGATCCGTTGAATTAACCGTTGATCTAATCATCTTAATGCGCTTTAATACCTCATCTCTGTCCATGTAAGAAGGTCCAATAATGGAGGTTTTTAAAATTAATGCGGGAGCATTTTTCTTATTTTTAAATAATTCAAAAAACGCTTTAATTAATAAACCTACATTTTTACGATCTTCTCCTAAATCTCCTGGTAGCCAGTGTCCTACAAACAGGTAAGCAAAATCCTCAGGGATTGTATTTAATGCACCAATTTCTGTATTTGGTTTATCTAGATATTTGTAGATGTTTGTATCAATACCTTCAAATAATACCTCTATTGGTGTTGTTACCTCTATAGTACCTTCAACCTGTTTTGTTTTCTCATTCATTTTTTGGAATTTAGAATTCAAAAATGCTTTTTTAGAGTGTTCTGAGGATACTAATACTAAATCCATTCTATTTACTCCTTCAACCCAATCTCCTGGTACAATAGTGGTTTCCAGTCCTGCGGTAATACCAATATTGTATTTACCTACTTTTTGGAACTCACTTGGTACTGTAATCCAAATAAAAATATCTGGTTGGGAGGTAAGTTGTCCATTGATAAAATGTGGAGTTAAAAACTGCCATTCTGGGTTTTCATCAATAAATCCGTTTGGAGTATTTCCCCAACTGCATGGAATAATTTTAATATCCCATTCTTCTTTTTTCAATTCAATGATTGATTTTACTGTGTCGCGACTGCGACTTCCGTAGCCTGAAAGGGTATCTACTGGTGCGTATATTACACAACTATTTTTGCTCATAATTTATTTTTTATTTATTAAAAATTCGTATCCGTTTATTTTAATGTTAAATTTATTTTTATCAAAAAATTTATCTACTATTCGAGTAAATGCCTTTTTTCTGGCATTACCTGCTCCATCTTCAGTGTATGCTGTAAAATATAGAGTTTTCATTGGTGATTTGATAAAATAAGGAACTATATTATCTTTTACAATTTTACATAAGGTATCTAAGTAATTTTCTCCTTCTAGTGCTCTATTTTTTTTCATTCCTGTTTCATAAAAATAAAAATCTAAAATAAAATATTCATCAGACTTAGTTGTTTTTAAAGTAACTAAAAATTGAGGGTCGTCTCCTATTTTTTCAACAACCCACAATTTTTGCCCTTGAGATCTATCAACTTCCTCATATTCATAAGACAATCCAGGATCAAGAAATTCATATAGTCCTTGATTTGCTCTGTTGTAATATTCTTGTATGGTGTATTTGTTTAAAATTTTACAATCATCTATGAAAGATAGTTCTATCCATCTTTTATTATCAAATCTACTCATATCAATAAACTAATTTATGGTTTAAAACTCTTTTTTCTGTATTTTTGGTGTTGATAAGTTCATAATTTTTTCTAGGTTTCCAAGTTGAAAACAAAGTATCTAAATTTTGAATAATTCTTTGTCCCATTTTCTCACCTGTGAATCCTGCTTCATCTCCAAGTGCCCATTCTCTACCTTTTAAACCACGTTGTGTACGTTCTTCTTTAGACATTTCATATGCTTCTTTAATTCGAGCGGCTGCATCTTCTGAAGTACATCTATCATCCCAAATATAAGGAGTAATTGGGGAACCTTGAATTGATCTGTTAGTTGGGTAAACAGGTAAAGCCCATTCTCCATGTTCTTTATAAGTACCATTATGGTTTGATGGGAAATCAGCATCTACTTCCATCCATTTACCATCTCTAACAAAACGCATTTGATCCTGCATTCCACCAGTTACGTTTGCGATAATCATTTTTCCTGTTAATAGTGCTTCAGTTAATGATAGACCCCAACCTTCATTTGATGTTAATAGAATTTGGACATCAGATGCATTATACAAATAATTCATTTTATTTGGTGGTAATGGGTTTTGAGAAAAAATAATGTTGTATTTAGGATTGTTATCAAATAAAAATTCACATACTGCTCCTAAATCTGTTCCATTATCGTCAACTACTTGAGTATGAAGTACAAACGCACATTTCTTTGCTTTTTCTTCTGATAGTGAATCAATAAAGTATTTATATGCCACTAATGTATCTGGAATTTGTTTACGTCGAATATTTCTTGAATTAAAGAACAATACAAAATCAAATTCTCTACCACCAAATAATTGTTTTTTAAATTCAGTAAATTCAGAATCTGTGTTATCAATTGGTTTAAAAATATCATGATTTAAACCATGAGGAACGTACTCAATTAACTTGTCCTTTGCTTTATCGCCTAATACTAATTTATTAATATTAACTGTTTGTTTGGAAATACCTAATAGAGCATCACATGCTTCGTAGTACGGACGATTGTACATTGGTGCTGGATAGTCGTCCCAAATATTTAGATATACAATGGGCATCGTACGACGAATCTCGTTTTCAATTTGAAACAACCACATGAAGTATCTAGGATCTGTAATTAAAAAGATAGCATCTGGTTTTTCAATTTTAATGAGTTGTCTAATTAGATTAGCATCTCCATATCCATCAACAGGATAAATTTGAACAGAAGCATCTGTTAAACCTGTGTTGGTATTAGTATCTTGAGAGATATCTAATTTTTTTCCTTTTTCAGGATGATTGATTGCTCCTGCAACCTGTACCCAATTAAAATGTTGACAAGTATTGAGTACCATTTCACGAGCAACAGTAGCTACTCCGGAATGTACTCGAATATCATCACAAATTAATAGGATTTTTTTACGCTCTTTCTGAGGTAAATAAGCAAAACTTGAATTCATAAAAACTGTTTTTGATTGTTTATTCTTTGATTTTTGGATTATGGTAATTGGTGAGCTGTTTTCTAAACTCTGGATTGCTAAGATACAAATCAATTGTTCGATTGACAAGCTTATTTAAAGTAAATTTTCGCTTTACGCACTCTATTTTAAAGACATCAAATAGATCTTTATCTACTTTTACAGATGTAAGCTGGGTACCTTCTTCTTTAGCCATAACTACATATTTGTATATACATATATACGATTTTAAGATAAAACTGCTTGTGAGCAAAGATCCTTTTTAGTTTTGTATGGACAATACATGCAGTTTGATTTACTAGGTATGGCTAGATGTTCGGTAGATTTATATGTTCCATCTAAATTAAACACACTTTCTATGAATGTCTCTAATGCAGCTTTAGATTTTTTTAGTTTGATTTTTCCTTGAGCAGGAATGAATTCTTGAATACGTTTTTGAGGAAAATCACTTTTCTCCCATATTTTACGTTTCAATATAAAAAATTGAACTTCAATATTGTCTTCAGGTACTCCAAATTGTTCACTAAAGAACGATTTATAAAATAGAACTTGAAATTGTTTAATTTCGTCTTTTTTTTCCTTATCTCCCCAACCTCTACCTGATGTTTTAATGTCATAAATAGTGAAGGTATTAGTTGGTTCATGGTATATTACTAAATCGATAAACCCGTTGAATAAAACGTTATTATAACGTTTATTTGGTGAAATTACTATTGGTATTTCGATTCCAACTAAATAATTTCCCTTTTTAGTAAAATATCCGTTGCGTTTTTTCTTAATAAATTCTAAAATAGCTATTCCATCTTCAAAAAATTCCCTCATTTCCTCAGGGTTGCTGAAATGTTGTTTTTTGTTAGATTGATATTCTTTGGAGTAGTTTTCTCTAAAACGATCTTCAAAATATTCTTCCAAATTAATTTCATCGGCTGCTGCTCCATTTTCTTCATACATTACTTGAAGATAGTTTTGTACAGTTTCATGGATTGCTGTTCCAAAAGTCATATTAATTGATGGGGAATATATTTTATGTCCATCTCTATATTGGAGTGCCCATTTTTTAGGGCACGACAAATACATTGACATTTGAGAATATGAAATACTCTTTTGAAAAGCATAGTTAATTTCTTGTGGTTTGAAATTTCTAATTTGCTTAACAATAGATGGGATGGTTTTTTTAGCCATTTTTATATTGTTCAAGCATGGTTTTTACTTTTTGAAGATATAGAATAGCATCCATATGTTCTTCTAGAGCATGATTGATGTAATCTTCAATTGGTAAATCTTCACGATCTAAAGTAACACCATACTTTTTTTCACCCATTTCGGCTCGCGCAATAAATTTGTCTATAATTGTTTGGACAATTGAATCTGGAGTGTAACTCATTTTAATAATTTTTTAATTTCCTTTTCATCTATTCCCTTAACAGTTAAGATATTTTCTAACCATTTTGTATCAGTCAAATTAATATATTCTTCTGCTTCAGTAAGTGAACATTCAAAATATTCAGCTACGTGTTGAGCTGCTTCAGGAGATGCTTTTTTAGTATTTGACTTAATATAAGGTGAATAAGTGTTTTTAGATTTTGGAATCATAAAACAATATACCTCATATAGTTTTTGACTGTCCTTAAAATTTAGTCCCTGAATGTAGTTAACAATTTCAATATATTTAGGATTCATAGATAGAAACTTATGAATCATATAATTATTGAATGATTTCTTTTGTTCAGGTGTAAATGTATCCCAATCCTGTTTAGTATCAATAATTGCTTTTACAAAGTCAAATATTGTGAACGATTTAGGCTGTTTTGTTGTATTCTTCATACTCTTCACGAAGCTCTTTAGGAAGCAACTCAATTACGATTTTGTTGGTTTTTATATCAATGAATACTGGAATAGGAATAACGGCATCTTCGCTTGTACCTACTAAAAACTTACTTGCTTTACGTAGAATTACTGCTTCTTGAAATACTTGATTTCCTTCTTCGGATTTAATCGGTGTGGTTTGTTTGATGTCCACATTCATCTTCATTTGTTCTTGCATATTTATTTAATTTTAGTTATTTCAATTAGTTTATTAAGGCAAGCAAGTTCTGCTTCTTCGTATTCAGTAATGTCAAAGTTCATCATATTTTCAAATACTACTATTTTATTCTGATAAATTTTAGTAATTAAAGAACCATCTTTATTATACTCAGTAATCGAATGTAAAAGTTGATACTTCTCTCTAAACCATCTAAATGCTTGTTGGTATAATGGTGCTGAAATAGAACGTCCATGTTCTGAGTTTTTATATCTTCCCTCTATTACCAATTCTTCATAACTAAAATAACCAAAACAAGGTTCATCAAATCCTAATTCTTTTAAAGCTAATGCTTGTTCGTAGGGTATAAATTCTTTTTTCATAATTTTATTTAATTGTTTCTAAAATTTTACTTATACAGGCTGCTAAGTTGATTTCTTTATCTAAACGAAATGTTGAATGGTACAGATATTCCTCTAAAATAATAATAACCATACCTTCATTTCCTTTAGCATACTCACCTATTTGATCATATAAAAATCTATATAGATCTCCAAAGTCATCTAAATCAGTATTTGCTATTATTTGTCTAATGTTGTTAAATGATTTGGATGAAGGTGTTTTTAATTCAGCAACTACTTTTTCCTTATAGTCATCAGTTGAATCTATTGATTTATCAAGTGTTAAAACATTATCAACAGTATATTTTTGACAGTTGTTAATGATTTTGCGAAAATCAGGATAGAATTTTTTAATAATTGTAACTACATCCTCTATTGAGTGTTCAATACCTTCTGTAGTTAAAATAGTATCAATGTGTTCTGCTACTATTTTTTTAGATGGAGGAGATAGATCAAATTCCTGACATCTACTTCTAAGTGGTTCAATTAAACGTTCTGGATAGTTACCTGTTAATATAAAACGAGTAGTTAAACTATATGTTTCCATCATGTTTAACAAGATAACTTGGGAAGCTTGTAGGATATGAGTGGCCTCATCCAATATCACTATTTTAAGCGGCTTGAATGAACCAGCGGCGGCAAATGCTCCTACTTTATCTCGCATAACATCCATTGAACGTTCATCAGTTGCATTAACATATAGATAGTCACAATCAATATTTTTAACTAATATTTTAGCTAATGTTGTTTTACCTGCACCTGGTTTTCCAGCAAATAGTAAGTGTGGAATATCTTGTTGATCAATGAACTCCTGAAATTTTGCTTTGTATTCGTCTTTACAGATATATCCTTCTAGAGTATCAGGACGATAGCGCTCGTTTAAAATCGTGTGTAACTTTTTTGACATAACTTATTTGTTTTTATTATTTAGTAAATTTACATCTAACCCAATATATCGTGCCTAAATTTGATTCATGTGTTGTTTTTAATGTGTAAAAAAAACATTTGGTAGCACCTTTCTGTTCATACTCATTAATATCGTCTTGAAATTGATTTAGGTTTTTATACATCTTGTCTTCAACATATAATTCTTTACCATCATATTCAAATTTTGGGGTAGTTACTTGAATTATTTCTATTCCTTTTTTTAAAGTAATCTCAGATTGACAAAACCATTCATTATTTACTAAATATATATTTTGGTCAATATCCCAATCTATCTTTTCAATTAAACCTTCAAATAATCTATCACCAGATTTAACAACAACTTTATCTTTTAATTTCATAACTTTAATTTTTAATATTAATAACCTCTTACCGCATCATAATCCTTCATGCTTTCAGTCCATATCTCTTGTCCTGATCTAGGATCGATTGAGTCTTTCAATTTTTGTTGATGATTAAAATATAAAAATACACAGAGTGCTGAATATAGCCAAAAGAAAATGAAGTATTTACCGAAATGTCCTTTGATGTACCATCCTAAAAGCCAAAAAACTAAATAGAACAACATTAGTCCCTCCAGTAATTTAAATAATCCAACTATAAATCTCATAACTTTTATTTTTAATATACAATTTAGGATTTTGGAATCCTAATAATTCTGGAGACCGAAAAATCGATCTCCAGATTAATATATTAATACATTCCAGGCATTCCACCTGTTTCAGCTGGTTTGTCATTATTAATTTCAATTACAGCTGCTTCTGTTAGTAATATTGTACCTGCAATAGAGGCTGCATTTTCAAGTGCGCAACGTGTTACTTTAGTTGGATCTAAAATACCCATTTCTTTCATATCTTCAACTGTTTCTGTTTTGATATTGTATCCTAACCATTGATCTTCTCCACCCAATGCATTAACTAAACCATAACATTCACCTTCTGAATATCCAGCATTAGTTAGAATTTTCATGAATGGGGAGGCACATGCTTTATAAACAATTGATTTTCCAATATGTAAATCAGAATCTAATTCTTTTCGATCTTGAGTAATGGCTTCACGAGCATATAGTAATGCTGCTCCTCCACCTGGTACAATACCTTCTTCAATTGCTGCTTTAGTGGCTTGAAGTGCATCGTCAACACGATCTTTAGTTTCTTTCATTTCTAATTCACTATTTCCACCTACGTGAATAATAGCTACCCCACCTACAAATTTTGCTAAACGTTCTTGTAGTTTTTCTTTTTCAAATGGAACAGTTGATTTGTCAATTTGTGCTTGTAATTCATCAATTCGTGCTTCAATTTTCTCAACATTGCCTTTTCCATCAACAATGGTTGTTTGATCTTTAGTAATTGTAACTACACGTGCTGTACCAAACCATTCCCATGAGAATTTATCTAGCTTCATACCTTTTTCAGGTGAAAATACCTGACCACCAGTCATAATAGCCATATCTTCAAGTAACAATTTTCTACGATCTCCAAAGTCAGGTGCCTTAACAGCAGCTACTTTAATTGTACCACGCATTTTGTTTACAATAAGAGTAGATAAAGATTCTCCATCAATATCCTCAGCAATAATCAATAGTGATTTTCCTGTTCCTGATACACCCTCTAGAATTGGTAATAAATCTTTTACTTGATTGAATTTTTTATCTGCAATCAAAATAAATGGTTCCTCTAGAGTACAAGTCATGTCTGCATTGTTTGTAACAAAGTAATGTGACTTATATCCACGTTCAAACTGCATACCTTCTACTGTTTCAAGATATGTTTCTCCTGTTTTTGATTCCTCAATTGTAACTACACCCTCACGGCCTACTTTTTCCATTGCTGTTGCAATTAACTTTCCAATTTCTGGATCGTTGTTTGCTGAAATGCTAGCAATTTGTTCTAATTGTGTTTCGGAGGAAATGTCTTGTGAGATTTCTCTACGTAAACATTCTACTACCTCTTTAACTGCGGAATCGATTCCACGTTTAATTTCTACTGCATTTGCTCCTTTATCTAAAAACGATAAACCCTCATTAATGATGGATTGAGCAAGCAATGTTGAAGTAGTAGTTCCATCACCTGCATTATTTGCAGTTTTGATAGATGCTTGTTTGATCATTTGTACACCCAATTCTTCTAGTGGGTCTTCAACATTTGAGATTTGTTTAGCTACAGTTACGCCATCTTTCGTTGACCTTACTTCACCATATTCAGTGTAAATAACATTTCGACCATTTGGTCCTAATGTAGCAGTAACGGCATCTGCTAATTTATTGATACCGGATGCAATTTTCTTACGAGCCTCAGGCCCAAACTCCACAACTTTATTCATAATTTATTTTAAACTGTTTTAATTTCTACAACTAATTTTTTACCATTCATTAACAATGGGATATTCACTTGATCTTCTGTTGGGTGGTACATTTTGGGAAGTACATCTATTTCACCAATATGTTTTTGAACAGTAAGGTAGTTTTTTAGAATAGCAGATACTAATTCTACTTCTTTAGACTTATCCATAATTTACTCTGTGATAATGGCTAGCACTTGATTTTCACTACATGACCAATATTCCTCTCCTTCGTTTTCAATTTTGACAGGACCAATTGGAGGTAAAATAACTTTTTGACCTACTCTAAGAGATGAATCAACAAATGTTCCTGTGGCTGAGTAGTATCCTGGTCCTACAGATGTAATAGTACCTCGTAGACCTTTCTCTTTTCCTAAATCAGGTACAACTATTGAGCCGTAGGTGGTTTCTTCCTCTTCTTGAGGTTTGACAATGATGCTGTTAAAAACTGCTTCTAATTTCATATAACTTTTTTATTTGTTTATTATAAATATACTAAAATTCTAGGGGTAATTCAAGTTGAAGATATTTATCTTCAACAATCTGTGCTTCTTCTATTTTATTTACAAAATAATACACACCATCTTTTTTTAAGACTGTATCACATCCTAAATATTTTTTGTAACTTTGAACCTGATCTTCAGGTATTGTAGATTCTTTAATATGTCGCTTAAGGATATAAAGCGCATCATTATGGTTGAATACTTGTTTTGTAATATTAAACATCTTTTTGAACTATATAATATGTTGATTTAATGTTTTCTGATATAAATTCTAATTTCATTAACCCATCTAGATTAATGTATAATTTAGATTCATCGGCGTCTTTATTAACGCTTAAAATGTCTTTTAATAAATCAGAGTTAAATCCGATTTTGTATTCTGAAAATGAACCCATGAATTCTTTAGGAACATTTTTCTGTGTAATGTTAGGAATATAATAAGATACTTTATTTGAGTATTCAATATCTCCCCCAAATATCAATTCAAGTTGAAATTCGTTATCTAAACTAATGTTTGATTTTAACATAACAGTTGAACTATCATCTAGTGCTGATTTAGCTTTAATTAAGGCAGTAATTATTTCCTTATCTAATGATGCTTCTAAATGGAACTCTTGAGAACCATTATATGTTCCTGATTTATTAATTGTTAGTATATCTGCTAATGTATAGTTAGTGGTAAACTGGTTATCAGAAACAATTAATTTAGTAAATACTCTACCCGATTTTAGAAATTGCAATATCACATCCCCATTAGTAATATTGATTAATTTAATTAATTGAGATGTGTTTGAAATACCAATATTTGAATCCTCTAAATTGAATTTGGTGTGTATTACCTCACCTAACATTTCTTTAGTTGGTGCTGTGAATTTGATATTTAATTGTTTGTCTTTGATTTCCCATTTGACAGCTTCAATTAGACCACCAATATAGTATTTGTTAATAACTGCTTGTAGTTCAAATTTATTTATTAAAAACATATAACTTTTATTTTGTTTGAATATATAAAAGATGGTTTTGAAATCCTAATTAAATGCAAAGAATTTGTTTACATTTGGATTCAAGGGAGGAAAATCCCAAGAAAGATCAAGATACAATGACTTTAATTTATTTGCTAACAATGAATCAAATATTTCCTCAACATCAATATAGGTTTTAACAAATTCCTCAATTTCTAATGGTACTTGAGCATTTGGTAGGCCAATTGTTTCTAGATTGTATGGATTTTGTTTTAAGTTAACAATAAATATTTTATCGCCTTCAATAATTGATTCATATTTTTTATCTAGTTTTTTAAACCTAAGTAAATCGTTATAGCGAACAGCGGCTTTAGTGTTTGCTGGTGCTTTAATTCTAAATCTACTAAACATGTCTCCAGCCATTGCTGGTATGTGATAGTTATGGATTTGTTTTACACCTGTTGGTTTACCTAATTTTTTAGGATCTAGTGTTTTTAGTGTTTTGTAGAAATCAACTATATCATTGTCTATTTCAGATTTTGGTTTACCAAACAATACATTTTTAATAAAATCCTCTCCAAATTTCTTAAATAATTTATTCATATTGGACTTCATTAATTCAAGTCCTTTCATATCCAATTCCTCTACATCAACACCTTCCTTATTAGTAACATACATTGCATATCTACGTTTACCTGTTGTAAGTACACCTGCACAAATTACTTCTTGCTTTAATTGAAAGTAGTGGGAATCAGTATTGAATAAACGTTTACTTAATTCATCTAGATAGTGATTAGATTCGTTTTGTATTTCCTGAGCCAACAATAGTATTTTGTCGTTTTTTTCCTCAGGTGAACAATTTGGATATCTATGGTTTAATAGGTCTCCTAGTACTATATAAAGTGAATCTGTATCTGAAATGCATATGTTTTGTTTTTCTTGCTTTATTTCAGTATTGATTTTGTTGTTTACAAATTCAATTGACTCTTGAGTTAAACGTTGTCCGCTGTTTGTAATAGCAGCACTACAAATTAAATGCCCATCAGTGTACCTCCATCCATTAATAGCAAATGTACCGTACATTGCGTTCTGTAAGATTTTAAATGCATGTTGGAACAAATCGTACAATTTATAGTTTGCCCAATCTTCGGCTTTACCTGCTGTTTTCTTTAAACCACGATAGTGTTCTCGTTTTTCGAACCATCCCTCTAGAATACTAGCAACTACACTTTTTTCATCAGTCCTAAACATAGCTCCTGAGGCAGCAACTGCGTATTCGTTTTTCTCAATTAAATTAACTAGATCCCCTATTTTGATGGTTGCGGATCTAAGTGTGTAATTGGTTTTGTTTACCTTTTCAATAGTAATGACTTCATTGGGGTCGCGTTCCTTAAGTTTTTCTAATGAATGGTTTTGCTCATAAGTTGGATTGTTATCTACTTTAATGCGACCCACTAATGTTTCAATACCTAAATTCAATGATTTAATGATTGAAGGATATAGAGAAGTAAAATCCAAATCAATTACGTCAAAGTATAGACCTGGAATTGGTTCTAGTAAGTATCCTCCAGCATAGCTTTCTTTAGTATTTTTTAATATGGGATTGTGAGTAGTAGGTTTGTTTGGTGAAATAATACCCTCACGTCTTAGGTGCTTTAATATAGCACCTTCATTCATTACTGTGTTGTAGTAAATACTTTCATAAGGTATGTTACAGATATGTGAAATCATTACCGTTAATTCAATGAATTTAAGCTTTTCTTCTAATTTTTCAATGATTTCAACGTCTCGTAAATTGTACTCTATAAACGCATTTAAATCGTTTTTAAACAACGTATTTAAATTACCTTCATATTCAATCTTACCTAATTTAACATATTTAGTTCCAATTTCTCCTAACTTATATGAGGGTTCTTCCTTCATAATGTATTTTTTATGAAGCAACATATAATCTAAGTGATTAACACCACCAATTTTAACCCGCATTTCACCAGCAAATTCTGAGAAATCAACTTTTCTAATTGGAGACATTCTTTTTACCTCATTTTCACCTACTATTTTTATAAGTCTGAAGTATAGGTAAGGGATATCAAAATATGCACTATTCCATCCTATAATAATGGTTGGGTCTAGTTCCTCAAATTTATCTAGGAATCGTTTAATTAATTCTTTTTCTGAACCACAAGGAATAATATGTTTACCATCTTGATTGTATTCTTGTATTTCCTTACTTTTATCCACAATAAAACATATTTTTGTTTTAGTGGTCATATCTATTAAAGCAATGGAGGTAAGAGGCATTGGGGCTGCTTTAATATATTCTGGTGTAAGTGCTCCACCCATTTCAATCTCGATATCGAGATAAACTATATTGTGGAATGAAGGAACAACATCATCAAATTTATAGTAAAGTTCCCTCAATACAAGTAATTCTTTATTGATATCCTTTTCTAATAAATTAGGATCGTCCTTACTATATTTTTTAGTGGGCACTGCATATCCTCCTGTTAATACAGGTTGAGCACCTTCGTCCCATTCATCAATACGTTTCCAGTATGTAGGTTGAAATTGAAATTGGGTCCAACCTGTTTTGTCGTCCCTCAAATGATATGTGTAATCAGAAAAATCATAATAAATTGATTGATACATAACTTTTATTTAATAATTCTTATTTCACTTTCAGTTTCAATAACTACTCTTGCTCCACAACTTAATATTGGTTTTACATCACATCCTGCTCCTCCATAAATTATTTTACTTGGGCCCAATATTTCTACCTCATTACAATAAGTATTAGTTTTACCTTGTTTAATAGTAATTACTGGTAGATTGGTTCCTTTTGTTTTATTAGATCTTATATAATGTTGGTTAACATGAATGTATGTTTTAGCCATAACTTTTATTTTTAATATAAGAAAAAAGGCTTGGAAATCCAAGCCTATTAATTTATTTTTCAAATTCTACAAATATACGCATTAATTTGACTAATCCTTCTAAGCGTTCTATTATTTTTTCTTCGATATTTGGATTTTGTAATTCATAATATGAATCTAGTAAATCAAAATGGATATTATCATGTGTCTTTTTAAACCCTTTAATCAAGTTAGTCAAAGCAACATTTTTATCTGTTTCTTCAGGATTAATATTATTTAATTCTTCAAATGCTTTCTCTAGTAATTTATCTAAAGCTCTAATTCGGTCAAAGTTGTTCATATTTTTACTTTAACTTTACCATATTTTGAAACAAAGTCTTTAGCTTGTTGTTCTAATGATTGAAGTTGTTGAGATTCTGAAAGATTTTCCATTTGTTTTATATCATACCCTGAGTAGATTTGTTTATCTTGAGGGTTATAGTAATTAAAAACTTTTTCCTGTTCATAATCTTGAGATGCTGAGTTCCAAACTTCTTCATATTCATATGCTTCGTATCCATCTACCCATGCACTTGCTTCTTCATAAGAACCAAAATATTGTTCAGTATATGGAACTTCTTCATCACTATAAGAAATAAATACTACTTGATACTTATTTTCATTTAATACCTTAGATATTTCTTCCTTAATAATTTGTTTAAGTTCAGATTTTTTCATTTTTTATTATAAATAATAATTTACAAAAATTTCTTTAAATTTGGTCTAAAGTAATTAATTGATTTAAGTACTTTTCGATCTCGAGTTCTATATACAATATAGTATTCTCCTACTTTTTCATAATGTGTTTCCTCACCAATACGCTTTGCTTCACTTTCACAAGTAGCAATTGCTTCCTCTTCTGTTTTACAAGCTTTAGACATATTTGAGGCTTGTACCTCAGCATAAGCATCCATGAATTGGTTTTTTAAACCATGAAGCATAACCCCATTCCCTGTGGCAACATAAGTAATATCACAAAGTGCATCTAGTACTTCCACAATATCTCCTGTTTCACAGGCGTGTTTGTATTCCTCTAATTCCTCAAGAATAAAATTGTATACAAATTCCCATTCCTTTCTTTCGGGAATATTTGGTGTATAGGTATTGGGTTTCCCCATTGTTTCGTTAAATGTCTCTACCTCGGAGACAAATGGTACATAATTTTCGTTTTCCATAACTTTAATATACAATATATTTTTTAGTCTTCCAAATTTGGAGTTTCAGGATCTTTAAAGAAATTTGTTAGAAACTTTCCAATCACACCTAAAATCATTGGAGCAATAGTTATCCATCTGATTTGTGCTAGGGTAAATATTTCTTTGAGATTCTCAAAGTTTAGCATTCCCCCTACTGTAATAACAGTAGATGTTGCTAATAATGCGTCTCCAATTTTTTTCCATTTTTTTGGAGTTGGGGCCCAGTAATTTTTTAGCATGCTCATATCGATGTTTTGATATAAATATGAATTAATTTGATAAAGGTGATTTAATGGTTGAGTGTGTCTAATCGGGTTATATCATCTGGGTATTTTTTTCTAGTATTATATACCCGTTGGATAAATGGAATGTTTTTCCAATCTTCAACTCCGTTAGATGTTTCAGCATCATAATATAGATTTTTATATTTTATCCACACATGCCCAAATGGTGATTCTTTTGTACCCCAATCGGTTCCCCATAATTCAGCACCTGGATATTCTTCTCTAAATTTTTCAGCAAATATATCACAAAATCCAGTATTACATACTTCAGGTGTAAACTCTTCCCAATCCGGTTCGTACAAATCTTGTTCATCACCCGTACGTTTTAGTATACGATTCACATCAGCAGCCGTAATGTCTTCTCTTAGTAGATCAATTAGTAATATCATGCTAATAAATATGGAGATGAGTGGTTTAATCTACCAATTCTTCTACAACTCCAAGTATTTCACCGATTAGCAGTACAATACCTGCAGGTTGATATAGGCCTCCAATTAATAAACCACATCCGATGATTCGAGTAAGGGACTTAACTAGACTTACTATAAAATGTTTTTCTGCGCTTGGTCTTTTCATAACTTTATTGGTTATATTTAATGTGTTCCGTTTGTTAAACTTACTCCGTGTCTAAATCCTCTAATAAAATCACCTATTTCCTCTTGTGTCATATTTTCTAATATTGACCCAATTGTGTATCCAATTTCATTTCCAATGTCTGAAATATCTCCATTATCATATTGGACTGTTGGTAATCTTGTACTAATGTCTGTTAGTGTTTTTTTAAAATCTATTTCTCGTTCTATTAAGTTTTGATTTTTAAAATTTGTTATACGAGATGTCCATATTTGTTCCATCCACTCATCATATGTTAGTTTTGAAGTTGGATTTTCTTTAAGGTAGTTTTGGTATTGTGTTTCGAGGGTTGCCATAACTAGTTTGATAAAGGTGCTTTAATTGTTGGGTGTGATTGATAGTTTTCTAAAACGACATCATTAATTGAGGAACAGAATATACCATCTCTAACGTGTACTGTTGGTAGTGGATATGGTTCTCTTCCAATCTGTTCTTTTGCTTGTTCAACATGGTTACTATAAAGGTGTACATCACCTAAGTTTCCAATCAATTCA